TTATGTCTGCCAAGGATTTTCATACGGATTATATGCCCGTTGGAAAGTTGCCACCTGCCAATCCAAGACCGGTTTGTCATCTTCATCCAGTTTCCTTGGGATCTGAGGATTAATCCTTAATTTCTGAGCATCCCTTAGCCACTTCATGGACTCCTCGTAGTCTGATATCCTAACGGAGCTAACATTGTTTGGAGAAACAAGCTTATGAATTTCATATACAGCAATTCTGGTGATATGCTTCTTCAGGTTTAAGTTTCTAGGATCACCCTTCACTACATTATACCCTTCCTTTACTTCGTTAGAATTAACTTCCATATTAGGAGCATACACTTCTCCTTCATATACCACATATTCTGTGGGTAAATTCTCATACATATTGAAATCTGGATCATAGTTTCCGATAAGCCCCCAATTGTCTGACTGGAAGGGATTTATGGTTAAATCCAAATTTTCACCATCAATCAGAGCATAGAACTTATTATCCCATTTAACTACGGACCATAGAGCATATTCTACATTGGCATTCCAGGCAGATGGTTGCACCCTTTCCCAGCCAATAACTCCAGGAACCCGTACATCGTTATAGTTATGACCATTATACTCTTTACATTCATAGAAAGTATTGGAAAATAGAACAATGTCTCCGGGAGCATAGCTGCCTAATTGTGAATATCCTTTGACCTTGTTCTCATCTTTAACTAAGTCCTCATACTCTTCCCAGTAAATTACTTTAGCCGGTGCTTTGGACCCGTTGATTGTTCGCGTAGTTTTCCATATCTCTCCATCTTTATAGAAATATACTCCGGCTGGATAGGTGATTTGCCGGTCGTATTCCTGTATCATCTTTCCGATGTTTAAAGCCTTTTCTACTTCATAGTTTTCGGTTAGATACTCTATTACTGACGCTTCAGCAGATTCCTCCGCATCTTGTAATATGGAAAAGTCTCCTCTGGTAATATCCTCCAGAGCCTTTTTAGTGATTACACTCTGATAATCGCTGTCGTTTAAGAAACGTGTGTTCATTGTTTAATAGTTAAATGAGCCGTATGTTGGCAAATCTGTTGTTTCAATAGTTTGTGATCTTCTCTGGAATCTGTCCCAGCTGTTGTCTAGGAACTTGCATAAGAAATAATCTAAGCAGTCTGACAAGTGGCCGTACTTTTCATATTTAACCTGGGTGTTAGGGTCCAGAACCTTCTTTTTACATTTAGTACCGTCAGAATTCTTAGTCTGGTATGTTAGGTCCTCCGCTAATCTTCTGCATCGCATATCTATCAATATCTCCCAACCGTCATATCCGGTAAAGATATTGTTGACAAATTCCAGTCGAGTTGTTTGCGGAGGTTGCTTATTGAGGAGCTTTAGCTTAGGTCTTAAAGTCTCTGACAGGTTATCTATAATAATAGTATAATTGTTTACCCCATCTTCTGTTTGGGTAGAACGAGCCAATCCTGCCGGGTCTCCAGTTATAATCAATCCTCCTATGTGTTGTTCTGCCAGATATTTTTTTGATATCTTCTTGGAAAGAGCAGGGGTGTTGTTTTCCTTCTCTTTAGGCTTACCTAGATTCTCTTCCAATACATACACCTTTTTCTGTTCATAATCAATCTGGAAGGATAGCGTGCTCATAAACGGGGATACGTTAAAGTCCCAACTGCATATGATAGGTTTAAGAGGGTTGTAAACCTTTTCTTTCAATCCGGTTACAAGGTGCTTTTCTCCATTAAAGTTCCAATACGCAGCCATATCGTTCGAGTCTACGAAATCCCAGTTACCGTACAAAAGACGCTCTCTAGTTGCTTTGTCGGTTATCTTATTAAGAGCCGACTCATAAACTTGACGGAACTTTTCATTCGGGTTATCAAACACTGAGAATGGTATATAAAATTCTCCCTCTTTACATACAGTAGGGTTCCCGTCATCATCTTGAACAAATCGTGACCTTACCCAAGTTATACACGGGTTAGTGCTCATTAACATACGAGGGACTTTAAATGTCTCATGCACTCTCCAACGAAGACGTGAAAGTAATACCTCTATTGCCCTTTCAGATATTTCACTACACTCATCTACAAAAGCTATAGTATATTCACTGGAACCAAACCGTTCGTAATTTGGGTCACTGGGAAGATCTGTCATTTCTTTCATAATAATGACTGAATCATTCCAGAACGTCATGGTTCCCTCTAGGTTATTTATCTTATAGTTTACCCCCTCAACTAATCCCCAGTCCTTTACAACCATCTTGATCGTGTTCCATGTTGATTCCTTTAGAGCTTTCAGTGTTTTACGGGCAACTACAGCTCTAATGTTCTCGAATCTCATACAACTGGAAATTAGCCAGCATGAACCGACATACGAATTGTGGGTTACGGTAAAATCATCTACAATATATAAGCCGCTTGGATCATCTACGGTAATACATCTACCTTCTCTTTTCCCTATGTATTCAATATCTATTATTCGTTTACCCAATTCACTTGCTCCACCATTAAACTCATGCCTAGCTCGTTGTTTTTTGCGAATAATTCCACAAAGTTCCGGATCTATTTTTGTACGTATATATACGTCATATACATCGTTACATTGTATATATTCCCCTGTATCTTTTTTATATCCTGCGGGGTTTTTCTTTATTGTAGCTACTCCACCTAAAGATCGAACCACAAAAGCAACATCTTCAGCTAGTTGTTTGCTTATTGTTGAATATGACAAATGACCTCTGTCGTCTACGTACCCATCTGTATCCATTAATCCTTGCATTAATGCAATTCGTTCTTCTACAGTTGAATATTTATATAAATTAGGTATAAATTTGTCAATTGCGGTGTGATTCAATAGATTAAGTTTGATGAGGCCTTTTAGTAGTTTTTCTGATTTTATGGTGTATTGTTTTGCTTTGTTGTTTTTCTTTTGATGATAACAGGTCATATCGTACCCATATTTAGAAAATTTGTCAACAATTTCTTGATCCATTGAGGTTAGGGTTATTACATTAGATGAAATACACCCATCGCCTAGCAAAGCTCCAAGTATATACGGCTCAATAATATTATGACGACTTACAGCATTACTAATAGCAAATTTGACAGGAGAAGTTAGCGGAATTATCAATGAGCGTCCATTGTATTTACCAGCTTTGTGTTTTTGCATCCAATCAAACATCCATTTGGTAGGCTTTATTCTTTCATTTATTCGCTCACCTATTTCATTTATTCTTTTAGTCCTTTTTCCTGCTTGGTGTACGCTCCACAAATGTCCTTCGGAACAATCAATATGCGTTCCGTCAATAAAATGTATGCGGTAAAAGTTATGGGTTTCGATAGGATGAAGCCACACAACTTCTTGCGCACCTCCGGTAATAGGGTTTGAAATTAAATCCCCAACTTTGATGTCTTCCAACTTTTTAAATCCAGTAGGGGTGCAAATAGAACTACCGAACGTTAGCATTTTACCTCCGCCGGCTGCTCCTCCTCCAAGTATAAGCTGTGGCAAATTTGACTCTCCACATGAGTCGCAAAAAGGCTTGTATTGTGGATTTCCATTTCTATCAGTGCCAGTATATTTCTGAACGATATGCCCACCGCAATGTGGACAATAATCCGGCTGCAATAACTTCCATAGCTCGTACTGTCTTTCAGATGGAGCAAAGTCTATTGTTACATTGGTTGGTGCTTTTAATCCTGAAGTGTTCATAGTGTTTGTGTTATATATAAAATAAGGACACCGTTTCCGGCATCCTTACTTACGAAATGAAAACAAGATTTATTAAGTTATTGTGTTGCGTCATATATCTTTTCAACAGTGAACCAAAAGTCATCCGGATAAGAGGCATCTACAAGCAATTCACATGAAGCACGGAGGTATTCCAGTTCTTCTTTAGTGAGGTCTACTACTAGGGGCATTTCGATGTCTTTCTTGACGTTCCACTTGATTTGCCCTTTTTCTTTATCTTCCTCAATAGAATAATCCTTCCGGTCTTTCTCTGTGATAGCAACTTTTCCGATAATACCACGCTTCAGATTAAACTCTGTAAATTTCCCTTGTTTAGGGAGCATCTGTGGGATATAAATTCTGTCTTTAATACTAAGTTCCATAATTAAACTGATTTATTGTTTATTTATGAATAGGCGAATAGTGGACTGTTGGTTTGACTTATTGCTTGTTTTATGCGTATTTTGTATAGATTTTGCCGTCTTTGGTTTTTAAAATCTCTTTTCTGCTCTTTGATTTGCTGAAAGATACATGTATCCATGCCGGATTACTGTCTGTTCCTTTCTCCCAGATAAGTTGGTCAAACTGAAGATTGTCTTTGATGTAATTGAATAGCTTGACATTATCTCTTGGAATGCTTGCTACGATGTCGGCAGCTTCTCCTTTGCTGTGCTGGCTTGTCTTTGAGCTTCCGGGAATAGCTTTGTTTAGATCATAACTTCTATAGCCGGAGGTGATATTAATAGGTTTGCCATACCACTCTCTTAATTTGTCCAGAACGTTATCTGTCAGTAATTCAATGTTTGCCTTATGCTCCGAGCTGGGAAGGTTGCTTATTTTCAGTTCGCTTGCCTTATTTGACCTAGTAAATTCATTAAGGTTGAAATATTTCATTTATTATCTAATTTTTATGTATTCAGAATATTTTAGTTCAACTTTCTTGTTCGGTGTGATGATGACTTGTCTTACATCTTTAATTGGTCCTTTAAACCACAAGAATTTCCATTTGTATGTTGTGTAGAATGTTTGGTTAAGTTCTACTATACTGTGATAGTCGGCTTCCAGTGAATCATTGACAATAATACCGGTAAAGTTTGTGTATTTGTCTGCTGACTGTACTTTCTTGGCTGCTACCATCATTGAATCACGGAGAATGATGGTGTCTTCGAGAGCTGCTACAATATGGTCCTTAATTTCCAGTTTAGTTTTAGCAGTAGCTTCGATATCTTTGATTTTTAACTTCAGGTTTTTGATTGTTTGTCGATCTTCTGCCCGATATTCTTCATATTCCCCTAACGTCAATTGTAACCCTTTGACAACATGAGCTGTCCTAGAGGAGTCTATTTGGTGTTTTTCAATGTCTGACATTAGAGCATTTGTATTGCCCATATAGACACTCACCTCCTTATTTAGTTTTTTGATTCTGGAATGTTGGACAATCATGGTGGCTATTAAGATCACAATAACCACCGCTACTAATTTTCTCATACTATCACTACTGATTCGATTGGAATATACCATTCTGTTTCATCCAAGTGTGGGGTAAACAGTTCGACCCACATACCATGAGGTTCACCTGAGCTGGTAGTCTCTAATTTTACCACTTTAGCTCTTCGTCCATACAACTCTGTCAGCTTTAGCTCTCGCAGCTCTTCTGACATTCCAATTGCTACGATTTCTTGATTTTCCATATAATTAATATCCGGTTGGAGGAGTTCTATGAGGACATCCAGGCATTTCACATTTTAGATATTTCAAACTTGTACTAAGGCTTGCATTTTCAGCAGAGAGTGAAGATGATTGTTTGTGTAGCTCTGCTTTTTCATCTCTTTGTTTTGCTATTTCCTTATACAATTCTTCGATTTTCTTTTCTTTCCTAATGTTTTCTTCACAGGCTTCTTGATACAGCCTTTTCCATTCGTCAGACTGTTTGGTTTCATTTTCAAGGTTCTTTGCCTTTTTGTTTTGAGGGTAAAAGAAAATACCCCCGACCCATAAGCTTATGCAACCAATTACTGCAAGAATAATATCTCTCCAGTCAAAAGATTCAATCCCCATTTTCTTCTTTAGTTTTTTTAGATTCAGGTATGATAACATTGAACACAACGCCTCCTTCGTTGCCTTCGATGCTTAGTTTGTTTATTTGTGCTTCTTTGATTGGATGTATTTCCATCAAAGCCTTAGCTGCCTGTACCGCTACACTTCTAAGAGGAGCAGGAGATAATTCGTTTCCTCTTCTATCTCTATATACAGCAGTAGATGTCTCTTCCATAATGCCAAGGAGGTTTTCGGATAATCGTTTTCTAAGATATTTGGCCTCTTCAATATCCTCTTCCTCAATTGTTCTTATGTACTCTTTTACGTCAGTTCTGTTGAGTAGCTGGATGATTTCATGTTTGCTTTCTATGTCGCTTTTGTCAAACGCCTTCTCATAACAGGCAACCATGTTACCACTATAAGGAGTGCACCCGTGAACAAACAGCTCGCAGAACTTTTTCTCTTCTTTGGATAATGTGTTTGTTTGTTGTTCCATTTGTACTATTTTTATGTGAAACAAAAGCCCCGAAAGACCGGAGCTTCTTGTTTATGAATAGCACAAAATCAACCGTTTTGTTTTCTATCTTCCAGTAATTGATCCATGATCGTTTTTCGGAACATATCTCCGATTCCAGTAACTGCAAGTTCGACGTCTTCAATTGATTTTATGTACTTCAAATTGAAATTAATCTGCAAGTCGTATCCGGATATCTCAACAAGCGTTTCATCTATGTCATCGTTAACTACACTTAGGCAAGTTTTGTCTGTTATTAGATTAAACTCAATTTTCGGTTCATCTACAACTGTTGTTTTTTCATTTTCAGGTTCCATAAATTTAGATTTTAAAATGTTTCCTACTCTTTTCTGTTTTAGCTAAGGTTAAAGATGTTGTTTCCCCACCAATGCTTCTCATCCGGCTAGTGATAACATTAGTGACATTAGTTGTTGCGGTAACGTCAGCATCAGCGTCATGAGCATCATCCAGTTCTATTCCCAGATTCTCACACATGATTTCAAGTTTGTAGGAGTCGATATTTGGAAGATGACACAGTGCTAGTTGACCGAGGGCTATTGTGTCTATAACAACAGGTTGGAAGTTGCCGTAGAAATCAACATGTCCTCGTAGGCATTTTTTTAGCTCTCCAATTAATCCTGCGTATTCCATCATTTGATGTAAGAAACCAATATCAAATCCAATGTTTTGACCAATGATAATAGGCATCATACTTCTGGGAGTCTTAGGGAATGTATTGTCCTTAAAGAACTGGATGACACCTTCAGCCACTTGCTGAATATCTTCGCCCATTGAATAAAGCATATCCATCGTGATTGCTGAATATTCAAGTGCTTCTTCTTTATAATCCATCAATACTTCTTCTTGAACATCATGTTTGTTTTTCAGTACTTTCTTCTTTTTAGTTACCCCTTTGATCTCTTTCTGATTATATGGATAGATGTATTTTACGTATGAACCTATTTTTTCAAAGGTATCTAGTCTAATGGCATGTATTGCTATCTGAGTACATGCCCCCTTATCACATTTAGTATCTCCAGTTTCAAAATCAAGAACGAATGCTACTGGAATTGGAATTTCTGTACTTGGTGCTGCCATATCAATTTTTAAGTTTAATGTTATTAATTAGGATATCTATGTTCTTTTCAAATTCTTCTATCGTACCGGCATTGTAAATGATGTAATCGTAGAAAGCGTAGGGCAATGAGATGCGGTACTTATCTCTGTTTCTTCTGTCTTTGTCTATTTCGGATTCTAAAGACGACTCGTTCCTTTTAACCAATACTGGGATCACTTCAAATTCATCAGAATATTTGTCGAGCATTTCAATCAGACCAATTTCGTCTATGACATAACAGAAAATATCCCATTCCTTAATTTGTTGTTTGTCTGTCCAGTAGTGATGTTCTCCGAACTTAGTGTATGCCAATATGTTTTCTGAAGTCGGCATTTGATCTTCTTCTACAAAGTAATGCTCCACACCATTTGTTTCTCCTTCTCTCATTGGTCTTGTAGTACACGATACAATACTGGGAAGATTGAATTTGTTGTCTATATACTTTGTCATGTGTGTCTTGCCGGAACCACTTGCTCCGACTATTGCTATTATTTTCTTTTTCATAAAACTGCTATTATTGGATTCTTAGTAAGTTGTAGATTATTCTTTCCTTCATAATCACTATATTTAATTGATGTAGTCATGATTACGATTTTGTTTTTAGCTCCCATCAATACGCCTCTGTATTGTGCATATTCAGTAGGCCACGCTATACAGGTTATAATATCGTTGTTTTGCTGGAGAGTCATCTTGCAATACAACTCCTCCTTTCCAGTCTGTTTATTCGTAAACTTCCTTTCTTCGAGATCTACGACAGTTGCACAGATTGCGGGCTTTTTGTTTTCCATTGTCTTGGGGGCTATATCTGGAAAGGACAAATAAGAAGCACGGCCTTTAATTTGAGAACGGACCTCTGAATTGTCGAATATGCGTCTATAATCAATGGAGCCAATCCCAGACACTTCTATTTGCTTTTGTGACCAGAAATAGTGCTTGCCTCTCATTTCGGTAGGAAAATCCTTTTCTTTAATCTCAAACCCTAGCTTGATAGCGGCCTTTTCGAGAATGGCGTACCTTTCAATAATTGAACCGGCATTTTCTATTGAATCAAAGCATCCGGCCAATATAAGGTTCTTGACACATCTTGCATTTACCGGGCATCTCGTTTCTTCCTCCGGGGTATCTTCATCTTCAAAGCTTTTATACTTCTTGAATTTGTGCCTAAACACCCTTTCGATGAACTCATCAATGTTTGCGAAGTTTCCATTCCTATTCCGTTCATCTATTATCCAATTCACCGCTTTGGCCCCCAGTTGTTTGATTCTGGAAATGGACCAGAAGATCGAGTCGGTTTGGTAATCTGTATGGAAGCCTAATTCACTAACATTGATATCCGGAGGAACTACTTTGGCTTTGCTGCATGTTTCCATTTCAGACATGATAGGAATAAGTTCTTTATCGTCTGCCCATTGAAGCGCGACCGTATAGAAAGCAGTAGGGTAGTTGGCCTTTAAATATGCTCCTACATAGCTGGTAACAGCATATGCGGTAGCGTGAGACTTGTTAAATAAATAAGAGCCACACGCTTCGATTTGATTCCAAATACATTGAGCATCTTCATCTGGACATTCATTCTTCTTGGCTCCTTCCATGAACTTTTCTTTCATGGCTTGGATTTTATCTGTTTTCTTCTTTGAAATGAACTTTACCAGTTTTACACCATCACCAAGACTAAATCCTCCAACTTCGCGCGCTATCCATACTACCTGTTCCTGATAGGTTATTAACCCATAAGTATCTTTAAGAGCGTCATATGTTCCCCATAAATATGTAGGAGCCACTTCACCTTTCTTACAGTCAATATATGATTCAGTAGACCCATTTTCCAGTGTTGCCGGGCGGTACAGAGCATTAGCAGCAATTAAGTCATTGATACAAGCCGGTTGCATATCAACCAAAAACTTAGTCATCCCTTTTGATGAAAACTGGAAGACGTTTTGGGTGAATCCTTTTCCTAAGAGTTCATAAGCTTTATTGTCGTCTAATGAACCTGTAGATAAGCTTTCAAGACTTAGGTTCGTTTTGTACACTTCATTGCAGATATTCATTGTAGCCTGTATCTTGGACAACTCTTTCGTTGCAAGACAGTCATTCTTTAGTAACCCTAGCTCGTCTAGTTCGTATCCATCGTTCTCGGACACCAAGACTCCATCCACCTTTTTAATAGGAACAAAATCAAAGCATTCCGCATCTTCACCGTCTTTGTCATCAGGCGTAACCAGTAGGGCAGAAGCGTGTATGGAACTGGAACGAGGCTGGAACATAAGTGTTCGAATGTCTTCAAACAGTTCTGGATAAGTCTCGACAAACTTGGCTACTTTCTTATTCTTAGCAGCTAATTTGAATATACCGGTAAAGTCACATTTGTCATCGTCAAATATGGCTGTGATATAATTTACGATGCCTACCGGTATTCTTTTCGTTCTAGCTACATCTTTCAGTACCGCTTTTACTTTCAATGTTGTTACAGTACCGGCAGAAAATACCCGTTGTTTTCCGTGATGATTATAGCGTTGCTCGGTATATGCTTTTACATCTTGTCTCCTGTCTGATTGGAAGTCTATATCTATATCCGACTCACGGCAGGGAGCCAGAAGCTCCCTGCAAATACCCTCCATCTACAAAGCAGTCAATCACTTGGATTGGCTCTTTGATTTTAAATTGTTCAACTTTAGTTACTTTCATTTTATATATGTTTTATTATGCACAATATTGCATATTGTTTGTTTATGCACACCATATGCTTCAGCTAAATCAACTTGCATCACACCCCTTCTATGTGCCATTCTGATTTCTTCAGCCTGTTTATTTGTTAATTTCGCATTTACATGTTTTTCTCCATAGTCATTTTTCAGACCTGTCGATACTGAATGATCTATATTCTCTTGATGGGTAACAACTTCTAAGTTAACTACCCTATTGTCCAACGTATTCCCATTCTTATGATTAACTTCCATATTTGGGGGCAACTTCCCATAATAAGTTGCGGCAATTAATCTATGTAGCAAAAATTTGCGTGGAATATTATCTTTAGAGAATTGTACCGATTGGTATTTGCAATAGGTTGAATTGAAAGTTTTTAGAATAGTGCTTTTACAAAACATCATTTTGCCATCTTTTTTTTGCACGTACCGATTGACACTTCTGATTCTCCCCATGTTGCTAGCTTGATAATACCCTTCATAGCCGGGTATATCCTTCCACTCTTCCTTGTTATCTGCCATCATAATAAACTCATTGTTCCGTAAGTATATCTGTTGTTTTTATATTTCCGTTCGAAGTTCAGAAGCTCTTCGTTGGCAATGATGTGTCTTTTTGTTATGTATGAATCGGAAACAATACCTTCCATAGTTCTGCATCTACTTAAAGCCACATATACCTGTCCAGGAGTAAACGACCTGTCAACGTGTAGCACAACGTTGTCGAATGTTAGCCCTTGACTTTTATGTACTGTGATTGCCCAGGCTAATGTAACTGGGAATTGTTTGCAGGAGCCATTTTTAACCTTCTCTATCTTACCGTCTTTTACGACGTAAGAATGATCGAACCATTCATTTCTTCCCAGCATAACCTCACGTTCGTCATCAGTGGTAATGCTTATGAAGAAATCGTTAAGCTCTGTAACAACCCCTAGAGTTCCGTTACAGTATTCTTGATTCTTTCCATTAACAAGAATCATAACTCTTGCCCCGATTCTTAGTTTTAATTCTTCATTACAGGGAAGAGATGTTTCCTTAAATTTTCCGGATAGCAACGCTTTGTATGAGTGCGTATGTTCTCCAAGCATGGTGGTATTTATCTCATCTACTATATCCCTATGGGTACAGATATGTATCTTTTTACTATTGAAGTTGCTGCTTTCTTTCTTATCCCTTAGTTCTGCCAGTGCGTCCAGTTCATCTTCACTTACACTGTAATCCCTTATTTTATTTAATAGAGAGATAAATTTCTCATCACTTTGACGAAATACATGTGATAATTCGATTATATTGAATCCTTTTTTCTGGAAGGCGATTGCATTGAAAAAATACATTCCATTGTAGTATCTTCTTAAAACGTTTTCTTCACTTTTCGTTATTACTGCCGGAAGCTGGAAGAGATCGCCAATCATTACAATTTGAGCACCCCCGAACGGATACTTGTTGCCTCTACATATCTGCATTTTCTTGTCGATATAATCAATGATGTCCGGTCTTACCATGCTAATCTCATCAATAATAAGAACATCAAGAGAGAATATCACTTCCATCTTTTCCTTGTTCATATTCATCTTGATTTCGCTCATTGGTATATATGGTTCGAACGGTATATTGAATACACTATGCAGTGTAGCGCCTCCAGCATTTATTGCAGCTACACCGGTTGGAGCAGTCACAATAAAGTCCTTCTTTACATTTTCAATCAGGTACTTCAATAGAGTTGTCTTACCGGTTCCTGCTTTTCCGGTAATGAAGACATTGTTTCTTGTATTCGAAATAATGTCAACTGCTTCTTTCATTTCATCTGTAAGTGTCATAGCTTTATAATTCGTTTATTGTGAATAATACGTCCTTGTTATCGAATAGAATGTCATCTCCTTCTTGTAGCTGGTCTGCATAAATAACTTCCGCTTCATCTTTACCTTCCGGTTTTACAAGTAGCTTTGAGTCAACATCTATCTTGATTGTTTTGCCATTTTCCAGTGAAACTTCTACATAGTTGGTGGAGTCAATGTCTCCCCCTATGATTGTTGTGTCGGTCTGGTATAGTCCGGCACGTTCTGGAAGTAGGAAGCGCTCAAAGATTAGTCCGTATCGAATAGGATCAATAAGGGTAATTCCAAGTAAATAGAGTAGGAGAGAACCGGCAGCAGAACCACGGCCACAGCCTACAAGAATACTGTTACTTCTCGCCCAGTTACAGGTATCGTATTGCACTAGGAGGTAATCTACATTGTCGGTTGATTCAATAATGTATTTTTCGTATTCCATTTGCTTCCGGTATTCTTCGCGTTTACTGGAAGGGACTAGCTTTTCCAGACCTTCATCAAGAAGTGCGGTGAACATAGTGTGCGCGTCTCCATACTTTTCCTTTTCCTCATCGGTAAGCATGTATTTGGGCATGAAGTTTTTGGTTGTTTCAAATCTAGCCTCTGCTGGTTCAGCGATGTAAACCGTATTCTTGCAACATTCCCGGAACAACGTTTCCACATCCCACTTCTCAGAATCGAATAATTGCTGAAAGATGGCGTAATGCTCGTCTATGTCTTTGAAATACTGATCTTCACTCTGTTCGTGTGCGGCTCTTGTAGCTATCTTGTTTAGGATGATCTTGTTTTTATAATCATCTTTATCCAGATAATAACAATCGGAAAGAAGTACTGGAAGGATATCGTAATCGGTGTTGTATATCTTGTCGAAATATAGCTTTGCAGACTCCAATACCTTTATATCAATCCTTTCGGCTTTATACTCCGACAAGTCTACCTGAAAGTACACTTCCCAGTTAAACGCTTCCTGTAAATCACGAACGGTCTCAAAGTTGTTCAATATCCACTCGGAAGAGTATTTGTCCAAGACTAATACGTTCCCTTCAGATCTTCTGATAAGCTCATCAATGTCTATAAGCCCATCTTCTCGGTCTACCATAATAGCTTTCTGTATTCTAAGAAGGTTCCTAAGTCCTGTTTGTGTTTGTACGTAAACCTTGGCTCCAACCTTATCTTCACCACACGTAAATGTTAGCGAATATCCGAAAATGGGATTTGTTCCAGCCAATTCGCATTCTTTCTGAATACTGTAACAAGCCGCCATAGTGTTCTTGTCACATATTCCAATATATTTGTGACCAAGATATTTGGCTTTCTTTACCCACATTTTAGGCAAGAAGCTTCCATTCAATAGCTCATGAGGAGTGTGTACCCCCAGATTCACAAACTCTTCTTTAAATGCCGGTTCCTCTCGTAATCCAATATACTTTAAGATACTGAGAGCAAAATCTTTACGAAGATCTGTGTAATACCAGTTGTTCCCGAACTTAAATGCCACGTAGAAGATATTGTCTTCTATTAGGACATCAGGAGTTTCCAGACAGTTAAATTTAAGATTGCCATCACTGTCTGCTTTAAATATCGACTGGACGTTTTCATTGTCCTGGATAAACATTTGCCCAAACTCTGGTACTTCAATAACCTCTTTGTCGATAATCTTGAATTGTATCTTATTGGTTTTTAACCATTCTATTAGTTCTTCATTCATAACTGAACTGTGTTTAATTTATATTCGACAGGTGTTCTCAGATTGGTAGAGAAGACATCGTATATCTCCCAAAAGTCCATTGAATCAAAGTCAGCCTTTGGGTCTTGAATATATGCGATAAATACATCGAAGTATTCATTCAACCTTTCAGCAACTTTGTTTATGGCTCCGACAGCATCTCCATCATAGCCAAGGACTACGGTTTGTACCCCTTTAGACTGTAGTTTCCACATTTGGATATCAGATATCTTTTTTCCGAAAGTGGCCACTACTGCTATGTGGTGGTTGTCATATAGTTCAAGTTTTCTGGTAAGCGCGATAACGTCAAATATTCCTTCTACGATAATTACCGTGTCCGTTATGTCTTCAATTATAGTGTCATAGTTATATAGCAATTTGCTGAAATCATTTTCCCGGCTATTGTTATATCGTCTGGTCTCGTACTTTCCAGCTCTCCTTGCTTTTATGTTATACTCTTCTATTTCGTCTTTATCCCATGTATGTCTGGAAATGTAACCTACCGTTTCTTCGTTATCAATAATTGGGAATACAACATAATCATCGAACTTGAAGTTAAGCCCTCTAGTGGTTCCAACTGGGAAGTAGTCGTAGTCATCGCCAGTAAACCCACGTTTTTGGAGGTACTTGTTCTTAAAACAACGCTTCCATCCTTCTGGCATCTCTACAACTACCAACTCATCCTCGATTTCTTCTTCTTGTTCAATCTGGAAGATAGCGTCCGTAGCCAGTGTGAAGTTCGCCGTTTCAGCAATGATTAAGTCCGGTCTTCCAATGTCTTCGAATAGCTGGTTCACATCCATAACTGTCTTTCCGCAGGAAAAGCAGTGTGACATGAATAACTTCTTTCTTCCGGATTCGGGGCCTACATATATACCAAACTTTCCACCTGTCTTACCGCAATACGGACATGTAGGGGCAACCAAGTTCTTGCGTCCACCATCCAGTTTTGCATGAAGTTCTACCTCCAGTTCTTTGATGATTAATTCTCTGTCTTCCTTACTAATTTTCATATTATCACGCCGTTTACTTTACTGATATTAAGGGTTCTTTGGCGACAATAGAACTGTTCCGTATCATACTCTGTAGCAATCTTAATAGGGTCTCCTTTCGCGAAGAACCGGCTTTTGGCAAAGTACAAGCGCATTACTTTTTCTTTTCTCTCTTTATCACTCTGGTTTAAAGTGATAAGGTGAGTCATAGGTCTGGCAAGCCCTTTAGCTTCAGCGCAGTTGTATTCTGTCAAAACGTTCTTCTCATCATTCAGCCATTCTCTGTTCTCTATGGTAGCCTGATAGGTAACGACCATCCATACCTTTTCATCAGCCGCTAAATCTTTAAGATCATTTGCTACAGCGATTCGTTTATGGCGTTCACCATTTTCAGACCATCGTTTACCACTTGCGTCTGTCAACAGGTCCATCGAGTCAATGATAACAACATCCGGATTAATACCATATGTCTTTTTGAACTCTGCGATACCATTTCGGATATCTAGTGTTGATACCTGGCAATTGAACTTCGGATAAGATTTGACGAATAACTTTCCGGATATTCCCTCCAACGATTTTTCTAAGTTTACTAATTCCCTGTCAGATAATCTTCCGGTTTCATATTTATAGCTGTCACAAGCAACAAGAGAAGAGGAATACGCATTTACAACCTCGTCTTCACTACCTTCTAATTGGAAGTGTAGAACATTTAATCCATCTACCTGACAAGCATTCTTTCCAATCCATCTTGCAGCATGACTTTTACCGACCCCTGTGGGAGCAAGAAAACATGTCAACTGTGTTCTTAGGTCTCTGCCATTATTCATTGCATCCAGATCATCTATATGAAATCTGGTGATAGGAGAGAGCTTGTTCTTGGATTCGTTATTCTGCTTGTTGGAATGGTGTCTTGTATTAAATGACTCTACCACATTTATAAATTCAGGAGACTTTAGACTAAACCCACTATGCCAATTCGCGTAATCATGCAGAGTCTTTAATGCTTTGTCACTGTTATGGCTATTATACTGTTCGCCCATGTCTTTGTATGCCTTGTTAAAGCGTACCTGGCAGATATAATCTTCAATTTGATCGACAAGACCATTAACATCAGCATTCCCTTTGTTTTCCTGTATCTCGTCCCATAGCTCCCCGGCTCCTCTATGTCTAGCTAACTTCTGACACATGATGCCATGAGTCGGACCCTTTTTATGTTCCCTAAAATAATCGCACATACACTTATGTATGAGCTGGAAATCTTTGTCCGGCAAATCCTCCTCCTTAATATGCTCCGATATGATACTTAGTATATATTCGCTTTTTGTAGCAATTTTGTACATATCTATAAGGAAGGCTTCAGTCAGTACGTTATTGTTCTTTCTCGCCATTTTCCAATCTTATTCTATATAGCTCCGGATATTTACGTTGCGTTTCCTTCATACATTCGGAAGTGAAAATGCACTGCTTGCATGAAGCTGACAATGGACTCCACCCTAATGTTGAATTTTGACACAGTATATACCCGGCCTTTTCGTTCAACAATTTATATTTTAAGCTTTCCTCACTAACCATGTAAATGTACTTGGCGTGTGGGTGATCTTTACGGTCGGCTATTAACCGATACAATGATTGTCTGGTGATTCCTTCTCTTTCCAGCCATTTGTTTTCATAATAAGCTCGCCCGGATTTTGATTCTTTGAACCGCTTTAAGGCAGTCGGGCCAAATGCTTGTTTCAGCATCACCTTCTTATCGTGATAGAAATGAGCAGAGAAGATACAGAAGTCAACAAGCCGTTCTGTCGTTATATCTCCATACTCTTTGCCGAGAGAATCAAGAAGGTTGGTGATAATTCTAATATTTTCTCCACCTTGGGAGATTTTATAGTCTTTATCAACCAACCTTCTCATTACCTCTGTATAGACTTTGACGACGTTCTTAATCAACTTTTCGTTCGCCATTTCTTGTCAAATTCTTTTTTAGGTGTTTACGGGCTATAAATAACCTGCTTTTAATGGTTTCTATGTTTCGAGATTTTAACGTGCCCTTTTTATATTCGATTTCAACTATCTCTTTCAATGAGTATCCGGCTTCTTGCAACAATAAAGTGTCTCGATGTTTTGGGCTCATTTCGTTAAGCACACAGAGAATATCGTCACTATAAAAGTTCTGATAGTTCTCTTCATTCATAGAGTTACTGTTTGCTTCCATGTCGTACAAGTTCTCTTGACACTCTTCTATGTCAACATCATAACTCTTGTTGTCATGCAGTCTCCTTTTTCGCTCCAATACATATACATACCGTTTGGTTACAATGTGCAGCCAGGTGTGTATTGATCTGCTGGGGTCGTATGTATGTATTCCTCGGAATAAGGCGACCAGTACTTCCGTATAGTTTTCTTCGACATTCTGTTTGCGGTAGCTGTAGTTCATAACCAGCTTGTATATCATATTCAAGTATGGTTCTACGTACTTGCTAAACAGGGCTTGCCTCTTCTCTATTACTTTAGGGTCTACTTCTGGGTCGTATCCTTGGTCGAGTACCGTTGTTTCCATGTCTGTGCAACTTCTTGATTAAACAAAACAGATGCGCCTTCAGACAATTCTTCTCTACGGCAATAATTCTTCCAATGTTTTTCTTTAGCCAGAAATACGGCTCTAATTTCTTCATCACTTGGCTTTTCCTTTCTTTCAAGGAAAGTGTAAAACTGACCAAGGAGTTCTCCCAACACATTTAGGTGTTTCTCGACGGCTCTCTCACGTTGCCGTCTTAGGTTTCTTGCTTTACTCATTAATTACAGGTTAAATTTTCTTACGTAATACATAAAGATATGGGTAGCGTCGGCTTGATTATCATCGATCGGCTCTATTTTCCAACGACTTCTACAGTAGTCTATCATATCACTTTTGCTCGCATTTCCGTTCCCAGTAGCCCACTTCTTCACTGTCCTAAGATTGATGAATACGGGTTCTGGGAGATTTAAAGTGTCGCATATTTCGAATAATATACCTCTGAATTCTGACAGCTTCCTTGTGGACATGAATTCTTTAGGAGATCTTCCGCAGCTAACATCTTCTGCAACAATAACTTTAATATTGTTATCCTGGATGAATTTCATTAACGTTTCCCTAAAAGCTTTATGCTGCTTATTATTATTCCTACGCATGGACTCTGTAAAATCCCATGTTCCTCCCCCATGCGTTGAATGATAGCCGCATTTTGTAGCCACGTCTAAAGAGAGGACATTGTGCCTTGTTATTTCACTTTCTTCATACTTTTCCATTAAATAAATGATACATCGTTTTTCTTGTTGATTATTAATTTATGCGGATAGTTCTCCGCTACATTGCCGTGACTAACCACTAGCGATGTGAGTTGTAGTGAGTTAAGAGAATCGAAAATGCTGGCCAATCCGGTTTCGTCTGTTGCTTCCAGAATCTCATCAAGAACAAGAAGATCTAAACCTTTCCCTTCTTCACAGTTGAGATTAGTAAGCTTCTGCATGGCAAGGATATTAGCCATGTTTACTCTGGCTTTTTCTCCTTCTGAAAACTTATCGAATGACCCGCAATCAATTCCGTTACGAAGAAGAGAAATCGAAATCTTATCTCTTACCTTTCCGCTTTTCAGAACGGTGTAACCTGAGAATTGAATGCGGATATCGCTTCCGATATTTTCCAGAAATGTATTGGTCATATTGGCTAGTGCGTCAATTTTGCTGTTTGCCAGATGAGTTTTAAACTCAACAAACAACTGTTCCTGTTCTTTCAATTCAAACAATTCCTTTTCGATATCAGCCTTATCCCGTCCGACTTGCACATACTCCTTCTCGTATTCTTTGAGAGTTGCTTTTAGTGAGTCTACGATAGTTTCTGCCTCCACTTTATCCAAATCATCAATAGAATTCTGGAAGGTTTCAATTGCTCCCTGACAGGTTCTAATCTTTAGCGCAAAGTCTTCAATAGCTGCTTCTTGTATTTTCGTTTGTTTGTCCAGAATATCAAAAGCTTCATCAAACATGCTTGAAACAAGACTGCTGATTGAGCGTTCAATTCTATCGATCTCTGCATCCAAATCGTCTTTTTTGCGTACCAGACGTTTTTGGTCAAACGCTAACTGGTCTACAATAGAAGATTTCTCAGATAGTTTCCGGGATTCTTTCCGTAGGTTATCAGAAAGCTGGTGGCTTTGGTTCTCATTATCTAAAATTTGCTTCTGTAAGTCTTTGGTTGTGGTTAAAGAATTTGCAAGAGATTCGTTGATGTTCTCCAGAATGGATTCTTTTTCCTTAATATCAGCCTCAACTTCTTTTACATCAATATCGGCATCAAGAACAAAGCGGTGTTTGCACGCTGGACATGTGATCTCTCCGGCTATAGAATTCTTTAGATTGGCTATAGCCCTTGAAGTGTTGCTCTTTCTTTCTTCCAATTCTTCATTCTGCTCTTTAGTCTTTGCTAGATTAGCTTTTATTTCAGCTAAAGCTTTATATAGCTTTGTAGCCTCTTCTTCATTTGTTTCACCGAGCTTCCGATAAGACAAACGCATAGCTTCCAGTTCTGCCGTTTCAGCTTTGATAGATTTGGCGGTCTTTGATATTTGCATCGATACAGCTTCAAATTCCTGTTCTACCTTACCGATTTGCTTTTCCAGTTCAACCGCTTTTTCTGCCCAATTAGAGAAACCTGAAAGATTTGATGAAGTAAACCAACCACATATCTGTTTGTAAGCGTTATCCGTTTTACTGTCTGATTCTTCCAGTTTAGATAGCTTGTTGTAGATGTTATCAAGTGTTTTCAGATTTTCATTTGTCTGCTCAATATTTTGTTCAAACTCGCGAATCTGTTTCCGACGATTGGCTATAGATTCATTTAACTCTGCTTTCCTGGATTCTTTACTGGAAGCTTTGTTCTGCTCATTTTCAATAGCGCGTTCAATCTGATCTTCTACTCCGGCAATCTTTCCTTCGATATGAGAAACCTTTAGCTCTGCATCCCGGAGTTTAGATTCAACTGGAGAGATATCCTTCTGCAATTCCTCAACAGAGCTATCAATGATATTGGCATTAGAAAACCGGTTGATGATTTCTTTCTTTTCTCTATCAGAGCTGGAAAGGAAACAGTCGTACTTGTGCTTGCTAAGAATGAAGTTACCGAATATATCATCTTTAGTAAGGCCGATACGATCTAAGATGTATCTATTATATTCGGCTACAGAAGATTGTTTGTCTCTGTCTGTTTCTTCGCCATTTGTAAGACAAATAACCTTTTGCGGCTCTTTGCGGGACAGTGTGCGTTCTATACAGAAACTCTCTCCAATAACGTCATTAAATAACTCGGCTCCAATCAAAGATGAATCAGACATATCGTTGATGATCTCTTCCGCTTTTACCTTTCTTAATGTCTCACCTGTAAGTACGATAGAAGTAGCTTCCAGTAGTGCCGACTTTCCAGAACCATTCGAACTCTGGTTGTCCGCATCCATGTTGTTGCCGAAGATAAGAGTAGTAACGCCCTGGGTAGGAGAGTATTCAAACTCCTTGAATGACAGCAGGTTCTTTGCGTATATTCTTTTTAATTTCCACATACTTAGCTGATTTTATCGAGGTACTTCATCCCCAGTTCTACATTCTTTTCTTTCTTTTCGCAAAACGATGAGTATTCAGATTTGATTCCGGACTTATCGAACTTGGATTCCAGACCTGAAGATTTTACTTTTATCTCTTCGACTTCTTCGGCGATCAATTCGATCTTGGATACTCCGGCCTCAATCAGCTTTGTTTTATCTACCATTTTGCTTGCTGCTTTGTTACAGGAAACCTTGGTTTTTACGAGATACCTGTCATCTTCTTTAAGCATTTGAATCTTGTCGATAAAAGCATCATTGATTTTGCTGGCGTTGATTTCGATAGTCTTGTACCGCTTGTTGACTTCATTTTTGACAAATTTGTAACTTCCATCGGTGTACAGTAACGTATAGCCTTTCTCTTCGTCTTCACCAAAGTTGTGCTGGCGTGAGCTTCCGATATATTCTACGTTGGTTCCTTGTATCTTGCAACGGTTGTGGTAGTGTCCGACTAATACTGTGTCAAAGTCCTGGAAGATATTAGCTGCCAGTTCTTTTTCATTTGAAGTAGACAAGGCTCCATTAATTCCTTCGTGGATATATAAGATGTACACTTCATCGTCTACAAAGCTGATAGAGTCTAATAGATCGTTCAACTTATCCTGAAAAGAACCGTTTTCCGGGAAATACCCCATTATGTACAGGTTTACTTTGTCGAATTTAAGAGCAGTAAACTCATTGACTACGCTAACCATTGGATATTCGCTGAAAATGTGCCCATAGCCATAGATGGATTCTTGATCTACTAAATCATGATTTCCGTTGGCTATTGTAACTTTGATGTTGTTATTGCGGGTTGAAAGCAAAAACTCTCTGACCGCAAGTAATGTGTTCAAAGTCTGTGCAGCACGAGATTGAAACAAATCACCACCAATAACAATCGTATCTATCTTATTCTCAACGCAAATTTTAATAGCCTCATTACAGTTTGCTATAAACTCATGGGTATTATCTTTGCTAACGTGCAAGTCGTTCATTAACAACGCGCACGGCTCAATTTTATTTGCCATAATTATTAAAATAGTTGGAATAGGCACGCCAAGTTAATGACGTGCCCGTGTGTGGAGAGTAATTTATCTTCTTCTTTCTGGACGAGCTGAACGTCTTGGACGAGCAGCAGGTTCATTGGTATCGTCGTTGCGACTGTTACGAGGAGATGCGGCTTCCTCTTCTTGAACTTCTTCCTGTTTCGGTTGAGGTTCGTCTACAGGTTCTGGTTCCGGTTCTGGAGCAGGAGTGTTATCTTTCAGCTCTTCCTGTACTGGAGTGTTGCCTTTAGATTCTCCGCCTTTTAGTTCTTTCTCAATTTCTTGCAGAAGATCTAAATTAGACTTGGTGCGGGACACTCTGATATCAAGGTCGTTCTCTTCGATGAATTCTTTGATATGTGTGCGTAAATCCTGACCTTCCTCTGAACGGTCACTGATACCAGCTTCATCAAGCTTTTCCCATACATCCCACAAATCGTCGATTGTAACGGTCTGATTGCCGGAAGCTTCTCCATCGGCGGCAGTGTTTTCGCCCAATTTAAAGTGTGAGTTGTCGTCTGAAGGAAGAGACATTTTGATTTTGTCGATTGCGTCAACGATACGCTGTTCGCCCATTACGTCAATATTGACTTCCTGGCAATAGTTAGTCAGATACGCGATTGTTGCCTCCAGATGATATCTTGTATAGCGATGGATTGATTCTGGAAGTCTTGGGGCGTCAAGTAATGCTTTCAACTCATCGGCTGATAACGAATCTTTGTCTCCAACCGTATCAATATTGATTGAATATTCGGTTTTGCTTTCTGTTTTACGCTTGATCTCAACGAAATAAGCGTCGTTGAAAGAAGATATCGGACATGGTACTGTGCCTTTTTTGCACAACTTGTTCCACAGGTCCATTTTTCTCTCTTCCAGATCTTTGTACTGAGAGTAGGATAGACCTAGCAATTGAATGCCTTCGCCGCGCTTTTCTTCATCCAGAATATACATGTATCTGGAATTCGACCATTTAAGACCGCCTGAAAATGTTCCTTCTGTGATCTTTTTGCAAAGAGCCTTATCATCACTATACTTGTCCAGAACGGTGGCAACAAACTCGTCAACAAGGTCGCATTTCAACTCTGGGAAAGGATATTTGGTGTGACAAATAACAACATAGGTTTCTTTTGCTTTGCCTTTATTATCTGTAAATTTGAATTTGAGCCACAGTTCTTTTGAAGGGTATTCATAGCCTTTTCTTTCCATCGGCAAAGCGTTGCCATCTGCGTCAATAACTGGTGCTAGGGGGAGGATTCTAACGACGTATTTGCCGTCTTTCTTCATTTGATAGCGAGGGATTCGCTTACTGAATTGTTCACCGTCACTTTTTCTTTTTGCTTCGTCGATTGTTTCTTGTGACTGCGCGAATACGTCCATTACGGACATCTTTTCTAAATCTTGTTCTGCCATATCGAAAAATAATTTTAAAAATTAAATTTTCCGAGATAGACTTTCCCACTGTGAAGCATAGGCATCCATATATGGCTCTCTTGCTTCAGGAGTACTTAATTCTTTACGCTCCAGAATTTTTATACTCCATTCAGTTTCGGCATGATGAATAATTTTCTCGATCACATTATTCATCTCAATTGATTTTTCGCCTTTCAGATCAAAATATTCATATATTTCTCCTTGAACATGGCAGGTTCTAATCGGTGCGTATATTTCCTCAAAGTACCTGTATAAAGCATCTACTGGTGGATGGTCTGGAAGTTCGTCAGATATAACTTTCAATACATGACCAAATAAATACTTTAGATTTGGTAGAGCTTTATTTTTCTCTTTGTCGAATAAAAGATAGCCATATTCTCCATCTTCTAAGTTTCGAACAGATTCTAAAAGCTCACCGGTGTCAGGGTCTCCATCTCTAATATGGAGAATTCCTTTTTCATGAATCATAGAACTCTTTTGTTTTAATTGTTTTGACGTTTGCAAAGGTAAGGCTATTTTTTTAACTTGCAAGAGTTTTTGTAAAACGGAACCAAAATTGATTTTTGTGTTTTTATTTAAACTGCTGATTGTCAGTTTTTAAACATCTTTTATTTTCTGTTACAAAAATGCTATTTTAACTCATTGTTAACATTTATAATTCTTTGGTTATAGGAACCTCTCCATTTTAAATTCGGCTCTGCGTATTTTTCAACAAACGGCCCGTCTATTAATACATCAATGCAGGATAGTATTAAAGGGTATTTCTTTTGTATCGTTTCTAATGTATGTCCGGACCACAGCCAAATCGTTTTCGATGTCTGCTTTTTAATCATTTCGCATAGCTGGAGGATGCTGTCATATTGCATTAATGGCTCCCCTCCTAGAATCGAGATATTAAAATCATCAACATTAAGAGCATCATATACCTCTTCTATCGTCTGGCTCCTTCCAGAATGAATATCCCAGAAAGGCTGGTTATGACACCCTTCGCATTGTAAATGGCATCCAGATACATATAGAGAATTACGTAATCCGGGTCCATCTACAGAGGTTGAATGTGCAATTTTAGCTACATATAGAGTGTTCATATTAATTATGTATTACGCGATCCTTTAATTCTGCCAGTTTTCCAGAATTCCAACTGTCGGTAGTTCCAACCAAATATCCCGTGATACGTTGTAAGCAGTCAATATGATGACTACCACAGCTAGGACATGTTTTTAAATCTTTGGTTGCGTCTTCATATGAACAGTCCATACATCTGTTGCGATTATGGTTGATACTCCCATATCCTATATCGTACTTGTCAATCAGGTCTACTATATCTATTATAGCTTCCACGTTGTGCGTAGCGTCTCCATCCAGTTCCACGTAGAATATATGTCCTCCACGGGTAAGGTTGTGATATGGAGCTTCTGTGAGAGCCTTATGAGTTGCGCTGCAATGATAGTATACTGGAATGTGATTGGAATTGGTGTAATAGTCTTTATCGGTTATGCCCGCTACAATACCGTATTTTGTTCGGTCTCTCATTGTGAATTTGCCTGATAGCCCTTCTGCTGGTGTGGCCAAAACGGAGTAGTTTAGGTTATATAGGTCAGCTAATTCGTCAACTTGTTGTTTTAGATGGGTAATGATTTTAATGCCCAAATCTTGCGATTCATTCGACTCTCCATGATGTTTGCCAGTTAATGCAATCAGACATTCTGCCAAACCGATAAATCCTACGCCTAACGTCCCATGCTTCAAAACATCACGTACTTCATCTTCAGGCTTTAGATTCTCCGAGCCAACCCACATGCCGGACATTAATAATGGAAATTGTTTAGCTAAAGCTGTGGATTGAAATTCATATCTTTCATGAAGTTGTTTCCCAGCCACCGAAATAACTTCATTCAGCTTTTTCATAAATAATTCAACCCGTTTGCTCTCAGGCTCATTCATTACAGATAAAGCCAATCCTGGAAGGTTGATGGTTGAAAATGACAAGTTGCCTCTTGCTATTGATGAGCTTGTACTAAAACGATTCTCAAATACGCGGGTACGGCATCCCATACACGCCACTTCATGCTCGTACCTCTTAGGATCATCAGCGTTCCATAGCGGACTTTGATTAAATGGTGCGTCAAGATTTAAAAAGTTCGGGAAGAAACGCTTTGCGCTAACTTTGCATGCAAGTAAATAGAGATCATAGTTAGGATCTTCCGGTAAAAAGTTTACGCCACGCTTCTTTTTCCATATCTGGATGGGGAAAATGGCGGTTGAGTGATTGCCCACTCCGCTATATGTGGAATTTAGCATTTCACGAATAATACAACGTCCTTCTGGGGATGTATCTGTGCCGTAATTAATAGAGGAAAATACTACTTGGTTCCCTCCACGGCTATGAATTGTATTCATATTATGGATAAACGCCTCCATAGCTTGATGCACACGGTTGACAGTCATATTGATGGCATGTTGTTTCCATTGTGTAATCCCGGAAATGTTTGAAATATCTTTATATAAATAATCATCTATATAGGCTTTGTGTAAGTCGCTTAGATCACCGAACAATACTTCCAGTTTTTGTACTTCCTCAATATATGTTTTTCGCACATAAGGGGCCAAATAAAAATCAAATGCTGGAATGGCCTGTCCTCCATGCATTTCATTCTGTATTGCTTCCATAGAGATACAAGATAGTATGCTGGCGGTTTCGATTCGTTTTGCCGGACGTGATTCACCATGTCCTGCTTTAAACCCTTTGGTTAAGATTTTATCTACTGGATGCTGTAGGCAGGTTAGGCTTTTCGTTGGATAGTAATCTTTGTCATGGATATGCAAAATGTTAGAATCTACTAAAGAGCGAGCATCGTCAGATAGCAGGTAATCATCTGTATATTCTTTGGTCCTTTCACTGGCAACTTTCATCATCATTCCAGCTGGTGTGTCAGCGTTCATATTTGCATTTTCACGGGTAATATCATTCTTCTTTGCTGCAATGATATCTGAGATAATCTGATTGCTTTCACTCTTCCGAGCCTTATCGCGTTTGTTTCGATAGATTATGTATGCGCGGGCAACGTCCGGCATATTGCTTGCCATTAGATGATTTTCGACCAATACCTGTATTTCATCAACTGCCAAGCACTCTTTGTCGCTTTCTTTGCAGATGTCTGATGCGATTTTGTATGCAATGTTTTCGTCCTTTTCTCCACATTCTCCCATCGCTTTACAAATAGCGCGACAAATTAACTGATAGTTGAACTCTACAATTCGACCATCTCTTTTTTCTACTTTCTGTACCATGATTTATTCTTGTTTTAAATAACCTTGTTGCTTTTTTGAAAAGTAAGATTTGTATTCATTCGTTTCTTCAATGAATTTTGTAGTATTGTTGAACCCACAACATGTCGGTTCTCCACATAGACCATTTCGGTAAACACACTTACGGACCATCATTTTAGCTAAGTCCGGGTCAATGTCAGCTACTCTTGCTTTAATTTCCTGAAAGACCTCGGTCGTCTCTTTGCTTGCTTGTAGGCATAGGCGCAACTTTGACATATCAATCAATGACTGCGCGTTCAGGAGTAATCCGAGATTAACCGGCGTGTACCTGTCAGAGTTCTTCTGCAACCATTCCAGTTCTGATACAACGCTTTGAATGCAGTCCTGTGCTGAACTGGTGTCTCCGCAATTAATCAAAGCGTTAATTCCCACCAGCTTCATATTAATGTCGTCTAGCTTGGCTATAAGTCCTGGGTTTGCTCCATGTCTGTCGCTTCTACATGTTAACTGGAAGGGAACGCTTCCAACATGATGCCGGAGTAAGTGAGTAGCTACAAACAGTGGGATACTTTTTGCCGTAACCCAAAATATTTGTGTTCTGGCTGGAGAGTGTTCAGACTTGTAGATGCTGAGAAGGGATTGTTTACTAGTTCCTAGGAACGTCATTTCGCATGCTTCACGCATGAGTGATTCATCGGTAATTTTTCTTACCGATACATAATAGTTTCCCATAAATTTAATTGATTTTTTGATGAGAGTTAAATACAAACGCAAATGTATAGATATCTTTTAAATAAAAAAGAAAGAGGTGCTAAAATTGCACCTCTAAAAATGTATTTTTAACACTTGGTATTTTGTTGTTTTTTCTAATTTTTGAATAATAAATTTCTGTATTAGTGCTTGTTAGCATAGGATTTCCAGAATGTAGACCATGTTTCCTGTATTCTATTAATGCATTTCTGAATTTACATTTTTTAAACAATGGGTTGCAAGAGCCATAACTAACGCTTTCAATTAACTCTGCCGGAGGTGATTGATTACGCATAAATTTCATGGCATTCATTATTAACAGATATTCTACAGGAGCTTCATACTTTAGAAAGTGTCCAACTCTGGTTTCCTCAAACTTCCTCTTTATTCTTTTTCTTCCGGGTGTTTTTAACGCACTTTTCTTCTTCTTTGCTGTCATCTTGCTTCTCTGGTTCTTTTACTTCCTCAACCTGGACAGTGTTAACGACGTGTTTTCTTTCTCTTTGCTTTAAGGACATGGCTTCATTTTCAGCCATGACCTTTGAATCTTTGATAAAATTGTGTATTTTCATTTTAAACCATATATGTTAGTGATAATTCTGTTGTTACTCCGTGATTATTGCAATACCTAACGATACAATCTCTACTTCCTCCCTGAATAGTACATCTCCAAACTGTCGAATAACTTGAAACTGTTGTGCTGAAGTTGACAGCATATGTCGGAGGGTCAATTGAGTTAGGGATTCTAAAGACTGTTCCTGAATGCACTATTGTCACTTTCCCTTGAATTGATACAATATTACCAATTTGCCGGATATATAAACCTCCACCAATATTTATCCAGCCGGTATCTTTTAATTTCTTCTGGTAGTCATCTCCGTATGTTGCGCCGATATTAGTACAGATTATTCGCTTATCAGCTTCTGTCTTAGCCATATCGGATAATTTATTAGCCAGTGTTGGTACTTTGTCTGTTACTTCAGAAAGTGAAACTGCACCAATATGTCCCCGCAGTGCTTCTTTAGTGATACTGCCGCATATGAACTGGGAAAGACCTCCACCTAAAAGTGAAAAGGTTTTGTCCGCTACTTCAATGGTGTACACGTCATCTGCATTGGCTTTACTTTTCATATCCGTTGCGTGCGTTGTAGATAAAACGTATTTCTCGGATAATAACTGCCCACCTTCTTTGATTGTCGGTCCAATATCTACAAACTGCTGGGCTGATATAGATAAGCTGCCGATAGAGTTGTTGATTCTAAAAATGCTGTCTGCATTAGAGTCAAATCCGGATTTAGCGATAATAACACCATCTCTGTCTTGCCATGACAATGTTCTGATGAGATTTGTGTTCGACTTTAAATAATCGCTTTTGAGAATAATGTCTTGGGAAAATAGGGGAGTATTGATATTCACCTTTGCGTCTTTTCCCAGTACTTCTAAGAGAGCCACGCTTTTGCCATTACCTATAACAGTATTCCGGAAATGAGAGTTGTCTCCAATCATATTAATCAATACACCTCCATTGTTTGTGTTATCCAAAGCGTTGTAAATGGCTGAATCTGTAATCGCAATGCCGCCAAATGTTCCCTTGATGGATGCTATAGGCTTTTTAAATTCGCATAACTCCCCTGTAAAGATTGCTACTACTTCATTATTTACCAGAAACTTGTACCCTTCTGTTTCGGATATGATAAACTGGTAGGTGCTTCCTTCTCCAACTCTTGATTGTACAATCAAGTTGCCGGCATTGTCATAATACATTTGACCGGTACTGTTTCCAGTCTGAACTTTAAAGCGTTCGTTGCTTACAATAGCCTTCTTTACATTAACTTCCCCGTTGAATGTAACTTTGCCATTTACTTCTTGTGCTCCAGTAGAAGAGTTAAGTAAAAGAGCATATCTGGACAAGAAAGCGTCTTTCATGCGTTTTCCGCCAGTTTCAGTAAGTGTTATTGCTTCAGGAATGATACCGGTTATTGGATCTGGAACAGTAGGAACTCTCGTACCTATCCCGCAGTCATAAATATTTCGACCTAATTTGTCTGTGCCATTTTCATATGCTACAGTTTCAGCTCTGTTTTGTTCATATATGTATTGGGGAAATTGTGTTAGTGATGATGCGCCTGGAAAGTGTCTTAGTTTTCCATTCAGATACACATAACCTTCTGAAATATTGGCTCCATTAATTTCACATCCACTCATAATAAAGTTATCACATCCTTCAAATATGCTGGAAAATGCTAAAGCCAAGTCTTGAAGGTTGATAATGTCGTCTATGTAAGTGTATCGTCCACCCGTTTGTGCTTGAAATTCTTTCATTATTGATTAAAAATTATTTTGTATGTTTTCCCTGCAACTTTATATCTGTCAACGATATATGATACCATTGCCGTGTATTCTATTTCGCTAATCAGCCTTGTGTCTATTTGAGGCGAATATACGATGAAGCTGCAGTCATTCTCGTCTGTGGTTTCATCATGATAATGTAACGCTTCACTACCTTTGGGGGCTTCGGATTCATATTTAAGCAACATGTTGTCAGCTTCTATAATGTCAGCCGCCTCCCAGTATGCCGCAACTCCGTTTCTCTTTCCATTTTTGATGGCTATGGAATTGGTCTTATTGGCAAAGTATTTTCTAAACTTTCTGTTTAGATACCATTCGAATTTGATTATCTGGGAGGTCATATTTGCTTCGATGAGCGTTTCATTTGCCCATTCAGAGAAAGAGCCGTTGGCTGTTTGTAAAGGTTTGCATAATGCTTGCAAATATAGAATATACTTTCTTCCTCCTAGATAATGCGGAACGAGTTGGTTTATGACTTTATCAAAATTGATAGCATATCTCATTCTGTTTCAATTTTAAGTATGATGGATTCTCTCCATGTCTGCAATGATTCTTCTAGCCCTTCCTTGGAGCTTTGTTTGATGAAACCACTATTGGGGACAAACATGCGGTCAATTTTCTTTTCATAGCTTGTTACATTACCTTCTTCATCTTGCTCTGTCGGTATCAGTAGATTGTCATCATTATATTGAGCTACAAATATGCCCTGGAAATCACTGGAGTTATCTATATATACGTCTGTAACATGTTCCGCCTGTTGAATAGCGTCGATTACTTTCTGCACATAGATATTACCGTCAAATTCGATATTGGCTATAAAGTTGTTCAGAGAGTTCTCGATGTTTGTATAGACCTCATCCTTACTTATGGCTCCGTCATAATATACGGTAACTTTAGGGATTAAAACATCTCCGTTTCTGCTGACTACATTAATGCTTGTTCCAGCAAACTTAATCTGGTCTATATAAGAACGGACTGCAAGCATTTCGTTATCGTCTATTCTAGTAAAGCTCCCAGCCTCACCGGTAGCCACTTTCAGTAATAGTATTTTGTCATAGAATCCGTCAGATTGATATTCTGAGTAGCTGACCTTAGTAACTACTCGTTTAGCCTCATCAATATTAGCGTAGGAAAACTGTGTTCCTTCATCATTGATAACCAATTTGTCTCCTGACTGGTATTTAAGCAGTGCGCTTGCGTAGTAGGCTGGAGTCCCATTCACTCTATATTGTAATTCTCTTGCCATATCTACTTTAAAAGTGTCCATGATGTTCTCAAATACCCAAATACAAGCCGAGGTGGTCCATGTAATTGCATTTAAGATAGACATCTTGGAATCATTAGTCACTTCGGTTGCTTCCAGATATTTATCTCTGGTTTCTTTTGCTTCGTTATATATTTCCGTTAATGAACGTGCCATTATTCTTTTGTGTATATTTTATCGTTAATAATGAATTTCCATGCACCCGCATCATTCCAGTCCGGTTCATTTATAATCTGGAGGATAGCGTTCATTCCAGCTTCTGATGGCTCCTCACTTAAATATACAGTGCAATTTCTTCTTGTCCCATAGTCGCTGACAATGTATAATAAATAATTGTCAAGTATATCTTCATTGGCGAAACCTACATTTTTCAGATTTAATTCTTGTAGGCTCATGTCATAAATAGGAGAGAGGTCTGATATTGACGAACCTTCTAGGTCAACTATCACTGTACCATCAAACAAGAATAGTCCTTTTAGTGAGTTTCTGTTTGAGCGGGATACGTATTCATCAACGACAATTGGGGCGATTGGGAAAATGTCTCCATTAAGCTTAGATGAATCAAGTGTCATTAGATTAAAGTCCCCATATATCTTGATCCGGCGTTGCTCAACAGTATTGTCGAAATAATGCGATAAGCTAACCTTGTTATTACTTAATACTACATCTTCCAAACCACTGTTATCTCCCCAGTCTATTTGCATAGTTCCATCTCCGCTGATAGATAAACAGGATAATGTACTGTCGGGAGATATGTGGCAAATAGCTCTTAAACTATACTGTGACTCTTTATTATACACATGCCGGGAGCCGTTACTTGGAATAATTTGGTTGTTATTTATTTCGTTCACAATACCATCATTAATTACATAATAGTCATGATATTCTAGTTCCATCCCAGGTTTCAAATCTGTGTTCATCGTAAGCCATGTATTGCTTATCAAAAGGTCGAATAGCCCCTCTATAGAACCATAAAGATGTATTGCTACATCAAAAATGTTTTGTCCTGTCTTTATTTTATATTTCGCCATCTTCGTCCACTTTTGAATAATCTAAATCAAGATATAGCTGTTTTGTTTCAGTATCAAACTCGGCCCCTTTAACATTAACCCGGTCAGCCTCAAACTCCTTTTTGATGACATAGGAAAGATCCGTATAGTTTATATTACTATGTAGCCATTGTATTAGGCCGACACCACTTAGAGGGTATCTGTAATTATTAGTAGGAATACACTTTAATAATAGATTGGAGTTTTGCTGATTTACTTTGATGATATTTACATCAGTTTCATTGCCGGAATATATGTCCACATACTTGCCATTGAAAGAGATGAAGAAGTTGTTTTCTGATATAGTGATTAGCTGGGAGGCATACACGTTCTTCTTTTCTTTACCATACAAACCAGTCCTAACTAAGAACCATTCTGTTCCATCTACAGGGTTTACAATAAATGAGTAACTTTGATCCGCATACAATCGCTTCACTCGTATATAAAATTCCTTGTACATAGGAGTATATGGGATAACTATATATAACCCATTCAATTTTATTTGAGATTCAGGGAGATGCCAAGGAACGGTAATCTCGCCATATATGTATCGTGATAGCCCTAAAGGGTTATCCACCCATTTAAAAAGACGGGTTGTGATCGAATTTTGAGGTTCGATCACAATATCGCCTGTATTTATATTTATTTGAATATCTTTTCTCATTAATTAATTACAAAGCAAAAATGATAATTTACAAATCCTACTGATTTACAGTTTGACTTTTGAAGTAACCGCTATTTAAACCCCAGTATTTAGTATGTATTAAGCCTATTTCGCCCGAATATGGCTATTTCAAACGTAAAGTTTCTCGATCCGCGTGTTGCATCCACTATCCTTACAACAAAATATGTGTCATATCTATCGCAGAGTATACCAAAAATATGTGCCGAATCATCCTGTCCATACGGAGTACCCGTAATAGATACAAAATATTGGCTATGTCCTATCTGATGGTCTATTCTGTAATAACCCTGTGAGGTATTATTACAGCTGACATTACCAGCTCCCTGCCCCCAACTACTAGACACCCCTCCGCCAGCTTCACATCTTCCAGCCCACAAAACACCCGGAGAGTCCCAAACTTCTCCTGCACGCTGAAAAAAATGATGAGGCCCTATTGATCTAATTGCAAATTTACTATTAACATTAGCTAAAATATCTAGGCATACATTGTTTTCCCCGTAGCTGTCAATATTAATACCTGTATTACCACGTCCGTCAGGGGAGCTATCTATTCGCATATTAATAAGCGAGGAATATAATCCTCCTAAAGTTAAAGAGCGCCCGTCTCCACTATCTACTTCAATCCCAAAATTAAAACCAGAAGTTTTAAGCTTATTGCCGTCTATTATCAGATTCCCAATTTTTCCATTATCAGCCTCTATCCTCCCCTTGAACGTATACTTTTCATTAATCGGATCAAGCTCGAAAACCATTTCATCATTCAATAGCGCAAAGATTCCTGTACGTTTTGTTCCATCTTCCTCTATCAAGCAATCTCTTCCCAAGACTATGCCGGTCAATTTACCGGTTTCTTGATCCCTTTTGCCAGAAAATATTTTAGGAGATACAACATATTCGCCTCCTATTTCTGTTTTGTTTTCTACTTTATCCCAATCATTAACCCAATCGGGGAGCAAGCCATTCTGCATATCGTTTTTGGCTTCATCAGAGAAATTATTCCATGAAAGTTTAACGTTCTCTCCGAAATGTACCCCATCCATATCCCAGTAAATCTCACCATCCGCTATGGCCCCATTGCCATCAGCATCAAGTCTCCACTTATGCCCACGAATCCCCTGTGAACTAATGGTTATGTCGCCGGATGATTTGGTAAACCCCGAATTAACTAAGGTTCCTTTAAAGATTGCGTCTTCATTGAACTTCCATCCAGCAATAATAGAATCATTTATAGATGACAAAGAAAATATCGTTTTGCCATCTTTTTGTCCGACCAATTTAGCCTCATGTTCGGTACTGTATAGATATATGCCACTATTTTCTTCAATAGCACTAACAATACTGGACGGGCTTGTCTGGCTGATATCAGTTGTTGACATGTAGATACCTGAAGCGATATCATCTGAAACCAATACAACATGTGTAGAAGCCAACTTCTTTTCAGACATATTCCAGCCTGATATTTGATTTGTAGACCCTAAAGAGAAAACTTGTCTGATCTCATCGCTGGTAATTACTGGAAGATACCCCTCAATTCCATACGAGTTAGCAGATGTATAGAACATACAGACACCGCCTTTCTCTTTAACATAAGATTTATGATTGAATGCGTTGTCAATTTCTTCTAATGTGGAAAGATCAAACGGGCTGATTCCTATATAATGCTTGGAAGAATCTAGTACTAAATAGTCTGAATGCAATAAGTTCTCTCCAAGACTCCAACCGCCTATATTGCCCGATATAGAAGTTATATTCCCTTCAAAGTAAGCGGAGCCATCTCCGTTTAGCCGAACTTTTCCTTTAGAAAATGTTGCATCTCCACCCTTTTGAATAGCCCAAATGATTTCTCCTGAATTATCTTCGACTTTTATAGTTCCTTCAGATAGTATTTTAAATAACCTATCGCTGCTCTGTATTCCTTTGGTATCTATCTCCCAACCGCCAATGTTGCCACCATTTTCATTGATATGAAAAATGTCTTCTCCTTCTTTGTAACCATATATACCGGCAGATGCCGCATCCGGCCCAATATACACACCAGTAAGAGAATTTAAACCAGCCTCATTTACGACTTTTTTCCCTACAAATATTTTTGGAGTAATGAGATAAGTGCTTCCGATAGTTGTCTTATTATTCTCCCAATCCTGTATCCAGTCTAGCATCGTGCTTTCTCGGATGACGGAAAACTGGAAGGTGATGGTGGAGTTGTAGCCCTCGTCGGACTCAATATCAAAAATAAGATAACCACTAACTACATTGTTGGGGATTGCAGTTAATAGAATACGTTTAGTATATTCGTCAATTGTCGATATCTTATAAGCAATGCTGTTATTACTTGATGTTTTATGGGTTAACTCATATTTTGCCTTTTTTTCTCCGCGTTTTAAGGAAATATCGGTATATGCGGAGTTTAATTGTGGGTTATTACCATCGTAATCAGCTTTGATAACACATGTATTTGGCGAAAACGACACAGAGAAAGCATCGTTTATCGCCGATAATGTTATTATGTTTTTTGCAATGTTTACTACCATTTGTCTTTTTATTGAAGAATAGTTGATAGGCTGGGTGATTGGTTATGTCATTTCTTCTTTCGTCAGCAAAGGAAACCATAAAACTTACCGTTACTTAATATTGCCATAATTATATATCTATTTCATTTACATACTCTTTTGGAGCATCTATTTCTATAAAATGCTCTGGTAGCTCTAGCAATGGTTCTGAAAGTTTTTTTCCATTGAGATAATAAGTATATCCCAAATACATTTCAGGGCCGAAGATATTGCTATCGGATACTCTCTGTATGACCTTTCCCTCGGAAGCGATCAAGTGAAAACTAGGAGTATTGTCTCCTATAATAATTTTCCTCTGTTCCATTTTTTATTCATATATTATTTACATATTATTACCAAGTTCAAGGAGAACTCGGTTATTACTTCTTTTGATGAACTCAAATACTTTACAAACAATCTAGTAGCTCCCAATAATCCTGATGTTGGTTTGTCCTATGGAGCGTTTTTGGGATGTGTTAACCTAGAAAGTATAACATTAATGCCAAACATTAAACGACTTGACAATAATATATTTAATGGATGCATCTCTTTAAAACATATTGATATACCAAATACAATACAGTATATTGGGTCTGATATATTTATGGGGTGTACATCTTTAATGACCGTAAATCTTCCATTAGAGTATATGCCTACAGAGTTTCCTAGTGCTATATTCAGAAACTGCTCCTCACTGACATCATTAATAGAAATACCAGACACTGTAACATCAATTGGAATGGCTGCATTTATGAGTTGTACCGCAATGGCTGGTGTCAAAATGTTAGGGAAAACTCCGCCTAGTTTGGGATATGGCGTATTTAATGATACGACATTCCCTATATATGTTCCCCTAGAGGCGGTTAGCGCATATAAAACTGCATCCGGGTGGACCTCTTTGGTTTCTAGGATTGTGGGTTACTAATTTTCTACCAGAAAGACTATGGATACATCTTGATAGCTTATTAACGTACATTGTCGGGGTTTTCATCAAAATCATATTCAACTATTTTATTAGCATAAGCAGACCAGTTGGTGGCGGTTCTATATGTTGACAAACTTCCAACAGGAACGTAGATTGCCACCAAATTATCACCATTCATGGAATATTTTAACGGTTGAACGGTTGGTGGGAGTATTGATTTCATATACGCATATTTAAGTCCTGAACTACCAAATGAAAAATCAATGGATAATACCGAAGCGGGAATCACTATAGAGACAAGGCTTACACACCCGTTGAAAGCGTTACTGGATATGGATTGTAGGTTTTCAGAAAGAATAACGTTGCTAAGTTTTGTGCATCCTCTACAAATGTGTCCTTCTATAGTATCAACTGCATTAGGAAGCACTAAGGACTCCAGCGATGAATTATTAAAGAAACATCCATATCCAATTGTCTTACATGATTCTGGAATTGTTATGGAAACAAGGCTAGTGCATTCAGAAAATGCAGCAGCGTTTATACCTGGAATATTATTGGTGCTTTTTATTGAACTAAAGTATTTGAGTTCATCAAAAGAAGTAATTTCCGAGTTCTCCTTGAACTTAGTACCCAAATTTGTCACTGCCGCAGCCTGGTCAACGGTTAGCTCTCCACCACTGCCCCAATTGCTTACACAAATAGATTTTACAACAGGGTCTTTGAAATCTACGTATGCTACACCGGTCATATTAAATAAAATATGTGGAAAATAGCTTTGAAGGTCATAAAGCATATCCGGGGAGTAATTTGCGCTACAAAGCAGACTTCCGCTCATAACAGGTATAATATCATTGTCCCTGTTCCCGTCGTCATTTATGCCGCAATAACCATCCTCCGCAAGCGCAAGAAGCATTCTCAATACATCAATGCTGTCATAAGCTCCATCAAACCCTTTCACCCTTATATATTTAAGTTGGTTTCCACTTGTAGAACGTATCGTTTGTATATGTTTAAGAAAATCATTATTTGTATCGCAATCTTCAATCCAAAGGTCGGTAATTTCAGCCGGATTATTAACTGTTAATTTTGCGTTAGAGTAGCCGATCATCTTGATCTTACTTGCCCCATTATTATAATTCACTCTTACCAGATTAGAATTCGCTTCCGGCATTACGCTAATAATATCATCTGAATTAATTGATAAGTCGGTAATATCTGTGAAAGTAGATAAGTCTAATACGATCTGGCTTCCTACAAATGCTGCTGTATTGAAGATTCTTAATGTGTCTGGAATGGTGATAGTGTCCAGTGAAGAACAGTCAGCAAACTCATTTGTCAGAGATGTTATTTTAGTATATGCCAGCTCATCAAAAGACTTTATATCGGTTCCTGCAAAAACATTTCCTAGTGCCGTAATATTTTCCATCCGGCTCTTACTCGTACCTGTTCCATCGCCCCACGTAGCAGCGCACAATGCACTTACCAAGCTATCAATAAAGCGGATATAGAACTCTCCACTGATATTTAATTCTAGCTTCTTAAACGTTGCTCTTAATGATTCGACCGTATCTTCATATGCGCTAGAATCAATGTTAAGCGTACCGTCAAGTACTGGAAGGTCATCTTCTCCGGACAACCCTTCGCTACTTAGACCACTATATGTACCGTCAGCTAATTCCACTAACTTTTCCAGTATCAATGAATTCTCGTATGATTCCTCAAAACCAACTGCTCTGATACGTTTAAGAGCATGGGCAGCGCCTTGCCCTTCTTGTGCGTTCATAACATCGACAAGTAACTCCATCGGCTTCATTTTGATGCAGTCAACGATAAAGAAATCACTTAAAACCGGTTTGCATAATTCTATTCCAACCCCATCGTTTGTGAGAAGAGGGTAGTTGGATAATAGCAAGTATTGGTTGTTCGCACTAAATTCAATCAATTCAAGACCGCCACCGGACGGTAAGCGTATCTGGGAAAGAGAGGTTCCATCGGCATGAACTTCTTTTAAGTGAGTACAAGCTGTCAGATTTAAGTTTCCGCTAAGAGTTGCGATATTAGATAATATCAATTTTTGCAAAGACACGCAATTAGAAATTGTCAACGAAGATATAGAAATAGTGATCGGTTCTGTTTTATGCCCAAGGCGTATATCGCGCAACATTCGTCCTTGAATAATCATGGAGCCGGTAACGTTCTTATCATGCCAATCGCCAATATCCTGCAAATATGATGCGCCTTGTATCGCATTCTGCTGGTCTCCGGAACCGGATAATTCAATCTCCATTTCACATACTTCACCGGCCTTCGTTCTTTCACCACGAATAATACTTGTACCGTTCGCGATTGCCGGATACATATCCATTGCAGGTGTTAGTTGGTATTTAATGGTATTTCCGGCTGCACGGACGGTAATGGTGTCTGTTCCGTTTGCAGAGAATAAGCCAAAGGAATATTTCGACATCATGTATAGGATACGTTTCGTCACCCAGCGTTGTTCGGCAAGATAGTGGTCGCCCAAAGACTGAGTGATAGGGTCTGTATCGTTTGAGTATCTTCCTTGGTTGTACGCTAGTTTTCCATATTCATAACAGTATTTTGCATCAGCGTTGAAGGCATTTGCCGGGAAATATTCCTGCGCCTGGTCGAAGAAATACTTCTGATAAAATGCATATATCTTCTCCAAATCATTACCGGACTTCAAACCACCAAGAGTTTGCATAGCTGTCATGGACTTGCGCATATTTGTTATTTTCTCATTTGGGAAAGCAAGCTCCATCAAGTTGAAGAAGTTGTTTGTTTCACCATTCCAGATGGCAGCTCCGGTTTCATCTAGGTCATGTGTTTCAACACTGTATTCTTTATCCGGTAAGCCTCGGTTAGTCGTATCAAAACGGGTATCTGCATCATCCACACGCCAACGCCATCTTGAAGTTTCTGTACCGAAGGAATAAGGATAAGTGTTTTTTGCCCTTTCGTCAGTTCCGGCGTTAAATTCCACGTTATTCATGAAGAATAGGCAGTCTTCAATATCCCAATACGACGGGGCTTCTAATCGGAATTTAGCGATGCGGGCGTTTATAAAGAGGGTGTTTAATTCGTCATTGTTCTTTCCTGTAAGGTCGGAAGCAGATAAACCATAACTATTGTCTACAAGTTGAGTTATCAGGTTAACTTGTCCTTCCCCAATATCGGACGGCATGAATAGCCCTTCGGCTGACTCAAAGTAATAAACATTATACTGGTTTACATCACCTTCTTTCGCAATCCAAAATTCGCAAGGTTCGTTCTTGTAGTTCGCTAGCTGTGCGTTTAATTCGGCTAATGTTCCATCAAAAGGCCGCAATCTCGGAGAGCATTGGTACACGATATTATATGCTGGAATGAACAGAGGAATACCTTCTACAGTACCCTCAGCAAAGTTCCAAGAATTAGCTCCGTTATACTGCCAAGCCTCTTTGTCTTCATTGTAAACGATGTAAGGCTTGTTCGGATTCCAAGGCACACGGAAAAGTGTACATAATGGTGAGTTATCCGAACCTTCAATACTCATCATGTTTGGATAAGTATCTGTATTATAACCGAAAGTGTCAGCATCTCCCTTGTCTGGGCCGAACGTGTACAAACCACGGAAGATATAGATTACTTCCCCTTCATCGTTGATTTGTTTTTCAAAGCAGACGAAAGGAGCTTCCCATACCGATACGCGTACTTTCTCGTCCGCCTGCATCGCTTCGTTCAGGATACCGACTTCACGTACCAGATCGGTATATGAGTTGACCGCACCAATTTTATGTGATTGCATACTGGAAGCATAGTTCTTCTTTGCTGTAAACTTACGCCCGGCTGGAAGATTAGGGGTCATCGCCCATTTTGCCCCGGCTGCCGAGACAGTTCCGTCGGCATAGGTTATCACAGATAGTTTCTTATCCAGCTGATAGCGGGTATTCCATATCCAATATTTCATTGAAGAAGTACCTTGTCCCTTCCCAGTTACGTTACTGATTGTGACATTCCACTCTGGATGATCGTAGAACAAGACTTCAAGATTGCCAACACGTTGTGTTTGGTCAGCCATACTGGGGATAGTGTTATCGAATACGAAGACGTTAAACTGGTCTTTTGTATTCTCAAAATCAATTTCTGAACCATGAGAGTCAAGAATATCATTATCCTCAGTTTCCTGCTGCTTAGAGTCAGTTGTAACCAGCCAATTAATGAGGTTTCTTAAAACCCCCTGGGAGGTCAAGCCTAAGTTGTATTCACGTATGCCATATATATCGACATCGGCATAATCAGAACCTATTATAATGTTTCCAGGGTGAGCAAAGTAATCGTTATTCTCATACGTAAACTCACGGTTTTTTCTGCCATTGATATATAAGATACAGAGGTTAAATTCGCTATGTCCATAAGCATCTGGTAAAATAGTCAACGTTAGTCTTGTGCGTTTGCCTTCAAACGTATGCAAGCTTTGAACATCATCGTTTTTAAGAGACTGTGTGTGCATGATGATGTCGTCAGCATAAATGTTCAGACCGACAAATGAGTCTCCTGAAGGGCTTGATATTGTAATAATTGGTTCTGAGTAGTCTGTTACGTTATCAATCTTATAATCAATTTCAAAAGTTTTACCGGTACGGGCACATTCCGCAGAGAAAGGTGCATAGTTCATCTCCAGTAATGAACCTGCCATTAACCGGAGTGCTTTATTACCATCCTCATCCGATTGCCACCCATCGTTACCCCAGTTCATATTCTCCCAAATACCGTCTATTACAGTGCTGTCGATTTCGTTGATGATTTCTTGTCTGTTTCCTTGGCGGTTAGAACGAGTTTTAGGATTCAGGTAGAATACGGCTCCGGCAGTTGCGGAATATCCTAATGAATTGTTAACTTGGAAGGTCATTGGAGAAGATAACTCTGCACCATCATCGTCTATGATATAGGTAACTATTTCGAAATCAGAATTATCCATAGTCTCAATTTCCATTGGAAATGAGAACGTGTGTTTTGTTGAACAAGCAATACTATTCTCATTGGAAGTGAATACACTTTCGTTGTCTCGCTTAATGGTAAAATGCGCAGAAGTATTAACGTTATCCCCGTCATACATAGTGTAATCAAACAGAATATTTTCCGTCCAGTTGGTAGCTTTTGGAAGTACGTTATTTATCGCTATTAATTTAGCTTGTTCTCCGGCTACCGCACAAATGACATTGAACGAGATCGTTTTTGTCTTAATGGTTCCGTCAGAGTTTGAAATGTATGCAGATATATTGTACACTCCCGTAACCCCTGGATGGATAACGGAGTAATTGTATGCTGTTTCAGTATATACGAATGTACCTAATGGAACCTGATAAGATTCGTTATATCCTTTTCCGGTAACATTGACATACAAAGTTTTAGAGACGTTACCACCGATATTTAGAGGCAAGGTAATGTCACCAGTGTAAGCAGTCCACCATTTGAAATTACTAGCGTCAATCGATAATGATGTTAATTGCACAGTATACACAAAAGCTGGAGTAGTAACCTCCGTTACTTCACCAGTAACCTTTATCATAATGTTGTTAGCACCAGATGTCAGAAATTCTGCTACATCTATATTGATTGGGGAATTGGAATTTATATATATCTGTTTTACAACCACATATTCAGCGCTGTTACTGGTTCTGACGGATATTTCACACTTACCGCGCTCACCTGTGTTTTCGTAGGGCTCATTCGGATTATATCGTTCTTGAGAAATAAAGGTGAAGTTCAAATAACAAGGTTCACCCTTACTTGCGGATATATTCTTACTATCCAGGTTATTTATGATTCGAAGATTTCTTTGAACTCCACCTGCAGCCGCTCCACCATTGATTAGAATATACGAAATAAGGTCGTCAAAGGTATTGATAGCAGCCCCATCGCTTGTCTCACCGGTAGGCAGGAAGGCATTCTTTCTAGGAATCCATATACCATCCTCAGATATCATTACACTGTTATCTTCAGGCTCGTTGGCTGAATCGTCCACGTTTTCAACGTCGCCAAGGTTCTTTACCGAACTTGATTCATTTATTTCCCATACACCTGCACCTTTATATCGATATTCTGTTCCCCTTTCTCCTTCCTCTGCCACGTAGACAATACATCCGGGGTCAAGACGTTCCTCTGGTATAGCATCACGTTCAGCGATTGTGTTGACAGTCTTATAGCCACCTTTTCCATACTCTGAGAAATGTGTTGGGTATTTGTCGATGTCTGTGAATGGTAGAATAGGAGATGAAATGTTTGTGCCTTTTAAATCTTTCATTTAATTTCAATACTTAGGATTCCGGTTTGGATTCCGTTTAATCTAAAAATTGTATAGCTTTCAGTGTGCCCGTATGTGTTTGTAATCTGGCGAATCTCTTCATTCCAGTCGGAATTTCTTAGTCCAGATATCCAAAATTGGATGCCGGAAACCATTGATGTTGGGATAATATAGTAGGGGTATTTGCCACCAGTACAATCAAAATCAGTTGCTGATTGAGTTCGCTGTGCCCAGGTAGAGGTTAATGCTAAAATCTGGCTATCTGCAATTGTATCGCTATTAAGCACTCCATAGTATTTATTCAATCTAAATGATGCGGATACACTTCTGGAAGCGCTTACCCCGCCCGATACTGCAGTTAAGGTATAGTTCGTTGAAGAAGATACGCCGAAGTATTGCTTAGTGCGATCATCAATAGGAATAGCTTCCCCGTTAATGTTTTGTGAGTTTACTTCGCGGTCATATGCCCAGTTCAGGTTTACATTCACCGATTGCCCAAGCTCATATGTCCCTCCTCCAGTAAACGATGTTATGGAGAAGGGGAATACTTTGGCCATCAACGATTGAATGTCCTTTTCGTTTGTGTTTATTTGTTCTACGACTTGGTTGAATTCGTCAGCGGAAAGCTTTCCTTCTGGTGTTTTTCCTTGATTCTCAACCTTGTTTCCAAATTCTAATGCCATTATTTTATGTTATGAAAATACTACTGGGAATGGGTATGGGAATGCGTTGTTGTTTTCTTTGGCAATCAATGCGCAAGCATACATGTCACTTCCTGAAATATTATAGTTTAATTCAATTGACTGTTTTGTTGTGTCTATAGCCTCCTGGATAATATTGCCTTGCGAGTCAATAATCTCTTCCCACCATCCCACTACAGGATTATCAATGTTCGGAAGAGTGTATTTTTCCCACTGGAAGGTAAAGTTTTCGTTGATGAAGTCTTGATCCAATAGTTTTCCCTGATAATACACATTAGCGTTAATAATAGTGCTACAGTCCCCATTTTTAAAGGACTTTCCACGTGAGGATTCCAGTTCTATACTATATCCGATAACATACAGCTTTTTAAGAGTAATAGTAGAGTAGAACACTTCTTGGTTTGCCGTAACTTCATATTTTATAGTTAGGACATTTTCTTTATTCCAGTATTCACCATCTGGCGAGATTGTGATTGTTTGTCCTGTTTCACTTTCAAATAAATGATATTTATTATTATACAGGTAATACCATTTTCTATCGCTTTCTTGCGCTACATTGCTTTCTATTGCAGAAAGTTCTATTGATTTTGGATAACAGTAATAAGAATCTGGAGAGGTGTCGCCGATCATCATAAAGGCGTCTGTCCCGTCTATAGATACGCTTTTGGTTTGCAATTCACTCTTAACCTCATCATCAATATTTCCCCATCCGACTGTTACGTTATCTCCAAATCTGACATCCCCATCCTCATCCCATTCTATATTTCTATTTGCCAGATAACCGGAGCCGTCTTGTCTAAGAAGCAATGACTTTGATCTTGTACCAATACTACCTTCTCCGTCGTAGTTCAATTGTAGCAATGGGTTCTGAATGGTTCCTCCGATACCTCCACGATTAAACCAAGCCCCATAGTCTTCGGTTATATTTAGAATAGAATCGGTAGGTTGGTATTGTGTGGCGAATTCACCGGATTCAAGCTGTGGGGCTGTAAATAAGAACAAGTCCTGTTCTGTTTCTGATTCATTGAAAGTTGGAGAAAGGGAGATTAATAGCTTTTCTCCAGGCGTACCTTGTAATAAATCGAAAGAGACGTTATGTCTGATCCATTGGCATGTATCTTTGTTTTCTACGATAAACGATCCGACTATATATCCATTTTGAGATATGTTTATTGTACATGAATTAAAGGCATATATCCAGCATGAAAAACAATATTTTTTATTGATTTTATTGTTTAACCATTCTTCGGATTGTGCTATTAATGTGATTGTTATATTGGATTTATATATATGTCCAATACCAGTAGGAGAGGAGTGTCCTGTTTCTTTTTCCACACTGGAGGTAAAAGATGCATCTAGCGAATTAACGAATACATTTCTGTGTATTTTGCCGGCATAGAATGTTGAAGCAAATCCATTTTCATCTCCAGCCGTTAACGTTCCGGATATGTTGACCGACTTTGAAGCATACAATTTTTGCAAATATCCTCCATAGCCACTTAATCTTCCGAATACAGGATCAACAATACCGTTCATCTTACCGATTCTGACATGAGATGCATTAGAGAAAGTTCCTACACTTGACTGGAGGATGATATTAAAGTCGGCAATCCACACTTCGTCATCTTCAGTTAGGCTGTCATTGATATTGAGAACAAAAGACCTAAGATGTCTCCCAGACCAGTCTACGGTAATCGTGTGAAGCTTATACTCCCATTCTGTAGAAACTTCTGTTTGGACTTCTCCATCTACTCTGGAACCATCTGAATATCCCAGCGTGCCGGTTATGTTGTATAGCTCACGGCTTGCTTTTATCTTATATGACACGATTACCCTGTCAGGATTCTCTACATACTGGTAAAACTCTTGTTTTAGACCAATTACTCCATCGTATAAGTCGCTGTTTCTGGTAAGATGGCATATTCTGTTTACGTCGTTATCAGATTTGATGTACTCCGCTTCTACATACCCAGAACCTTCAATTATATATTGTCTGGTAGAATCAGAGAAATCAGGGCTAGCAATACTTTCCGGGTAACAAAAGCTCATGTTTTTCCCAATTCCATCGATAACATCCATATATGGAGACTGGGGGGCCGTGGCCGTAAGGTGTATCGCTCCGGACCTGTCTTCATCAAATAAGTTAGCTACCCTGATGAAATCGAGTATTTCGTTACTCTGTGGAGCATTACCTTCCAGAAGGGCTCCTATGAAATAATGTCTTTCCTTAACTACCTCGTCTTCTGTAATGCTGTCTGTTCCACTTGAAAGTACGCACATAAGCGTATATACAATATTATTCCCGTCTTGATACTGCCTTCTTACAATATCTCCAGTCCTTAATCCTTGTATCTTTTTCGACTCCGGGTCGATGGAAACCTTAAATTTCTTATAATTAAATACTGCCATTATGCAATTTCTTCTACTAAGTCACCTGAACAAGAATCACTAACCCAAAGAGCACCGTTTGTCGTATAGCTTTTTTGCACTTCCATCTCATACACTCTCATTTTCTTTCTAACGGTAATGCTGTCAAATACGGCTTGTATTCCGCCATATAGTTTATCTTCCCCAATTAGCCATCCATGTCCTAGGAAGCCGCTTGAAAAATTAAAAGAGCTAAGAGTGCCTGAAAAGTAGGAGTTACCGCTATATCTTATGCCGTCAGTTATCCCTTCCAGAAATATATTATCGTCAAAGAATAGTGCATTTTCTATGAGACGAGTTTTATATCGTTCACTTATAATTGAAAAGCCGTCAGACTCTACCGGCTTGTTGAATGTGAAGAACTCTGCGCCGGTATCAAAATTGAGGCTGGCAGACCAAGATTGACTCTGATCTTTAAATAAGCTGGTGGTTTGAGCGTAATATATTTTGGACTCAATATATTCAGATACTGGAAGTTCCCCTTCTATGTGAATATAGGGCATCATTAAGACAGCTCTTTGATTCACATCGTCAGCATACAGTGCGGGTCCATTAGCGTCTCCCAACCTTATTTTCTTCAACGCGATAAAGCCACAATCTGAACCGGACTTATAATACGTCCACAAAACATCCGGAGCTGCATTACCACATCCGGCACGGAAAGAGTTCGGAAAGTAACCGTCTCCGTCCTTTGAGATTATCGTGTATGCGGAGTTGTGGTTCTTTATTCCAGTTTGTAGAGCTATGGCCAGTGTTGCCGCGTCATTGACACTATCCCCTAGATTAATAGTCTTTCCTGGAGCACAAAATGAAATAATATCGTTTGTGCCATTTCTTGCTTTGATAACATAAGTGTCACCAACCCTTATTCCATATCCTGCCAATAAAGACAAATCAGAAGCCAGTAATATAGAAATCTCTTCATCCTCTGTTATGTTGGAATATAATAGTTTTTCTCCTTTTATACCTAATTTAAAGCCATTTAAGGCGTTTAGTTCATCTTTTAGTATAACTTTGCCTTCAACGGTCATATTGCCGTAAATAGAAGCGTTTTTCATGCTCCAGTCGAAGTCTTTGGTGTTCGAGTTACCACTATGGTAGAACTCTTTATCATCGAAGAATATACCATCCTTATTAATCTTCAGGCTATCGAAATATAAATCTCCGTTAGCATAAATATCTCCTATAAAATTCATTTTGTCATAGGAGAAGTTCAGCATTTCATCGGCATGGTATATGATTCCCCTGTCTTTCAAAGATATACCTTCTTTGCTGATATCTAATCGTCCATATATGTAGGCAACTGGCTGGCTATCATAATGTGTCGTTTCAAAGATGGCTCTCCCGTCGTATCCGGCTTTAAACCCGAATAGTGCATCAAATTTATCGGTTGTAGACCCACCACCTCCAATTCCTTCCCCAAGAACACTGACTATTGAATCTGACCACATATATGCAGAGTTCTTCATCAATATGGTAGCATACTCCTTCATGGTTTCGTTGATAGCTTCTGTATCTATTTCGCCATCTTCGGTCAATGGAGGGTCGGAAAAGTCAGGGGAATCTACTTCGTTGGCTGATACCATTCCCTGGTACAGCCTTTTATATAGAATATACAAAGATGACTCTTTATCAAGGTCTTCTTCGATAAAGTTAAGTTTCGCTTCTGCCATTATTTGCGTATTTGAACTTTTTCAGTCAAGAACCCGGAATGAGAATTCTTGAATGAATTAATTTTAGATTTAAGTGCGACAAATTGCGCCATATTCATAGGTGGCTGGGGACCTAGCTGGGTGGTGGTCTTGATTTGGCTTATATAATCCAGCATATCCATCAGGATAGTGGCTAGCTCACCCCCTAGAACTGCATCGTCAGTACTATCTTTTCCACCAACATATACCTTTGTGTCTTGGACTTCTACTAAGGAACCTCCGAATTTAATTGTCGAACTTTCTTCTCCGGCAGTTATTTCAGAGTCACCATGTATAAGAGCGATTTTATCCGGATTAATGGTTTGTGAGCTTTTAACTTCTTCTTCAAACATGACTTCCGATACAATTGCGTCCTTTGTGTATGTGGTCTTAGAAGCATTTCCTGTCTTTTCCAGTTCGTCAATATCTGGAGAATCGGGATCGCTATCGTCAAACTTTTCTCTTTCAGACACACCTACGGTAACTGTTTCATGCGAATCTAGCTGGATAATGTCTACGTGGGAGTACATGGAAACATACTTGACTTTTGTTTCCGGATCAGTCACCATTACTACTTCGGAGTATAGCTTAGGAATGATAACCATGCTTTCCAAGTTGTTTTGGATGGCACTTAAACGAACCCCTTCGTGGTATCCGGTCCTTGCTCCGGAATCTCCCCATTCAACACTGGAGTATTCCTGTACGTCAATAGTCCCGGTTAAATCTCCGTCAGTATGTATCTTTGCAACAAATCCGGATATTCTTTGAGTGTCATATACCACCCCATTACCATTAGCAACAGAGTGGAGTGCTATTTTTTGTATCGCGTCCCGTATTGATTGATTATTTCCTAACTTATTTGTGTTATTCATTATTTGTCCGACTTTTTGCTAGCTATTTTATATGGAAGTTTAATTGTTTGTCTAAAACCATCTGTGCTAAATGTAGTGGTCACTTCTTCCACTAAGTAATAGCCGTTTTTGTCTGGAAAGCGCTTATCTACGAGTTCCACCTTTATTCCGGACTTTAGCTTTAAATCCCCAAACAATGTAAGAGAACCGTCAATGCCGTTCATATTATAGCTTTCAAAGTGCTTGATGGCTTCTTCCAGTAATTCGTCATTGGAGCCTCCAATTTTTTTGGACATATATGGAATCACGGTATAAATACTTAAATCAACATGCTTTGCCCCACCCATAACTTTTGCTCCGAGTCTCTGGGCCTTTTTTGATAGCTTGGTTTCATTGAGGAGGCGGTATTTTTTTGAATTAGGGTCTTGAGAATCATATTTTAGATTTTTTATTATTGTAATCTTGTAGAATTTTCCGTCACTTCCCATGCGTTGAGCTTCCACTGCTAGGAAATCTTTATTGGTATTCATCAATGTCAGTCCGTCCTTTGCGACATGATAACTGAATAATATTTGTGGTATTTCGCTACTGTCATCTCTTAAAATGGAATCTTTTCCTATATTTGAAAAATATGACCTGCCAACAGCTATGTGCGGTACTCCATTATAGTCTTTAATAAATGTGTACAACCTCATTTTATTCCAAGTCGTAAATACATCCGCAACTGTCAGGTCTTCTGAAATCCCTACTTTTCCAATGTCTATCTTACACGACTTAGTATCTGGATGAAGGTCTAATCCGGAGTCTTTTAAAAGCTTCCACTTACCATCCTCTGCAAACAAATCATTGACTGTTTTATTAGTTCCTTCAGCTATCTTCGGACAGGTAATCTTTTTCAATCCACTGGCAAGATTCTCACATTCAATCTCAATAGGAGTGGAGATACTGCATTTAGTAATGTAGCCATCGAACATTGTGGTTAGTGCTTTTTCGTATTCCGTCAACTTGGAGCTGTCATTGAATATTGATTTGCCGTTGTTATCGATTTTTGTCAATGCAGCAACCTTTGGGTCGGTAGTGTATCCCAGCATGATTCTAACACGGTTCCCAACCTGGAAGTGACTAGTCTTAGCGAGTTCCGAGTTGGTTGTAGTAGTTATTAATATACCGGTATCGTCAATCAAAGCATCTACTCCGGTAGATATTTCAACTGCATTTTCAGTCGTTATCGTCTTTTTCACAACTGTGCCCCTGGGAAATTTCACAGAAGCTTTGGTTATTAGTTTTTTGTACGTGTCTTCGATCTCTATGTTTTCCACCTCTGATATCAATAACGTATTTTCTCGCTTAGGATCATCTTTGGCATTCTTGATATCTTCTATTTTCCAGATCTTAATAAGACACACAAGTATGTGGAAACTGGGTTGTAGTGCAATTTCTGCCATTATATATTGAGAACTAAAGAATCAATACCAAGAGTTGTAACAGAAGAAACATTGCCGGCAATTGAGCTAAGTTGTTTCTGTAAAATGAGTTTATACCATTTGTCTTTCTCTGCTTTGAAGATCTCGTTATTGATGGTGTTTATTGTATCTGCTTTGATTTCCACATCCTCATCCGGCTCGACCGCTACACAACTGAAGCTATATGGCTGCACGTTCTTACAATCAGAGTTACCCATACTGTATTCTTTTACTATTATTCGATTGACATTGAATTGCTTAAAGAACAAATGGTTTACATTGATAATTCCCCCATGTTGCATTATCTGGATGAATTTCTTTACATCATTTTCTGGATATACACCGGCTGTATCGCTGACAATTCTCCCAGATATCTGGAATGTCAGATCACCACCGGATATGAGTTCTTTTCGGGTATAGTCTCTTCCTTGTACCTGGGAGAGAATTAGGTTTTTAGAACTCTGTACAGATACGCTGGCGGTTAAGTCTATAAAACACACAAGGCTTGTCTCAAAACTTTCCGTTTCTGCACTTATGGCTCCATATTTATCAGCAGATGATTTAGAAATTTCCACACTAATTTTAGTGTCTCCTTCATAGTAAATCATAAGTGCCTCTGGAACACGATTACCATATTTATCCTGAGCAACATATTTACCTACTACCCCTAAGCCTGATTCAATCGCTTCACCTTTCTTAATCAGTGTTTTTCTTTGGGATTCCTGTTGTGAAAGAACCTTATCGCGCTTTATTTTGTCTTGATAGCGTTGGTATTTAGGAAATAATGAGTTTACAGTCTGCTCAACAAATTGTGCGGCAGTCTGCTTGGCTACATGTACTAGAACGCTTTTATATGACCTGTTATTGCGATAAACTAAGTTACCGTTTTTCTTTCGAAGATATCGGTAACTAACGTTTCCTGATAAATTGACTCCTTTGTTTACAGAAGAGAATTTTAAGTCTGACCAAATATTATCTGTTATCATTATGAGTGAAATGTTGAATCGAAATCATGTACTACATCAATTAAAGCTTGAGCTAGTTGTTCTTTGAGGTTGTCAACGGCTACTGCATTATCTTTGTTGGATAAGTCAACCTTTTCTACGCCAAGCAAGCTTTTTATATTTACTATTATTTGTTTGGGGGCAGCAGAACTGGATTTATACTGGGATTTGTAATCCAATTGATTTCCTAAGCTGCCGCTGTTCTTGTACCCGTCTTCAGTGGTAGGCTTATATACATTTCCGTTTTGGTCTACCCATTCGTTTGAGTGTGAATATGTGTATTTTGTGCCATCAAACTCCTTTTCATCCCCAGGCTGTGGGTTGGTGGATATGGATGATTTGTTGAAATATTTAAAACCAGAATTGTTTATTATTTGCTTTATCAAATCACTTAATCCGTTTCCGGCCTCCCCTCCAATTTTTTTGACGATACCAGCTATTTTTTGCTTTGCTTCGGCAAACATGGTGTCTATCTCAAAAACAGTTAGACCATTTGGGGCAGTTCCACGCTTTCCGTCTTTTGACAATCCCCAATTACCGAACCATTCATCAGTAAACGGTTTACCGTATTTATTATCAAATATAGCAACACCCTGGTCTGCCAAAACTTTATATACTGGTTCCAAAGGCATTTTGTTCCCCTTCTCTTTATAGAGTCTGGCCATATCTTCGATGTGCTGAAATACTTGCCCTAACGACCCCTTCATGGCGTTTTCTATAGCGACTCCTTGTCCATATAAAAAGTGATACCCGTATTTTTGGACATCCGCTTCGGTCATGTTCTCTTTCGCTACAATGTCAGTTGTCCATAATTCAGAACCGGGCTTAGCTTGACGAAGTATATACTTTTTATATTCTCTAAGATTATTTCTTAGATTATGTATATGCTCTGGGTCATAAAATGCAGAAAGCGCCTCGTTGATCTTCTGGCTAATTAGTTCTGTTGTTGGTGAGTTTTCTTTTGTACTGTAGCCTTCACCAAACAGTTGTTTGGCGAAAAGAGTAATATCGTTAATATCAGAATCTTCAACAAAACCACCTCTCCACCAGCTATAAGAACGACTTCCTATTTTTTTTTCATTTAGAAAGACAGATGATAAATCATCAGATCTTATAAAATCTTTAACTATTTTGCCTTTACTGTCTAAAATACCACCACTTGTTGCGTGTATATATTCCACAGGACTAAACCATCTTCCCCAGAAACTATTTAGCGCATTTGTACGCTCAATCTGATCCCTATGTGAATCCGCATATTTTACCTTATCACTCCCATATGCCCCACTTTCCAGCATATTTCTCTCTTTAATGAGTTTAATATGCTCTGATATTGACTCATTGACGCTTAACTGGTCATTATATACAATGGCCAGGTACTTATTCATCTCACTGGCATGTTTAGAGATGTTTAGCCCATTAAAAGTGTCAAATATCTCATTCGTGTCAGCTATTTGTGCCTTTATTAAGCGTCTTGTGTCTTGAATCTGATCGTAAGCTAAAACGCCGGCAATTCCTAATGTGGCTGCAATTTGTGTTATTAGGCCAGCATTGTTTCCTAATTTGCCTAGGAATGTGTTTTTTTGGATTTGTGACTGAGGGTCGTTTACATTTGCTCCACTCTTTCCACCACCAAAAAAAGCCTTTACTTGCCCAATACGTTCTGGAATCGCTGATCCCCAAGCTCCAGCCGTTTGCCAGAAGTATTTACTAACATTGACAATAGCTTTGATTGCCTTTATACTAGCTAAGATAGGAACGAGGTACATCTGTAACTTGAAAAACTGTTTAATCATCGGTTCGAACGTTCTGTACCATGATGCCATGATTGTCGTGAACTTTTTGACAAACTGTATCATATCTAAAAAGGCTCTTCCAAGTCCCTTTATCGTTTCTATAGCTTCAGGCGTTTTTAGATAGTCAATAGTGTCTTTCAGAAAGTTCTTGATAGAGTTCTGTAAACCTTCGAAAGCTTGTAACCCATCTTCAGTAAAAGCAGACGTTAACTGTGCCCATAGCCCTTGAACTGTATTTTTCTTTTCTTCTGCAAGTTTATGTGCCAGACCTTCAGATAAGAAGTTTTCGTAAATAATCTCATTCCATTTATCAACATTTGCAGCAAGAGCTACAGCACCTTGTACGGCTGTTTTATGGAATAGGCGATAATAAGCGTCAGCTCCTAAATCTTTATCTTTTAATTCCTGAAAAATTTCTGGCAGACTCTTGAAATTGCCTCTGGAATCTTTTCTGTTTACACCTACAGCTTGCCATGCCTCATTCTGTTTTCCAGTAGGATTGATAATATTTGCCGCAATTGTACGCATAGTTGTACCCGCTTGGGAAGATTTCACACCAGCATCTCCTAAAATACCAAATGCTGCGGTCGCTTCTTCAAATGGGATATCAGCTGCATGAAGGATGCTACCAGCATATTTATACGCTTCAGCAAGCTCCATTAAGGTAGTGTTAGACTTGGTAAAGGTCATCGTCATGATATCAGCGACACGACTAATATTTTTTGTATTTATACCATATGAGGTCATAATATTAGTAACCACGTCGGCGGTTTCTCCAAGGTCTGTATCACCAACTAAAGCAATATCTGATATAGGTCTAATTGAGTTATTGATATCTTCCAGATTAAAACCGGCCATTGCTAGGAATTTAGACGCATCAGCCACCTGTGGAGCGGTAAATTTAGTCTCAATACCTACGTTTCGGATGATACTGGACATTTCCTTGAATCTTTTGTTGAAATTTCCTTTATAGTCATGAGTTTGAAGGATATTCCTGGTTGTTGATAGGATATTATCATATTCAGAGGAGTCCTTTAGCACGTTCCCCATTAATGTTCCTAAGCCAGAAAGACCATAAGCTACTCCCATGCCTTTTAACATATCCATATGTCCAATCCCGATAGAATTCATTCTAGCGTCACCCAGAACTTTGTATCCCAGGTCTTTACCACCACCTTTACCGGAAACAGTTCTGACTTGTCTTGTTTGAAGCATAGGTGCTGATATAGGTATAGTCCCTACAGTTTTCATGGACGCTTTAATCTGGTCTACTTTTTTAGACACCTTATTTAACGCGTTCATAGCTGCTCCAGTATTCACTTTAAGAGTATATGAAGGCTTAAATTTAGATTCAAGCTCCTTCATTTGCGCCAATACGGTAGCGGGCTTTCTGGGGGCTCTTTTCTTGGTTATTTCTCCGGTTGTAGCACCTCCAGCGGCAATACCCTTGACAGTGCTTTGTATTGTCTTGATTTTGGTAAGAAGAGAGTTAAGTCTCTTGTCCGCTTCAGTCGTTGATATGTTTATCTTATACGTCTGTCCCGTCAGTTTTGCCAGAGAATTTGCGGTAGAATTGATTGTTTTAGCCAACTCATTAAATGGTGCTGTACATGCTTTTAATTGAGCTGTTGCTTCCTGAAAGGCACGTATGCTATCCAACGCAGACTGGGAGTTCACCCGTATGTCATAGTCTACTGTATATTGTTCAGCCATTTGTACTTGTTTTATATGTTTTTACTTCTGAAGAATAGTGGTAGTGAGTGTTGATAGATTTAAAAAAGGCTTATAGCTACCAGAATAGTAGTTACAAGTAATAACAGACTATTCTTCTATTAGCTATGAAAGAAGTCCTAGTGTTTTTGTTTGTTGCGCTCTAATCTGCTGTGCATCTAGCCAAGCAGCGTCGTTTGATAAAATTGCAAACTCTTCATCGCTTAATGAGTCAATATCAACCCCTGGGAAGTAATGCCGTATATAGATGACTCTGTGCCTAAAATACTGATTATCCTTGACCTCCCAGGTCTTTATAAATTTGCTAACTGCCCGTTACGAACTTTGATGATTTTGCCAATTTGTCCCATCAAACCAAACAGGAACAATGAATCATCATCAATAAGTTCTTTGTCGCCAGCAATGAAGCAATCTGTTGCAAGAGTTCGCATAGCTACTGCCTGGTTCGACTCCATTGCACTCAGGTATTTGCTGAATACGGTAAATGGCGGCTGTTTGAAATACCCCACATAAACCGGCTTTTCGTCGTACTCATCGCCGAATACGATAATCGGGTAAATCTGTTTTAGTTTAGGGTTATCTTTTCTCAAAGATTCCACTTTTGCCTTGATATCGGCTGTTACTTTTCCGAGAATTTCTTCTTGTGTTAATGTTTTGTCCATAACCTTAATTTTAATTGTTTACTGTTTTACTAATGAATAGCTGGGGGCTGATGGAAGGGTTTTATTATAGACAGAAAAATTAGAAATATATCGTGTGTGTTAAGACTTGATGTAACATAAAAAGCCCGCCTAGTTAAATCTAAGCGGGCTTTTATTATAGTAAAATAAATATTTCGTAACTAAGACAATGGGGCGATTTGTCTTTTAAACAAGGTTTTCTGTAAACGAGGCATAACACTATTATCTATTAAGCCTTTGTTTCTTGCAAAAAAACTATTTGCAATCTTTACATAAGAAGCATCCAATGAAATTTTTCTGAATGAACTAAAGATCAATTTTCCTTTTTGAAATTTCGCCGCATAAAATCTATCCTTCAATCCATTATTCATCAAAAAATCAAAAAACACTTCTGCATCCGAAGATTCTTTTCGTAAATCCTCAGCAATTTCATTCCAATAATCATTGGGACGCTCCCATGTTTGAAAGATAACAAGTATCTTGTCACATGTTAGTTTTACATAAGTGTACATTTTCTCTTCCATATTAATCCCAATTTCTGCAAAGATTACTCATTGCTGTTAAGCAATCTTTGACAATTTCTATACTTTCATCATAACTTAAAATTCTGGACGTTTCAATAGTGTCATCTATATGAAAAGTCCCGTCTCTATGCTTCTTAAATAAATTATATGCATCTTCCAGATATTTACAAGTTAATTCATTTGCGAAGGGCTTTGAATCGTTGTGAAAAACGTACACTCCACGCTTTTTCTTAAAATATGTCCCAAAGTCTTCAAAGGCACCGCATTCTTCTATTATTCTTTTTTTCATCAACCCTTCAAGGACCCTCAGTGCTGGAAATGCATATGGACTATAATCTTCTAATGATATAGGCCTGTTTATTAATAACAGAGATGATGATAATATTGTTCCCAATTTGCCTTCTATATGCTCATAATTCTCTGGTATATGCTTCTTTATATCTTCATCAATAATTTTAGTTTTCCCTACTTCAACAGCGAATAATTCCTCGATGTTAATATCTCCTATTAATCCTGTAGTCTGACAGACTAAATCGATAAATATTGGCGATACTCTACCTTGTACATGAAAAGTTCTATTTGTATAATAGTAAACGGAAGCCTCGTCTTTATATCTTCCTTTTACTTTATATGCATATTTTTGACGCTCGTTATGAATCTCTTTTTCTTCAACAGAATACCCAAAACTTTCATCTCTAAAACAATCGATTAATAACAAAAAGTCACTTTCCTCAACTTCAACAGCTTTAAAGTCTTTTCTATCTGCATATTCTAACTTCGCTTTTTCGATTAATAGATCTTTGCATTTATTACAAATGCTGTGATGTGCAGGTGTTCCTTCTGTTCTAAAGGAAACTTGTCCGCCATTAACAATATAGCATCGTAATATACTTGGTTTTTTATCGCCTGTTTTAGAAATTTTGATTACTCTCTGCTCTTCTGTTGGAGTTTCAAAAGATACGTTATAATTCCCTTTTAAACTAGCTCCAAATTCCTCTACAAGAGACTCAATTCGTGGAATATCTAGTGAATATCGTATATTCTTAACCATGTAAAAAGCTGTTTTATAGATATTTTGGGTAATTTGTGAGGGCAAAGATATATTAAAAAACGCATATAGCTTAAATTTTATTGATATTTTATCGTTATTTGTATATATTCTAATTACGGTAATACGTTTAATCTGCAATGATTATTGGCTAGAAATAATGGTTAGATTATTTTGTAGAACGAACTTATGCAGCATTTTATTTATATGTAAAAAGAAAAGCGTGAGATTTTATTCCCACGCCTTTCCAAAAGATTATGAATCACAATTAAACAGTCGTAGAAAGCACAATCTCAAACGGGTTGAGATCGAATTCTTTTGTAATGTTTGTGTCGTCTTGCTGTGTTTCCATACCATCTTCATTGAATAGACATCCTTTTAGGGTTACTGTTTCAGTAGTCCAATCGGATGAACCCATTTCATTGGCAAATGAAATCACAAGGTCAAACTCTCCCAGATTCATTAACGAACCTAGGGCGGCTCGTAACTGTGTTTGCGTGTTGTAGTCCATTGTGATGGATGCTGTGTATTCGGTATTGCCAAATCCGCGATTAACAGGCTTGCCTCCCAGTCCATAATTAGGCTCTACTTTGCGCTTGATATTCCACTTGATAGCGGAAACTCCCGATAATATAGTCGGGTTTGCATTAGCTGATCCAGTCAGTGCCGGAGCTGTCAACTCCACTTGTGACCAGCTATATGCTACGTTATTAATTAATGTCGGCATTTATTTTACTTTTTAATGGAAAGACCTTCCGTTACTTCGATTGTAGTTGCAGTTCCAATAGGAACGATAGTGTATTTGATGATAACCGTGTCATTGGTAAGCACATTCTGATTTGTTGGTACTGATACACTATAACCGCTAATTTCTTCCGCAGTCTCCATTGCTTTTAAGATATCCGATACTTTATTTTCAAAGATCGTTCTTTGGGCGGCTGACAAATATCCGGTTGAAGGATCTACTTTGATAGGGGAGTTTACGTAAGGAAGCAGAGCATTTCTTACAGAACGGCGAGACTTATTGATAACTCGGTTTCTGGAAATGGTTCTGTAATCTCCATTAGAGCAAGTCTTGTCCTTGGAGAAGTAGATATGACCTTCCAGCCCATTATATTTAATCAGGAATACATATCCCAGGTCGTCCAAATTATCTAGCTGTGAAGCAGATAGAGAGGAATACTTAGTTGTGCTTGTCATGTGCCCGTCTACCAATGTCGCATCTCCGAATCCCATTTCAATATCTGGGAAGCATCCGATCAGGTCGAACTCCTGTACCCATGCAAATGATTCGGCTACACTAGCGATTGCTAAGCAACCAAGAGAAGCACCGACAGTACCTACAGGTGTGCATGAGTCAAGACCGCATTGCATTGCAGTTACGTCCGCGTCCAAGCCTTGTCCAAGAAGAACTGTAACGTAACGTGAGTCAACAATGCAAGAAGGAATCATGCTCATTGTAACTTTTAGGTTAGCGTCAGACATTGTGGCTACTTTAGCTGAGTTTGCAGATAGGAGAATGCTTAATGGGGAATTGTAACTCTTTGCTAGATCTTCTGCTACAGACTGCAAATCTTTTACGATTTGAATACTGTAAGTTGGAGCTGCTTCGTCTGTAATTTTCCAGAGGTTCTTTTCTGTCCATACACCCAACTGGTTAATAACCCCGTGTGCTGCTTTCTGCATATCGACAATTGCATTCCAATTGGAACCACAATCCGCAAATGCGATAAATAAGCGACCGGAACCTCCTGCTAATGTGAAGAAATGCTTGATATGGTAATAGGGGATACCCATTAGCAAATCTTTGCTTACGTCTTCGCTGTCCACTTCGCCGGTATATTCTGTGATACCCAGCTTCACAGCGTCATCTAAACTGTTCAATTCAACTACACTGTCTTTCAGTGTTTCAGCCAAAGCCAATCCTGCACCTTTAGTCCAGAAATTCTCTTGCTTTGAGATATCGAACAGCATTCCACATACCTTCTCTGTCGATGTGGACGTATTGTTACTGATGTTCCCATCAGTGTCATTCATGATAACATCACCTAATGCCATTGTTTGTGTTTATTTTGATTTGTAAAAAGGATTTTTGTAAAGAATAGCGTTGCCTCTTACGCTTTGAGAAGCGCTGATAGAATATGCGCCCCCATGTTTTCCAATGTAGAGTGATTTTTCATTAGGATACAATTCCAGGACACGTAAAGCCTGTTCTGGAAGTTCCTCGTTTTCACCTCCTGTTGCTTCCTCTATCACTTCTTTTTTGCGAGTTTTAGGCTTGTCTTTAGGTTTTTCAACCTCTTCAGTTTCGTTTTTTGGAGGAGTTCCCGTTACTTCTTTTTCTGTAGCTGTCTCTACCGGTTCTTGTACCTCGGCTAAGGGAGCTGTCTCGTCATGTATTTTTGTCTGTACTTGCTCTTCTGATTGCACAGCGCTTTCTTCTTTGTTTTTCTTTTGTGCCATAACCTTGATTTAATGAAATTTGTCTATTAAAAAGAAAGGGGAGAAGAGTATGCTTATCTCCACTCCCCTTGGCTAGATATTTGTTCTGTTTGCGTTATTGTCCGTCTACTACGCTTTCTTTTTGTAGGTAGTCCATACGATAATTTCACCCGGAAGAACAATGTTAACGTCAACCTTCATGCGCATCTGGAAGAAGTACAATTCAGAGTTTGCTTGCAGTTGTTCAATCTTAACAGATTCCTGGTCGGTAGCATAGTCAACACCCATCCAGAGGTTTGAGTCAAGCCCTGTGGTAAACTTGCCTAATACGATAGTCTGTTCAGTAATACCGTTGATAACGATTACTCGTTTACCTTTGAATCTGTACTTGTTAACATCCGCATTTTCTGTGTACTTAACATCCTTAGAAGTCAGGTATTGATCGTATAGATCCCACAGATCCCATCCCATCACGAATGAAAGCTTGTTACTCTTACGCAACTTCTTCGGACAAGCGCGATACATGGCGTACAGAGCTGCTTCAACCTGTGCTCCGGTAGTCATTGCTGTATCACCAGCTACGATTACTTGACCACCAGCTTTTTCGTTAGCATCCGTAGTGTTGATGTTGTCAATTACGCGAGCGATGAAGCCGTCGAAATATTTCATCGGACCTGCTTCTGTTTCGCCACCGATTACTGTGTTGTCTGCACTGTCTGATTCGATATCTGAACGAGTACCACCCTTGGCTGCTCCCCAGATACAATCACCCAGATAAGAATCTTTGCGGTCGATCAGTAGGCGAAGCATTGTTGCCTGTACTTTCGGGTCAAGTTCACGGAAAATCAACTGACCATCCGGTTGGAAGGGTTTCCAGTATTGTTCGTAATCACGCGGGTTGAATTCCAAGTAGACCATGAAGTCGTTTGGCTCCAAGTAACGTTCGGAGATTTCGTAAGTATTCATGCCATCCGCTCCCTTGCCTCCTTCAGCACTTGTCGGGGTCGGTTTATTGTCCTGGATAATCTTGCCTAATGAGATATGAGGCAAAGTATATTTCTTCTGAATACCAGGTTTGATGTGTACAAGACCTTCTGAGAAGGTATCGTTTCCTTGTGCAGTATATACCAGCAAGTCTTCTAGGACTTCTCCTGAGTAGGTATTACCTGCATAGCTAATTGTTCCGTCTGCCATTTTGTGTTTTTCTTTTTAGAATTTGTTAAGTTTCACTTCTCCAACAACTTCCTTCACTTTCTTCTCAACCTCGGCTTCAACTTCGGTCATGGTAGCTTCAATGTTGTCTTTGTTAGTTTTGTCACCGGCAATTTTTTCGCTAATCTTATCGCGTGCCGGAATTGACTCCAGAGTTGATTTGGTAAGATCCAGATTAGCTTTTGCCATGTTGATCCAAGTTTGTTTTGTTTCTGCCTGGATTTTACCTTCTGTGATTGCTGCTTCAACCATAGCATTGATAGAAGCTTCTTTTGCGGCTGCTTCAGCGTCTTTATACCCCTGCAACTGGGCTTCTACTTCTGACAGTTTGCTTTGTACGTTTGTAAGTTCAGCTTCTTTACCGTTATATTTAATAGTAAGTGCGTCAAACTTAGCTGTCACATCCGTCAATTGCGCTTCCGCTTTCATCAGGTCTGATAAGCGAAGTGTAGCGTCTGTTACGCTTGCTTCTGCTCCAAGGCCGAGTTGTGCGACAATCGTTTCAAAATTGTGTTCGTTCATTGTTCTCTCGTTTTGTTTAACTTGTTTTTGATTATGAATAGCAGTAAGAATATCAGGAAGTTTATTTTCATCTACTTCGGCTGCTATTTCTGTTAGTATAGTTCTGATATCGCTGGTTTTTTCAATTCCTTCAATAGCCGCTTTTACACGCTTGCATGCTTGCTTTGAAGTTTTGATAACGTTCTCTGCCGGTATAATCCCAGCGTCAACGGCATCTTTAGCGGTAAAGTACGTTCCGTCTGCACCTTCCTTTCCGTCCATGATAGCTTTGACCTTTTCTTTGTTGAAACCAAACTTATTTTTATAGATGGTTTCCAGTTGGTGTTTGAATGCGCCAATCATACCTCCTTTGTCTTCAGTCGGCTCTTCGTCTGATTTAACGAAAGGGTTGTGTATCATGAGGATGGAGTAGTCGTGCATGTACGGCTTTTCATTACTAGCAGCCCAAATGATACTCCCCATTGATGCTGCGATACCTTCGTTGATGCATTTGACTTTAATGGGGCAGTTCTGGATGACTGAAAATGTGCTCATTCCATATATAACAGAGCCTCCTTCACAATTGATGAGAACTACAATTTCGCTGGGATGGACGCATTCCTGTAGCCATAAAAACTCCTCATTAAATCTTTCTGTGTTTTCCTGATTGACAGGACCGAAGAAGCGTATAATTGCAGGTTTGTCTATATTGGCTTCTCCAACTACGTGTTTTAGATCTTCTAATTTCATTCTGTTAATTTTCTGAAGAATAGTAGTAGTGTCTTTTTTAAGTTGATTTATTCGTTTGTTGGCAAAGAAATCTCACTCACATCTTCGTATTTAGGAGTGTCGTGGTCTTCATGATTGTTTGTGTTGCTTTCCGGCTTTTGGTCTGAGTGATTTGTAAATGGAGGAACCACCAAATATCTATCTACATAATTTCTGTATTTATATGCAGATATTTCACGGAACCACACTTCGTAGTCTATCCAGTACTGCTGTAGTCCATCGTCGAAAGATTCGGGTTGATCGAAATATTCAAGCTGGAATCTTTCATTTAATGCTGCATATGTATTCTTCGCGTCCTGAAGCGCCACATTTATACGCTGAAACATTCTAAAACCTTCCAGCTCGTGTTCCGGATCACTATTGTTGAGCCTGTTAAGTACATATCTAATGCGTAGAGTCGCGCGTCCTTCTCCAATTCTGGATTGTTGAACAAGGTATCTGACGTTGATGAAATGCATGAATATAGCTGGAAAGACAATTCCGTATTCTTCGTTAGATTTGTTATTCTTTATTCTACTTAACTGCCCATTGTCTATCGCTATTGTTCTAAATAGCTGTGGACTATCCGGATCATTTTCATCTTCTCTTAGTTTGCTTAATACGTCTTTTGCTGCAATAATGACGTTACACAGTGCATTTTCACTGTATTCGATTTCTTCTGTAGAGGAAACCTTTTCTTGTTTTACCTCTTTTGTTTGTGTTTTTTGTATAATCATTTAGGAAATCCTTCAAAAATAACGCTTGATAAATTTTGTAGATGTCTTTTCAGAACATCTGAGTGTCCTATGAATTGTCGTTGCACGCTGGGGCCTTTATTCCCGTAGCTATAGGTTCCACTTGGAGCATTGTGTATAGCAGCATAGCAGAATCCTTTATGTCTTTTTGCTGTATTGAACTTTGTTGGGTCGGTGAATATTTTAACTCCACGTTCGTTGCCGGAAAGCTTTTTCCAACTGATAGAGCGCTGTAATGCCCCAGTTTCTTTTAAGACAGGGTGAACTCTTCTATCTTGCCTAGGTTTCCATCTTGTACTTCCGGCGGTATATAAACGACCTAACTCAAAAGAAGTCTGGAAGACTTCCTGAGCAGCTTTCGCCGCTCTTACTTCAAAGTTGTTGACATTTACATCAAACTTATTGGGAAGTGTTTTCCATTGGTCGAATAGTTGTTCTGGAGATATGCTTTTGCCTCCTTTTGACAGTTTAGCCATTTACTTTCAGGTATTTGTCTTTTATTCTATCCGCTATCTGTTTCAATCTCTTTTTGTGCCGTTTGTCTATCTGAAAGTATCTATGTGCGCTAGAGAAGATTTTTCCTCCAAGTGCGACACTTTCTTCGAATACCGGATTTATCCAGTCTGGTTTTTCTGAAGAGGACTTTGCAAATACTTTATTTATAAGGTTTCCATCAGCTTCCGGTCCATCATCATACAAAAGGTAGCATCTACACATGTTCTCAATAGGAGGGATTAACCATGCTGGGAAATCGGATTTTGATGCAGAAAAACCTTCGTACTGTAAATGCCAAGGACGAACACGCTCATCGCCTTGCGACATATATGTTAATATCGTATTGTCCTTAGCTATTGAAATCTCGAAAGCTATTGCCATCGCGTAGATTATGTCCAGATTCTCAATGTGTGCGTACCGATAATTGTATTTGTAGAATATGTTTAGTGGGAAATCTTCGTCCTCATTTTCTTCATCATCGCTCTCTTTATCGAATATATCCACACACATCTGATATTCTTCTGCCACAGCAAAATCTACAAGGTTGTCTATGGCCGCAATCAGAATATCACGCTGTCCTTTTTCTTCTTCGTTTAGATTTTCGAATCCTTTTATTAATTCAATAGCCTTTTCATAATCCATCCCAGAACCCTTGATGGCATGGTTTATCGCAAACTCCGCACGCAAATCCATCAGCTCTTCCAGGATATCCCATTGTTCCTCGCTTCCGGAAGTTGAGCCTATCAATCTGGAAAATATTTCAAATAAGGCCAGATACTCTTTCTTTCTGGTAGCTTCGTCTATTTCCGGCGTTTTAGCAGCCATAACATTTTGGAGGAGAGTGTTGCCGGTTATTTCTCCTCCGTTAGAAAATTTACAACTTCACTTCTTTTTTTCTTCTTATTAATAATGGAAGGGGCCGGGGCCTCTTTTTCTAAGTTCAACTGTTCACCGACACATACGCCAAATTCTTTTTCTATCTCCTCTTCGGGAACTCTATAATTCTTGGTGAGAAATGTGTACAAGTCGATCTTATCTTTGTTAGACATTTCCAGTCTATTCGAATATTTAAACTCTCTTCCTGGCTTCAGGTAGCCCATTTTTACTAAACGTGGGATAACCTCTTCGTTCATATGATTTTCAACGTATTCTCGGTACACGTCAATCCTATCTCTAAATATGTCTTGGTGGGCTTTAGTTGAGCCTACATATGATTGTGTTTCTCCAGCCATACTTTCAGAACCAAGTATTAAGTTGGACACTTCGGCATTAGACATTCCTATCAGTCCCGTGTATATTTTTTCCGAATTAGACATCGTGAACGTTTTGATGTCAACCTCATCATTCAATCCTGTGACAATCACCTTCTTTTGTGCTGCGTTAGCTATACTGTTTGCAAGCCTTTTTCGGTCTTGTGGCATTTCTGAATCGGTTTTCCCGTGTATAATCGGTTGCCCATACGTATGCGCGAAGTTGACATAATTGGCTACAGTAAACTTTTTGGCAAGGATTAGTGGGGTAGTGGCTGAGAATAATCCAAGTGTTCCAGAGTTTATGAGAATATAATTATCAGCATACTGTGTTGATTCAATATCCCACCCCGGAGACCATAGGCTCTGACGTAAAACAACCCTTTTTTGATCTGGAAGAACATTTCTTCTTTCGATTAGATTGATTTCTTTCAGCTTGCCGGTACGGTGGTCGATTTCCGGAAGCATTTCTATTAAACTATAGCCAAAGAAATTAGATTCAACAATTCCTTTTATCAGCTTTATAAATTGAGTCCCTTGTATCTTTTTGGTTTCCTCTACATCCTTGATATACTTTCCTTTTTCGTTTTGGACCGCTAACATGTATCTTTCTCCGATAATTTGGGAATACAACGTTTCCAGAACGGATGCCAAATGAGCGTCTTGTTGAAGACAAGCTTCATATAAATCAATAAGCTTTCCTCTATCATCCAGTACGGTTCCATCTATCACTTGTGTATGTACAGATTTGAACCGGCAGTATCGCTCTATTTCAGCAACATACTCCTGTATTGTTTTTTTGCTTGTTCTATAAATGCTCTCTAATGAGGCACTGTCTAATTGCTCATGTGTAGAAACTATCATTGCTTTTTACTTTTTAGGAAGAATAGTGACATGGGACAATTATCGTTTGAGTTAGTTTTCTTCTTTGTATTTTAAAGTGTTAAAATGTCATTTTTATATTTTAGATTAATGTTCTGTAATGCAATTATATATAAAATATTGATATGTTAATATTGTACTGCTCTATTTGTTTGTGTTACATATAATTATACATTTGCATCGTGATTCATTAAAAAACAATTTTAAATCATGAAAGAAGGATTAAGTTATTTCCGTATTAAGACGGAGTGGACGGCAGAAATGCCAAATGGTGCTCTTCAGAAAAAGAAGACAGAAGAGCTGGTACTAGCAACAAATTATACAGAGGCTGAAAAAGTAGCGTATAGTATTGTTGAGTCTCAGGGCAGGAGTGATATTAAATCGGTGTCTAACATTGATATCACGAAAACCAAGATTGAGGAGATGCTATTCAATTCAACCTTGCAGCATGATGACAAGCTTGTGGGAGGGCTGGTTTACAATTACTTCGAGGAAAGCGATGATACCGGAGTAGGTCTGTACGCTGTGAAAGTGGTCTATTTTGAAGAGGATGAGAAAACTGGAAATAAGAAAACTTCCAGCGAAACGATCTACACGCCGGCTGAGTCTACTACAGATGCTATTGATTTTGTGCATATGTGGCTGAAAGACAATGAAAGCCGTGATTTTACAGTACGCGATGCCAAATTTGATAAAGCAGAAGCCGTATTACTTCCAACAGACGTTCAAGAAAACAAAAGCAATACGTTCGCTAAATACGAATGAGATTCCCTCTCTCTGAGAGAAGCATAGTTGACATAAAATGTACAGAGCAAATTCTTTCAGAGTTCCCCCAATTATTGTTCTTTGGGGATATAATTGATAAGGGCGTTTATTTTGACGCTACCAAATTCTTCCAAAATACCAATTCGACAAAAAGTGTCGATGGTTTCCTAACTACTTATGATTACATGATTGCTCAGATTCAATCTGAGTATGAAGTGCCCAATGAGGACGTGTGCTGTGTAAATAGCGACGGTCACATGTTGATACACTCCAGTTTAATCATTCTTTTCCTCTCATTTGCGGTGGAGGGCTTCTTGTCTCATACGTGTGCAAGAGTCTTCGAGTTATTTACCAACGGGTTCACTGTGTCGGATTCGATGCTGGAAGGTATGTCTGCGGACAGGTTTCACGATATTGCAGAAAGGATGGTGAAGCCATGAGTTTAACCGGAAGACGAGAAGCAATACGAGTTCTTGTATTTAATTCGCGTAAAAAACTAATCGCAACATATCACTCTTCTTTATGTGCTGCTAAAATGCTTAGGGTCACTCCTAATTCTATTAGAAGCGCGTGCACTGGGAAAACTATAGCTGTCAAAGGGCATTATTTTAGATATTTGCCTGACGATGTTGAGGTGACTATGGAAGACCTTGGCGTATTGACCGTGAATGAGTATGATGATCTTTGCGGTGTGGACAGAAAAGTGTTCCCGAACGCTAGAATGAATCGAGTCGGAATGAAGTATAACGTAAATAAAAACAATCAACATGGAAGTGCAAATCATTAATAAGTCAAAGCATAAACTACCTCAGTATGCAACTCCTTTATCGGCAGGTGTGGATATTCGAGCTAATATTTCAGAATCTATCATATTAAAACCTTTACAACGTTATCTGGTTCCCACCGGATTATATATCGCTCTACCTCCAGGCTTTGAGGCGCAAATTCGGCCTCGGAGCGGTCTAGCTATCAAGAATGGGATCTCTGTTCTTAACTCACCAGGGACTATTGATGCGGATTATCGTGGGGAAATCTGTGTTATTTTAGTAAATCTTTCTTCTGAAACTTTTGTGATTGAAGATGGTGAGCGTATTGCCCAAATGGTAATAGCAAAGCACGAACAAGCCGAATGGCAGGGAGTGGAAGTGCTGGATGAGACAGAACGGGGAGCCGGTGGCTTCGGACATACAGGAAAGGAATAGTATAAACCTTCTAAAATCCAGCGCCACCTAGAAAGTGCTGGATTTAGAATAATAATGATTGATATGATAAATAAAATGCTTAAAGCGCAATTCAATAATAGAGCGATAAGAATTGTAGTTGAGGAAGATGGTAGCTTGTGGATTTGTATGTGGGATATCTGCAAAGCGATAAAACGACCGCAGTTATTGATAACTGACCCAGTAAGAGTTAAATGTAAATCGGCTTGTAAGATTGTATTTTCCAGTGAAGAAGATACGGCCCTGGAATTGTGGGCTATACGTCCTAGGGATGTGAAAACTCTAGTGAAGTTTGTTAGGAATGAAAACAAACAGATTTATAGTCTTTGCGAAAAACTCATGCAGTGGGCCGAAAATCTACAAACAGATATTAAGGCTGGGAAATTACCTCTAATAGAGTACCAAAAAGGCAAAGAAGAAATGAATGATTTAGAAATATCCAAAGAGACGATAAGTTCAATTGAAATTGCAGAACTTACAGGCAAAATGCACAAAGATGTGATGAAGGCTATTAGGGCAATGGAAGCAGCGTGGGAAAAAGTACATGGGCGCAATTTTGCGTTGCAGTTCAAAATCAGAGAGTTACCTAATGGGGGTAGTCGGAAAGACCCATATTATGAATTGACTAAAATAGAAAGCTTTTATATAGCTACCAAGTTCAATGACGAAGCTCGCGCTAAGTTGATTCTTCGCTGGGAGCAATTAGAAAAAGAGAAGCAAGCTTCTATAGTTCAGCTTCCAGATTTTACTAATCCGGTCATCGCCGCTCGCGCATGGGCCGACCAGGTTGAGAAAACTTTGTTATTGGAACAGAAAAATGATAATCAAGCAAAAGCCATTGGTAGAATGAAGCCCAAAGAAGTATATTATGACACAGTGATAAATGACAGAGAATATTATCCAACTTCTGCTATTGCCAGTGAGTTAGGAATGTCATATTATACCTTAGCAAATAAGCTGATGGCATTAGGCGTTATAGAGGCGGTTAAGCCAGAACATAATGGAGGACATAGTGTATATGTTCCTACTGAGAAATATGAAGACTGGATGGAGACAGTTCCCGTTGGTCCTAAGAGGAGAAAACTTCTCCGGTGGAATAAGAAGGGGAGAATTGGAATTTTTGAATTGATTAATCCTAAAATGCCTAGATAATATGAATGGTATAACAATTTTTCAAAATGAGCAATTCGGTAAGGTAAGAATTACTATAGATGATAATAATGAACCTTTGTTTATTTATGAGAACTCAAATGGACAATGTTCGTTTAATGTCTATGAAATATTAGCAATGGCTTATCAGTCAGATGATTATACGTGCGGCTATAAACTTATATTATTATTAGATGGTCTTTCTGTGGGAAATGAATCTTATTGGGTGTTACGTGATGCTGTGATGAGCGCAAGAACTGCTTGGCGAATGCAAGAGAATAATTCCCATAAAAATGAAAGGTGTAAAACTTATCTTATGAAAGATGAAAATACGGGATTTACTAAGATTGGTAAGTCTATACACCCAACAAAGAGGGAGCGCACATTGCAATCGGAAAAGCCTACAATATCTTTGTTTAAGATATGTAATGAGCTTGTTGAAAAAGAATTACATAATCATTTCGCTACAAAACACATCCGTGGTGAATGGTATCATCTGTCAAATGAAGATATAGAATATATAATATCTAAGTATGACTTCAAATAATCAGTTTGCTATGGAACAAATTAAAATTTTTCAAAACGAACAGTTCGGAGAAGCAAGGATTGTAATAAATGAGAGTAGTGAACCTTTGTTTTGTGCAAAGGATGTGGCGACTTCATTAGGCTATTCTGATACTGCAGATGCTGTACAAAGACACTGTAAATCAGGCAAAAAGGTGTTTTGCCGACACAATAACGGAGTTGGAGGGGTAAATATGGTATATATACCTGAAAAGGATGTATATAGATTAATCATGAGAAGTAATCTTCCTGATGCCGAAAAATTTCAAGATTGGGTGTGCGATGAAGTGTTGCCATTAATCCGTAAGCACGGAGCTTACATGACTGAAGAAGTGCTAGCTAAATCAATTGCATCTCCAGATTATGCAATAGGGCTTTTGGTAAAGTTAAAAGAAACGCAGGAGAAAGCTAGGTTAGCTGAACTTGAAGCAGAGGTAGATAAAGCGGAGGCTAAAGAAAAATCCTTAATAATTGAAGCACAAGCTCCACTAGCAACGCTTGGAGATGCTGTCATGAAATACGGGACAGATATTACGATTAATGAATTATCAAAATTACTCTGTCAAAACGGAATGGATATAGGGGAAAGAAGACTTAGATCAAAGTTAAAAGATGCCGGATATCTAAATGCAAATGGGCAACCAGCACAGAAATCTGTAGAAGCAGGGTGGATGGTAATAGTAAAAGGTGTTTTCGACCATCCAATCGACGGGTTGACGGTATATACTAAAACGATGATAACAGTGAAAGGGCAAAATTTTTTCATTAATAAATTCTTAAAATCAAAACAACATGCAAACTAAAATAGAAAGCCTCCTGTCGGATATAGAAATGTATAATGAATCGTACAGAAAAGGAGACAGTAAGATTTCAGATTCAGAGTACGATAAACTTGTAGATGAACTGCGCGCGCTTGATCCGGATAATGACTGGTTTAAGCATATAGAACCATCTGCTGTTTCTTCTGGGAGAAAGGTGCAGCTACCAGTTCCTATGAAGTCTCTAAACAAAGTGAAAAGCATCGACGAAATAACTAAGTGGGCAAAATCACTAGGATTGCCGGCAAAGGCATCTGTTGTATGTATGCCGAAATTTGATGGAGCATCCCTTTTGTGTAATGAGCATACGAGAATGGCATATTCTCGCGGAGGATCGGAAAATGAAGGACAGGATTGTTCGAAACATTTAGATGCCGCTCGTATAATCACCTGTGATGCATTTATGTACACATACGGAGAGTTTATGATTTCTAATTTATCATGGGAGAAAAACTTCAAAGGGGTAATTTCCCAGTCAACAGGTGAAACTTTAAAGTCTCCACGGAACACTGCCGCTGGGATGATAAACAGTGATGAACCGTCTGAATTGATTAAATATGCCACGTTCTTCCGGTATGGAGTTGATGACTATACTTTAAAAGGGTACTCTACGTTTACGCAAGTGATAGGGAGTTTATGTGCAACATATGGGCAGGACCGCTTATTTCAAACATTGACGCTTGATTCATTGACCGATGAGTTCCTGAATCAAACGTTCGCGAATTGGAGAACTGAATATCCTATAGATGGTCTTGTAATATATGTGGATGACCTATCTATATGGGAGAGCGCTGGAAGACAATCTGGCACAGGAAACCCATTATATGCGATTGCTTACAAGAGTCCGGAGTTTACAGAATCTTTTGTAACTTCTGTAAAAGGAGTGACGTGGAAAGTTAGTAAATCCGGAGCCCTTAAACCCGTTGTAAATATTGATGCGGTCGATACTGGTGATTGTTCGATGGAAAATCCGACAGGATATAATGCTGGATGGATTAGCAATATGGGAATTGCCAAAGGTGCAGAGATCGTAGTTACTCGTTCTGGAGGTGTTATTCCGAAAATTCTATCAACCACCAAGGCGGCTGACCAGGATGACTTATCTGAAATGTGGGATGAACTTGCTTTGTGTCCTAGTTGCTGTTCTGAGACGAAATGGGATGACAAATATGTAGAATTATACTGTACGGACCCCAATTGTTCCGGCGTTCGTCTGGCGAAGGTGGTTCATTTCTTTAATATATGTGGAGCTGAAAATATGGGTGAAGAAAGCTATAGAAAGCTCTTTATTGCCGGATTTAGAAGCGTTAAAGATATATTGAACATCACTCCAGAGGATATTCTTGATATTGATGGCTTCGGAGATAGCACTGTAGATATCATAGTGTCAAACAATAAAAAAGTCATGGCTGGAATGGATATGGCTACCTTGATGCACGCAAGTGATTGCTTTGCCGGTATTGGAAAGGTTAAGGCTCAAAAGATACTGGATGACATGAGTGAAGAAAAACGCTCCTTATTCTATGATGGGGAGTATGGCTTTTCTTATGGATTCTTTGATACAGAAGAGTTTAAAAAGCTTTCTAAAACGATGCAGTCCTTTTTGTCAGGTGTAGATTCGTTCTATAAGTTCTTAGAGGAAACAAACATTCCAGTTCTGACTCTACAAAAACAAGAAAGGAATGCGCATGGCGTCTGTACTGGAATGAAGGTGTGCTTCTCTGGAGTTCGAAATAATGAACTGGAAGGTGTTATTGCGAAAGAGGGTGGTACTATTGCTTCCGGGGTTTCAAAGAATACTACTCACCTAATTGTAGCAGATCTTAACGCTTCAACGTCCAAAATTCAAAAGGCCGGACAGCTAGGAATTGCTATTATGACAATTGAGAATTTTAAAAATACTTATTCTCTTTAATTATTAATAGAGGGCATCCTTGCGGGTGCTCTCTTTTATAACGCTAATAAAATGGTAGAGAAGTATATATGCTCGGTTTGTGGAAAGGAATATTATGTGAATTACGTACCCATTCCAGATCGTACAGGGATTTTAAATCTAGTGGATGAGCGAGATATCTGTTGGAGTTGCGCGTATTGGACAAGCATATCTGAAAACCGACCGAATAATTTAGAAGTAAATGCCGGCGAATGTTTTGTAATCAATCCTCCAGGTGATGTCTTGCTAAGAGGAAGCAAAAGGGGGACGGTGTATATTCTGAAAGGGAAGATGAATGTATTCTCTTCAAATGAAGTCTGGAGGATAGGCAAAGTTCCTGCCGCTTTTCGCGATAAGTTCCCTGATACTTGTCGGATTATTGATAAGGATGTCTATCGAAAGTTAGACTGCAATCCTTTTATCTGCAAGAAGAAGGGGTGTTGGGATCGGTATCATTGCCTCCGGTATGATATGGAACTGGAAAGAAATGGTGCTTGGAATATTGTACCCGCCAAGCATAAAATCGGAGACGAGGGGTGCGAATGTTTTATTGATAAAAAATTAGTATTATGAATATTCTGATTATGTTCTTTTTCTTATTGATCTTATTTGCTTTAGGTATGCTATGGTCAATTCTTATTAATATCAACAAAAAGGTGGATTATTTCACAAACCTTATTTGTGGTGGATTAGATACGTTAGAAGAACGTGCGTTGTTTATACAAAATATAGGTTGCTTTTCTGTTCCGGTTTTACAAAGCTTATTGGCTGGAATGAAACAGCAAGCGGTTACGAGTGAAAACTACGAGTTGGCTAAAGAGTTGGATAAAGTTCTTAAAAATATCGACAGCTTCTGCGTTGAGCAAAAACAAAAATATGAAAATTAGAATACAGAAAAATTTCGATTCAAAAACAAAAGAAGACTTGTTTGGGATCAGTATAATGCCGGAAGGTAGTGTTCGGTATTGTAAATATCCGGTTGGACACCAAAAATATAAAACTAAAGAAGAAGCGGAACAGGCAAGAGATAAAGTGAAAGAAATTCTTGACAATGGTGGCGAAATTGTGTATTCTCCTAAAGGAAGTGCTGGAAAGAACCGGCATGAGTATGTGATAATTAAACAGTGTGAAATCTTAAAATAATAATAGAAATGAGAGGTTTATTTGGATGCCTTATTTGGCTTATCGTGATAGTGCTTTTGGTAGCGTATTGTAGTCGTAGTAATGAAAGTGATTCAATTTTTGTCACTTCTGCAAAGTATGTGAAAGAGCAAGTGGACGCTGTGGATAGTGTTTGGAGTAAATAATCATCAAATTGTATGAAAATGAATTTATCAGAAAAGAGAAAAGAATATATCTCAAAGCAAGCATTGCTGACGAGAATCTTGATTTACTTGAATATTCAAAAAATATGGTACGAAAAACGTTCGATTGCTTATAGTCCTCTGAGATGTGAACAGATGAATAAATATAATCCGTTGACATGGCTTTTTGTGATTATCTATTTCATTTGCTGTGTACCGTATTGTGTGTGGAAATTCTCGATAGAATATGTACGTGGAGTGAATAAATCTTTTAAAGTAACAAGATGGGGATGAAGACATGAAAGAATTAGAAATTTTAAAGCAGACCAACTTGTTGGGTAAAGAACTGACAGTTTATGGTGATTTTGAGAATCCTTTGTTTTTGGCCAAGGATGTGGCGGAATGGATTGAGTACAATGAACGTGGGTGTGGCAATTATGACACTTCTGGGATGTTGAGAACTGTAGATGAAGACGAAAAAGTTAAGATTTTCTGTGAATTGCCAAATACGATAAAATGTCGCAAACCATGTGAATCAGATACTTACGGTGGGGCGAATAGGTGGTTCCTTACTGAAGATGGAGTCTATGAAGTTCTTATGCGATCTACAAAACCTATTGCCAAACAGTTCAAAAAGGGCGTGAAGAAGATTCTGAAGGATATTCGTATCAATGGTGGTTATATCGCAACTTCTGAAAACGATACTCCGGAAATGATAATGGCTAAAGCATTGAGAGTAGCTGATGTGACTATAAAAGAGCATGAGGCGAAAATAGCAGATTTGAACAAACAGAAGGTAATGTTGGAACGAGATAATTCTGATAAGTCATATAGAATACAGAGACAGAAACCATTAGTCACGTTTGCCAGATCGGTAAAAGAATATACTGGAGATATATCTATTGCAGAGTTGGCTAAGATATTGTGTCAAAATGGCTATGAAACAGGTGAGAAGAGACTTTTTGAAACTCTCAGGAAGGATAAATTCTTAACGCTGGACAATCTTCCTACCCAAAGATCAATAGAAAGAGGTCTGATGGCTATAGTAAAGAAAAATAATAATAGTGGTTATGGTCCGAAGATATGTACCAGAACTATGATTACCGGGAGAGGACAGGAATATTTCGTAAATAGATATAAGTAAGAAGAATGACAGAATTACAAGTTTTGCAGCAAACCAACCTTTTGGGTAAGGAGTTGAGAGTTTATGGTACGGTAGAGAATCCTTTGTTTTTAGCTAAGGATGTTGCTGAGTGTATTAATTATGCTAAGACGGGGAGGGGAACATATGATGTTTCTAATATGCTTAATACTGTTGATGAAGATGAAAAGGTGGTACGAACAGTGTTCGTGTCAGGTCAAAATAGACAGCTTGTATTTTTGACGGAGTATGGATTGTATGAAATACTAATGCGATCACGTAAACCGATTGCGAAGCAATTCAGAAAAGGCGTAAAGGAGATACTGAAAGAAATTCGTCTGAACGGTAAGTATTCTAGTGACAAGAAGATGCTGAAATATGAAGATGATATTCAAAAACTGAAGGCAAAGAACCTTGTATTGTCCAATAAAGCCATGAAGTCTGAAGAAGGCATGAGTGAAGTTTGGAGAATAAATAATTACCTGTTTGATACAGTCAGGTATCTAACAATGCTAAGAACTTATGGTGAGTATGTGACTATAGAAGAGTTTGTTGATATTGCAGTTAAAATGGGGTTGGGTAAAAATATAAAGGAAATATCATCTCGCCTTAGTAGTTATGAGTATTGTCTTGGAATAACATCTGAAAATATCAAAAATGGATGGGCCGTACAGGAGCGTGTCGTTCGCATTGATGAAACTGGAAAGGAGACAGTTGAAATCAAACCGTTGATTACTTTACGTGGACTGAGCGTGTTTATGAACGAGATAATAGAAGGTATTAAAGAAGAAAAAGAAGCAGAGGATAGAAAAAATGGAAAAATTAGAAGACAAAGATCCTAAAATGGCAACATACGGGCATCATTTCCATCAATACGCGGAAATGATTGGAGCGCCGAACGTACATTCAGTATTTGAGTATTTACTGGATTGTTATATGAGTAATATCCGGACTGGAAGGGATGGGGAGTTTAAAATTTCTGTTCGTAAGATATCTCTAACGAGAAATCTGCATAGAAAAACTGTAGAGTCTAGCATTGAAGTTCTGGAAAAGATGGGGCTTATAAAGTGTTCAGCTAGCTTGTGTGATATAGACTTAGATAGATATGTATCTCTGGTTCGTACATTCGTCAATCTGGAGAAGGATGATAAGGCGAAGTTTAGAGAGTTTCTTCAGAATGGAGACTACGATTCTTTGGAACGTATAGGATATTCCTGTCAGATCGGAGCTGGAAGTGAGGCTGTGTCTATGAAAGGTGGAATGGTACAAATATGTACCACCCACATAATGAAAGCTGACGAGGTGGTACAAAATTGTACCACTTCTAATGAGTCGGAGAAAAGTTGTACAAAAATGTACCACCCTGACGAAAATTGTACAAATATGTACCACTTGTTATATGAGGTGGTACAAAAATGTACCACTTTAGCTAGTCAGATTGTAAAACAGCTCGGAAAAGATAAGGTAAAGGAGACGAAGTGGTACAATATTGTACCATCTGATAATTGGTCGATTGATGAAAGTGGTACATTTTTGTACCACCCCGGAGGACGCGATAGTGAAAGTTGTACAAATATGTACCACCTTGATGATTTCCTAGAAAGAGCGGAGTCTGGTGATTTGAATTCTGATAGTTTCGATATTGTCTTGTCTCAGCTACTGGTACACTTTTGCATCACAACCGGTACATATATGTACCACCCCGACCTAAAAAGTGGTACATATTTGTACCACAGTAATAATAATATAATAATAAAAAAGAATATGCTAGATGAACGTAGTGAATCTAGTAATAAAGGGGAAAAATCGAAAGAAACAAATTTAGAAGATAAAGATTATGAAAATTTAAGGTTTAGATCTGAAAAGGGTTTGGAAGGGGATAATGATGATAATTCCCAGATTGAAGAAAAATATTTAGGGGAAGGTTTAGGTAAGGGTTTGGGAGAGGATAACGATAATATCAACTCCCAGCCTGAAGAAGAAAATATTGAGGAGGTCAGGGTCGAAGAGGTGAAGGAAGAAGTTGAAGAAGGTTTCGACCCAGCTAAAAGGGCTATACTTGATAACGTAAACATTACCCACCTGAAGAACGTTGAGAAGAACAGAATAAAGTCTAGGACTCCTTTCTTCCCAGCTAATGAAATTGAAAATATTATCCGGAATATTGAGTCTTGTTTAGATCGTCCAGATAAACTCTTTATAAATCGTTTTTGGGATATCGTCTTTGAAAGTGAGATTGAAACTGATGAAGATTTGAAAAAAGACGATAAGGAAGACGGCAATGAAGAAAGACCGGTAAAGGATATCTTTGATGATATGGAGGGTTGGAAGATTGATTGTTATAGTAATGTTACTGCCAACTATTTGAGACAAGCATACGATGAGGTTCAGGAAGCTTTTGATAAAGGCTATATAGAAACTGAAAATAAAAGGCTCTCAGTCAACTTTAAAGAAATGCTCTCTCCGGAAAGTGTAGAGATTATATTAGGCTTTGAGATTTATAGAAACGCTGGGAGGTCGTATTATATCATCTCAGCTAAAATGATTAGAGACATTACTAGAGCTCTTCCAGAACTTGTTGATGTTTCTAAGCTAACCAGAGAGGAAAGGTCTAAAAAGAAGCGAGACGATTTGTTATACCTCCAGAAAATAATCTCTATGGCCATGTACGATGATGAATACGAAAAGCTCACTCCAGTTGAGAAAGAGGTTTATCTATTCATGGACAAGTTTTTCATTATAGACTTCGACAATATAGACTGGGAACCTGATGACGAGACACAAATTATAACGAGTGTCAATAGCAGTTCTATCCGCCCCAATAATCTAAGCTTTTTTATGTCTAAGATGTCCTGTTGTACCGAGAGTGAATTTATAGACTTGACTACAATGGGAAGGGACGATTGCGGAAACCATGAAATAAGTCAGAAGAGAGTCTTTTATGCGGATAAGATAAGGGACTTGAACGCTATGAGAGGTTTTGAGAGTGCAGTAGACTCTTTTGAAGTTGATTTAAAGCCTCTGTATTAAACAAACTAAGCCACACTTCCAGCTAAATCTAAAAAGCTGTTGGTGTGGCTTCGTGTATTGGTTTATTCTTCTGGGATATCTTCAGGTCTTGCTAAGATACATCTAAGGGCTTCCAGTATTCCGTCTCTAAAGTCCTCAGCATCTTTTTGGTTAATGAAGAAGTTGCCGGCGGACTTTCTTAGCATATTAGCTTTCATCTGGGGGTTGGCTTCTTTTCGTACCACCTGAAGAGTCTCGTTGACGTACCAATGTGTTCCAGTGATATTGTTATCGTCCAGGTATAAGGGCTGTATCCTTTCCATCCGTTCGTTCCACTTTTTGCCAACTTTCATAAGAGCTCTCGTAAGTTTAAGCTTATCCTTCTCCTCGATTGGGAAGAATGTGCAATCGCTCAGATTACAAAAATACATTTTAGGATCATGCTGCAATTCCTTCGTTTCTAGGTTCTGCCAGAAGCATAGAATGACTCTGCCATATTTATCAATCTCTCGAACAATGGCTAAGTATGTTTGATTGTTATATAGCATGATTACCCTTTCCCAGTTTTCGGGAATATATCTATTGGTTATTTGATGGGTGAAAATGTCGAATTGCTTATCATTCTCTAATAATAGATTCATAAGCCTAGCTTTATCCTCTGGGTTTGCTGTTTTTAAGCCGCTTGTTGGTGTTTTTGTATTAGTAATGATAAGTTGTTCGTCTGGGCTGATGAACGCTTGAATTTGGGCTTTATTTGAGCTGCATCTTCCGAGGATTGAAATAACATCTCCATTGTACACGATATCGCCTGGAGAAAAGCCATTATCCACCCAATCTTCAAATTCCGTTATGGTAATCCCGTCTGAAGCATCAAATCCTTGGTTATAATTAATTCTCTTAGGACCAAATATACGCTGGCAATAAAGTCTAATCTCATTCCAGTCATTTGCTGATTTTGGTTTGTTGTAAGCTAAAAAAGTTTTTATCTGACTTTTGGACTTCATAGGTACATTTTAGTTGTTTTCTTCCATCTTTTTGCAAAGATAGAGACTTCTTTCTTTCTTCAAAGTAAAAAATGGGAAATTACGGGAAAAATGAGGCTCAAAAAATTGGGGTCCGGAAAAATCTGAGAAATGGTATAATGAAAATCTATGTTTTGGGCACTTTTCGTTATGCTATAAGTTACTATATATATAAGGTATAGGAAAAACGCAAAAACTATGGCGAAATATTGGGGGTAGCTGGGAGGAGAAGTGGCAGTTTTTGCGGTTTAATTATGCTATCTTTCCAGACCTTTTGGGGAGGGTTGGGGGAGAGGATATTGAAAAGCTGGAAAGTGAACCGTTTTGGCAAAAGTAGTTACCAGAAAACCAAACTCAAAAATGGGGCCGTAATATATATATGGTATCCGCACCACAAAGAGCACCCTCCCTCTTATTTTTATTGTAAATGCATTGTAAATCAGACGTTTAAAACTTCTTCTTTGTACAAAAGTGGAACAAATAGACTATATTTTAACGTATCTATAAACTTTTTTAGACACATAAATAAATATAAACATATTTCATATTTTAACATTGGTTAACCAATATGTTTTATTACTCCATTCTTGCACTATTTATAGAACAATGAAAATATTTTAGAGTATCTATTTATTGTTCTATTTTTAGTTTCCTTTTTGGCTTATTATTGTCCACACGCGTACACAACGCAAGCGCACGCACACTCGTACACGTGTACCCAAGCGCGGTAATGATGTACACTTGTACGTGCACAAATACAATAAAGGATGAAATATTTTTACATGATATTTGTTGCTAATTTTATTTTGCTTTTAATATGCTTGTTATCAGTATTTTAAATATATAATATGAAAATAATTTCATATTTATTATCCGAATAGTTTTTGGTTTTCAAATCTTCCTTTACCTTTGCAAAGCATTCGGGAAACAAAGTACCGAACTTGCAAGGCGTTCCTTAACAGAGTGTTAAAAAAGAAAGATTTGATACCACATTATAAGCGGTTATACTGTTTAGAGTGGTTTATCCTAGTTATACTAGTTTATCCCGTTACTATCTGATAGAGCGGCAAACCTTTTGAGTATTAATATACCAACCTGAAACTTTAATGTAGCCTACATTCATACAATGAGCGTAGACGGTTGCAAGCCCGTACAAATACAGAGCAAAGAAAAGCAAACAATAATTCTAAAAATATAGAAAGATGAAAAATTGCAAAGTAGAACTCCTTATCAGAGACACACAAACAGTAATCATAACATTAACCGTTCCCGTATGGTTTGTAAACCTCACTTTTGAAAGAAATACAATAATTACCCGTATAATGGTGTATTTCGCAAAAAAGTACAATGTGGAAGGAATAGCAAGTATCTAATAATAAACAATATTCATATTAACAATTTAAAAATTACAACTATGTTACAAGAAATTAAATTTACCGGTTTAAATCTTAGCGACTTATCTTTGAACGCTAACAGTATTTACCTTATCAAGTCTTCAGAACGTGAGAACAAACAAGGCGAACTAATCAAAACAGTTAAGACGCTAGAAATTAACAAAGTAGACAAAACAGACTCTTTGTCAGCCGTTTCCACCCTTGCCAAAGTTGCATTAGCTGAGTTTAAAGCTGCAACCGAACTAGATACGGAATTTCGGACTTTTGACGGTACGGATATAGAAACGGGTATAAAGTCACTTCGCTTGCTTCGTTCATACTTGTCTAATAACCTTGTAATATGGAAAACGGATAGTAACGGCAAACTTTCAAAAGCGGTTATTTCTGAAATTCCATTGAATAAGACAGCCCTTAATGTTAATGAAAAAAGCGGTTTGTTGAAAGTTGAAAAGTCCAATTTGAAAGCGGCTATTTATCAGTTATCAAAGGGTATCATAGCGCAAACTTCTTATTTGTCTTTGGTAGGCAAACAACTTGAAACTATCGAAGCACTATGTAATCAGTCAGCAGAACAAACCGCCACGACTGCAAAGGTAAAAACTAGCAAGGTAAAAACCGCCACGACTGCAAAAGTCGCGCTAGCTTCTTAAAAATCAGACTGATATAACGTAATAGAGCCGTACCTAAAAAGTGCGGCTCTTTTGTTTACATACGTGTACGCCTGTGTGCTCGTATGTATGTGTGTGCTCATGTGCGCCCATATGTGTAGGCGTGTGCCTGTATACGTATGTGTGTATGTGTGCATGTATCGTTGTGTCCATTTAGCGCGAAAAGAATCAAATTTTCCCAGGGTTCACCGGGATCAACTTAAAGTTATAGAATCATGAAATTAGGAGATATTTTAGGCGTAGATAAAAGATTGTCTACCGTTAAGGTCATAAGTGCGACCATTTATAGCACATTATCCCAGAATGACGAAAGTAAGATTCTGGAATTATTGAGTCAAAACGCAAGGTTTTTCGTGTTCCTTGGTGGACTGGGAAATGAAATATTAGTGGTGAAAGAGCGCTCCACTGTATTAGCAAAAATTGTGTCTCATCGTGTCGTGCGCTCTGTGAATAGCCGTGTATTGTTTTTCAATAACGGGCGAATGAGCGAAGTAACAAAGGAGAATGTAGCAAAAATATATGATATGCTTTCCCAGCGTGTTCCCGTACCAGTGTGCCCGAACGGTATGGAAAAAGTATATGTAGAGCGCAAAGAAACAGACATTTTCCGGGAAGGTATGCCGGAACGTCGCAATAAAAAGCCCGCTAGACATGGATATATTCGCACATTTGTTGCTAATTCGAATATGAATTTGATGTAATAGTTCCTGTATATAGTTGTTCGATGAAGCCGTAGATGTCCCCAGTGATGTCTACGGCTTTTTAATTATGTAGAAAATGAGTACAAAAGGAAGTAAGACAACAACAGATTACATTCCCTGGAATGAAGCGATGCAGCTTATAAAGAGTTTATACAACGATGAAAACTATCGCATGAGTTTATTCGTGAGCTTAGGATGCTTCTGGGGACTTCGTGTGAGTGATATACTAGAACTAAAATGGAGTACAATACTAGATGCGAAGAGCTTTACGGTAAGAGAAATAAAGACTGGAAAAAGCCGTAGTATCAGCGTAAATGAACAATTGCGGAGGCATATACGCAAATGCTATGAACAGATGCGCCCCAAATCGATAGATTCCCCAGTGATAACCAATAGGTTAGGGGAGAAGATAACTACACGCTACCTGAATCAAGAATTAAAACGAATCAAAATGAAATATAATTTACATGTGGGCAATATAAGCACCCATAGCCTTCGCAAAACATTCGGCAGACAGGTGTACAATTTGGGTGGCAAAAACGCTGAATTATCGTTGATGAAACTGTGCGAAATATTCAACCATACTTCAGTTGCAGTCACCCGAAGATATTTGGGACTTACAGCTGAAGAGCTTGCCGAGACATACGAATCACTGTCATTTTAATGAACAAAAGAATGAACGATACTAAAGAAATTGTAGTAATAGATGATAAAATCTATGTAAAAATAGCAACATGTTCTGGGGATGACCTTCAGATATATGCTGCAAATTATTAATCCTTAAAAAGCAAAGTTATGAAAAAGAGAATCGTAAAAACAGAATGGAAAGTGAACTATATAAAGGTGTTAACTTGCAATAATACCCGTGTGAACAAGATTATCCCAGCTACTCGCAAACTGGTAACTAACAACGCTTTGAACGTATGAAAAAGAATGACGTTTCCAGTTTCTTCTACTATATGTGGAATAGTTGGTGTGAGGAAGAGTGTCGAATTGTATTTGCCAGTGAAGGATGGCAACATTTCTGGAATAAGTGGTCATCTGCTTATAATGAAGGCGGTGTACGAGGTGCTTCTGAGAGATTTTTCGCCGAGCTAAGTTTATCTAATCAAGATTTATTAGTGAAGCGTGCGATAGAACTATATGACCGTAAAAGCAGAATAAAACTATGACATACATAAAAGGAGCGATAGTACTAATAATGTGCTACGTCATGTTGAAAGCGTGTGCGATGGATTATAAGTGTGATGTACTTGATTCTATTCCAGAGCGTGAAAAGGAAGTGCTTTTCCAGGAGTGTTCGAGCCGGGATCTGTCGGTTCTTAGTGATTATTACCTGGAACACAAAGACCGGATACAAGCCGACATACAGGCTGACATGGACTACGATAAAGAGATGGAAGAATATAAAATTAATCACCCAGAAGAATTTGAAGATGAACTTGAATGAATTAGGGCAATTGGTGGATTCCAATAAGCAAGAAATAAACAGGCTTAAAGAGGAAATTGATAATAGCGTTTTTAAATACGCTACGACTATATTTGAAGATGGTCAACGTGTAATAATTAGCGACAAAAACCACTACTTTTATAGGAAAGAATATGCGATCGTTTTGCGGCGTCCTTATAATTGCAATATTATAATCAACTCGATACGGGGAGCTATGTTGTATGTTGACTGTCTGCCAATTAAAAAGAATGGAGAAGTAGCGAAGATTGGCTTGGTGAGTTTTCCGATGATTTGTCTTGAACCTAAAATAATGTGAATATGAAAAACTTTGAATTTTACCAAGATATAAAAGTTGAAAGATGGAAACGACAATTTTTTAGTATTGCTGCAGATACAGAAGAAGAAGCTGTTAAACAAGCTGAATGTTACAAAGCGAACGATGTGACAGCTTATGATATCGAAGTGACTACAGAAGATTTGTATGAAACTGAAATATGTCTTTCTCCGTCAGAAAATGATGGACAAAATACTATTGAGCTGTATTTGAAAGAAGGTAATCGATTAATTGGAGGAAATGAGGAAACTGAAATAAAATGCAACGACACTTTCGCTATCGTATGTCCTTATTGTGGATTTAAAGATGATGCAAGTTATCCAACGGCAGATCTGGGAGAAATGCAATGTGATAAGTGCGGCAAGCACTTTGAATACGTTAGAGAAACGGTAATCTCTTATTCGACAGAGAAAATTTAAGAGTCTTAATCATGGAAGCAATAATATCCACCGGTTCCCACGTCCTGACGGTTCCGGCTGAAAGCGTATTTATAGATGCGTCAATCAATTTGCAATATTCCCAGAGTACGACTTCTTTCTTAATATTCAACAAACTTAGAGACCTGGGAATAAAGTGCTATCATGTTGGGAAGAATGCACCGCACGGACCGTATGTGGCGGTGTATTTGGCGGAAAATAAAGATACTAAAATTTTAATTCAATAAATAATGAGAAAAGGAATATTGTATTGCCCATATTGCCTAGAAGAGGCTCTGAAATATGCAATAATTGATATTGACGGAACGAATATTGAAGAGGGGTATTCTTGCAAGGAATGTGGAGCGGAGTTTATAGGAACTGATAATGAGGAAGTGATTCGAGTAAACAGGGCCAAAAAGATATCCCCCAGTACACAAGTTTATAATAGATTGCTGGAAAAGCTCGATTGTAGTCGTGGTGCACCTATGGGGCGCCCCAATATTGGAACCAAAGATGATGCAGAAGGAAAGCGAATCTATTGTCGATATGTTCCTCTTGTTTATGACGGAGCGTATGATCGTGGCGGTGCTTACTGGGGATGTGGTGCTCCTTTGTATGTTGAGTTTACGCTTGATAGGTCTTATGTTAATTTTTACAGAAAAGAATAAACTAGCCATGCTAAAACGAGCCAACTTTACGATCAAGTTTTCCATAGATGGAATTGATATGCAAGAAGAATACAGTCTTTCCTATAGAACGGAAGAATGGGACAATCTTCTTGACAATGAAAGGCTAAACCCTTCTCTCACACATATCCAACAGGCTAAACAGTATATAGCAAAGGATTTGGGTGTGCGTCGGTATTGGGTTACTGTGAATAATATATGCAAGACTCATAACCATTTAATTATAGAATAATCATGGAAGAAAAGAAGTATATAAATATTGACAATATGGCAATGCGCCTTTGTCAAATTCTCAAAGATGCACGTGAAAGCATGATTGATGATGAAAATAAAGATTTTATCACGGAGAACTTTTCGGATGAATATCTGGAAGATTACAGCAATGTAATGGCTTGGCAATTTAATTCTGATATGAAGAAATACTTGCATAATCCGGACCACAGGATCTGTGGTAATTTCAATAACATTGATTATGACTACCCTTATCATATTTATGGAGAGGTTACATACGACACATCTCTTGTAAGTGCCATGATCGCCAGACTAGATGCCGGTGAAGACAGCAAACAAGCTAGCGAGGACCGGGACTTTCTTGTTGACTGGTTCTTTGAAACTTTTGGCACGTTTGGGATATCTTATAATTTTCAATCTGACATATCTGAAGCTCTTTATGTGGAATTTGAAAAAAAGGAGGATTAAATATGAAATATTATGTATCAATGTTCCCATTTAAATTTGGGGCACGAGTTTATTTTCACGATGATGGTGTTATTCGTGAAGCAGAATACAGAAGTATGGAAGTTATACACAACGGCCTGGGTATAACAACCAATCATCTGTTTTGGTGCGGTAAACAAACTGGATTTAAGACATTGAAAGGGAATCATCGTTTTGTGTATCCAACAATAGAAGATGCCTATCAAGAAAGAAATCGGATATCTACTCAGCAAATAGATATAGAAAATTTCTCCAATAAATATATGTCACATTTGAATTGGGATGGAATTTCTTTTTCTGGGTGGATATGGGATGGATCCAAACCTGTTCGTCGTAGTCCACGTGAGGTCATAAACGGTGTGCGTTTAGAAAAAGACAAATCTTCTGTATTGTTACTTCGAAATAACAATGTCATACCATTAGAACAGTTCGCCAGGTTCTATCGAACCGCAGATGAATGTCGAGCCGACCATGTTCCCGCTGTTGCAACCATTGAAGATGAAGATAACGAATATTTTGAAGAACAAAAACGTAAAGAGTTCTACGACTATGTAGTTCACCACTGCCCAGGGTTTGAGGATAAAATTGACTGGGAATATTTTCAGAGTTTAGAATCAATGCCTTCGAATTTGGCAGAGCAAGTGAAAAAGATGAGTAGTAACCAACAATAAGTGATATGGCAAGAAAAACAATAGTTTGGGATAACATTCCAGAATGGGCTATCTATGCCTTGGAATATGGTGGTGACGAATGTGGAGCACTTACTGAGGAAGATATTGCCCAAATAAATGCGTTTGTTTTGGAAAATTTCCCAGCCGGATATGCTATGGATGTAAACTGGGAGAAGCACAATGATTTCAACACTAATCCGGCTTTTGGAAAGGCTTGTAGGACGTATGAAGTAGGATTTGTAGTGGAGATATAGGTATGAAAACAATAAACATTACACTATACGCTTTCGATGAATTGTCGGAAGAGGTACAAAAAGAAATTATTGAGCGTGAACGCTGGAATATAATGGGGCAGTGCATGGAGTCTTACGATTCAGATTATGTAACGTCTCTAAGAGCTTTCGAGAAATTGACAAATACCCAATCATGTAGTTGGAGTGTTAATTATAGCGGATACAACTTTAATTTTAAATATAGCTATAATCCAATTTTTGAATGTCCGATTGATTGTGATAATGATATTTACGCAGAGGATCTGTGTGGTAAGTTATTATTTCGATATATCAACAATAATATTATGCCATACATTACACAGGGTAAATATTATTCATCTCCAGGCAAATATATAAATGAAAAATACACCTACCAATATAGGCGAAGCCGTATTATCAAATCTGTAGGTGATGATTGTCCACTAACTGGTATGTGTTACGATTTCTACTTGCTTGAACCTATTATCAAATATTATAAAACTTGGTGTAGTTATCCGGACAACTTCTCACTTACAGACTTAATAGAACAATGTTATGATAGTTTTTTCAGATGCTGGCATGAGGAATATGAATATTGGGCCGATGATGAAAATGCAATTCGGGAAGAATTACATAATAACCAATATGAGGATAGGTTATATCATGTAGATGGTAGGGTCTACGATGGTTCGTTAGATGATGTTGCATAATCAAAATCCATAAGCAATGATACTAAATATAGTAAAAAATGGTACAGATTCTTCAAACATTTTAGAATGTGTGAGAAAAACTTTCAAAAGTTCAAAGGTAAGTATTAAAACAGACTATGAAATATCTGTTGATATTGAAGTAGTTGGCGAGGGTGGACTGCACAGTTTGGAAGGGATAAAAGAACTGGAATATTATTTTAGAGACTATGATATCAGGATTTGGTAATTTTAAGTGGTCAAGAAATGAACGGAGAACAGATAATACCGCCAATTACTGATCCATTAGGGAAACATTGGCAACAACCTCACAGAAGATTTATTGAATTGGACGATACCCATGCACTTATGAGCGAACAAACGTTTAAGGGGCTGAAAGAATATTCGACTTCAATACCTACAGGAAGATATGAAGGTAAAATGTGGAAAGGATTCATAAAAGGGGAATGGTATCTTGTATGGCTTGCTCCTGACACAATCATGAATTTGAGTTTGAATGGCTATGCTTTGGATTTTACTTCAGTAAACAGAAATATGAAATAAGAGAAATTAAATAACCCTCAAATCAAGATAGAAATGAATAAAGAATAAACATTAAATAAAAAAGAATTATGAAAGCAACAATAGCAATGACAAAAGAAGCTCAAAAGAGAGGTGAGTATAAAGAGACATCTTTGGATGCATATAAGAAGAATGTAGATTTTCTTATTATCTCATGTGGTTACAGAAGTGCGATTAGCTTTAATAAGCCCGTTGAACTGAAAGAAAGCCGTTCAATCAGCCGTGCGAATTGTGGCGGTCATGTCTATTATGTAACTGATAAGGCACTGGATAAACTGAAGAAAGAGTATTCGTGGTCTTGTGATTTCTAAATAAATAACTCAAAATATAAAGAATATGGCAACAATAGAACTAAGAGAAAGCGATAAAAGAAGAGCTGTGAATCTCAATCGCAAAAGCGGTTACGGTTTGGATAATGTACAGATGATGCGTTTAATCAACGCTCATCAAAAAGGCGACGTTTACAAGCGTGCCTTGATTGAATACCGGTTGACTGATATAAACTTTCATCGTGAAGTTGAATTGCTTATCAATGGCAAGTATGATGAACTGAAAGAACAGGTAAAACAGTGGTAACATTAAAAGAAATGACTATGACACTAATAGTAGAAAGTCAAGAAGTAAAGATATACCAACATAACACAGTAGTCGGGCGAATTAACGTATATCAGTTCAAAAACGGTGAATTATCATTCGGTGCTGAAAAAACATCAATACAAATTTGATATGAATAAAACAGGTAAAGAATTAGGAAATGAACCCGTATTCCCCGCAGATGGAAATCCAAATCTGAACTATTTAACGAAGCGTGAATATTTTGCGGGTTTGGCAATGCAGGGGTTAATATCGTCAGAAACGGAATATTATAACTTTGGTCCCTTTTCAAATCTTGCAGAACAAGCGGTTAAACGGGCTGACGCACTTCTGAATGAGTTGTCAACGAATAAATAATCAAAACAAATACGGTAAGGAACATTATGAAAACATTAGAAGATAAGGCGCAAGAATATTCGGTGATGTCTGGTGCTTTAGACGCTGGATATTCCACGGAAACAGAGGAAGCGTACAGACAAGGTGCACGAGAAGCACAACATTGGTTCTCCGTGAGTGAAGAACTGCCTGACACATCAGATTTTGGAGTAAGCGAAAATGTGATTCTAAAATTGTCTGTTTATAACAAGAAACATAAGAATACCTATGAATGCTGCATAGAGGCTTATTACGATAGCGACATAGAACATTGGTTCTTTATGCTTCCTGTCGACATCAAGAATCTAAAATTAGAGCCTTTAGCTTGGCGACCAATAGAAAGAAGATAACCCTTAAACCAAAAAAAAAGGAGTCGATATGCGTGAAGATATAATGTACATGATAACCTACCCAAATGGTACACTTGTGATGAATACTCAAAAATATTACCGAAGAGATTGCGTCAGGTACTGGCTGGACGGAACTAATTTGACATGGAAACAGATGTATAAGAAAGGTTTTCGCTGTAAAAAAGTGAAAGTGACATTTGAAATAATTGATTAATAACAATACAGAAATGAATAAGAATATAGTCATAAAGAAGGAAAAGCCTTTTTGTCAATTAAAGAAACTTCCTGGGGTAAAGAAGTACAAAGTTGATGCATATTGGATTAACGATACTAGCGATATAGGACCGACACTAGAATTGGGATATGCGTGTACTTCTTCCGGAAATAACGGAGCTATAAACGTTTGGAAGGATGATACAGGAATGATTCGCGGTGAATTAATGCGACACTTAGTAGTTGTTGAAAAACGAACGTTTGTCAGCTATGAAGAAGTGGAAAAATGCGTTCGTGATTGGCTTGAAAGAATTAACCCATAACAATTAAGAAAGGAATAAATATGGCTTATCATGCAAAAAGACAAGGCGAAGATGCTTTCTCAAAGAAAGTAGCCCGAAAAGATACAAAATGTTTTATATGCGCTGAATCAATACCCAAAGGGAGCGAACGCTATGTTTCAGGATATGGTAACTCTCTTTGTGATAAATGCTATAAAACATGGATGGAAGAAGGCGGAAAATTGGGGAGTATTTCCCGTGCAAAAATAAACGTATAACAAGAATAAAATGGCAAAGAAAATAACAACATGGCATGGAGTCGATTCCAGCAAAGAAGAAAGCCTTTTTGTATATGGCTGTTTGTGCCGGTATGTCCCGGAGAATAAAGCCTATCAAGTAATATACAGGCATCCACACATAATGGGAAACTGGGATTGGACTTCAATGACAGAAACGCAAGTTGATGAGTTCCTTCAGGAAGATTGGTTGAATAAAGATGGTTTTCTGTCTTATGTAGGAATGACTGAAGATGAATGGCTAGAATTGACGTTCATCCAGAAATTTAATGATCTAATTTCTTGGGAAAATGTGGCAAACTTTGTCGGAGAATCATATAGCGAAGGGATGGATACCAAAAAGGTCTGTAAAATGACGAGAATAGCTTATGATGAAAGCTATGTTCTCCAATAAATAAAAAGGCGTAACACTTGCAACCTGTTACGCCTAAAGTCCTGGATTTCCCAGGCAAAAGCGGCTGACTTTAATCAGCCATAAAGCCGTTAGTTATGGAAATAAAACTTTCTGTAAGGGTTTGGAAGTTTACTTTTAATATCTGCGTGATAAGGATATTCTAAGTACTTGCCAAACTGGGGAGATTGTAAGGAGTCTCCCCAAACGGTTTTATTTCTGATGCAAATATAGTATTATTCCTTTAAATATCAAATAACTGAAGAATAATTATGGATGAATTACAAAAACAAGTATGGGATATCCTAGTCAATCAAGATGGAGAAACTGTAGCCAGAGTTTTCACAGGTTATCATGGGATGCAATTATTAACTAAGGAATTTGCAGAATACTTAGTTGAAGAGGGTGTTGCTGATATTTCAGAGTTATCAGAATTGGACGACGAAGAAGAACTTTAAAAATTATATATATAATGAAAAATGATAAAAGAAACCTATTTATAGAATATTGTGAGATCGTAAAATCTTTCGGCTATCGTGTGTTTATTTGCTCCGACCCATTGTATGAGTATGCTTATATCGTTAATGAAAATGATGAATTGGGCTATATGCAATTGGATGATTTTGGGTTTGGTGTGAGATTTTCAACTTCACATAAACCGTGTAGGGGATACGGAACTGGCTTTGGGCTTAGCAATGGTATAGATGGTCTCCCCAAAATAACAAAGCAAGATGTTGAGAGGTGTTTTATTATCGCTCCAGAATGGGCCACACGTTCACAACGAGAAGCTGTAAAGAAATGGACATTTACAGAACGTATGAGAGATGATGAATTTTTCAGAGAAAAGATCGTAGAATTTGAATTTGAAATTATGAATACAAAAGAATTAATGGCTTATATAGAAGAGGCTGGGGTTATCACCAGTGGCCAATTGTACACATTGGTTAGACGTGCAAAAGGTGGAGATAAAGATGCTAAAAGTGCCTGTTTTAAAGAGCGTGTGGTGTTTGCTGATGATATTTTGAAGGCTAGTGAACTGAAAAAGCTAGAAAATGAAGCTAAAAAAAGAGAGTCTTTACTTGGATGGCGTGAAAAGAATGTACTACAAGGAGATAATTTAAGAATAAATCTCTGTTGCTTCCGTGGTTCTACTCCTGTTTACTGGGTACTCAGTGACAATGGATCGTTTGAGTATTATATAACCAAAGAAATTAATGTAGTAGGATGAACGAAGAAGAATTAATAGAACTAATCTCCCAGATCCGGACTCAAAGTGAGACCAAGTATTTCGGCACAATGGAAATATCCGGATATAAGGTGGATGTGACTAGATGTACCAGTTTAACACAGGATATAGTGGATTACAGGTACTTTAAGAAGCAATTCACCTGTCTGGGACACACTTGGTACTTGCTGGGAAACTTTGATTATGGTACGATTGTATCATGCCTGGAAAAGAATGTTGAATACTTAATTAAGGTGGCATGAAAGTTTGGATAAATAAGAGGACTAGGAAATATTCTGGTGGGATGGTAATTGTTGCCGCCAATACAGTAGAAGAAGCGCAACAAATATTCCTTCAATCAACCCCAAGTGATACACATATGATAGATAAGGATGGTTACGAATGTTTTGACAAGGAAGAATGTGTAACCATAGAGAATGAGCATTACGAATTTAAGGACTGGCAAGAACTCCCCCATGTACATGCCGATTTCGAAGTTCCTACGTTTATTGCGGAGGATGGGTATAGTGAATAATTAATAGAAATAAAATAAACATGGAATTAAATATTGGCGTGATAATAGGACGTATTTGCCCTAACAGTTTAGAATATCTTCTTAATGAAAAAGGAAAGTTTGTGCATTTTTACTCCATAGAAGAAGCAATGAAATATCTCGCAGATAATGGGAAAAGTGATGAAGAAATAAATACCTATTATCAATTTCAATATCACACTTTTTGTTTGGAGTGTGGGCATGAATATTTTCTCAACCCTTCTGATACGTTCGTAGATGAATTGGGTCGAGGGTATTATTGTAAGCTGTGCGACAGCTCTTTTGACGTGATTTAGAACTAATATAAATCCTTGCAAATGTTTCAAGAATTTGCAAGGATTTTGCGTAAAACTGAATAAGAAAGAAATAAAATGGCAAGAATAAAAGTCTTAGAATATACATTTAAGAATGAAACTGTAAAAGTTCCAGTGAATGTATCAGTGCATGGAGTATTTTCATGTAGTATTCCCTATGAGATGTCTCAAAAACTAGGGTTGAAAGATAATGACCTTTCCGGTAGCAAATTGAGTGATGTTGAAGATGTATTAAACTCTGCTTTTTATGAGTATAGACAGAGAACTATCAAAACCAGCATAATGGTGGCTATTTCTTTTAAAGCTACTCGAAATTTTATGATGGATGAAAAAGGAAATCCCCATCCGGCATTTGATATGTTCTTTGATTCCTCTCGATGGGCTGATGAATACTACGATAGAATTAGTTTTGGATATCGAATATTGCTTGAAGAGAGTATAGATGGGACACGTTTTTATTATGACGCAAGACAGAGAGAACGGGTAAGTTATACTATTCTGGAAAACAAGATTATTCCTGAAAGTCGTCAATGTGAAGGATGGGTAGGAATACATAGTACTACAATTAGTTCCACTGAAAAGATAATTATGCCTTATTCTGAAAAGCTGGTAGAGAATTTGGAATCAATAAAGCAACAGTTGAGAAATGCTTCCAATTTTCTTTCAGAGTTGCTTTCTGCCAGTAATCGAGAAGAATTGTTAGTAAGTGACAATTTTAAATTATTGAAATAACCCTCAAAACAGAAAGAATCATAATGGAAGGAAATTTATATGCAGTATGCGAACTAACGCCTGAACAACAAAGAGCTTTTAATAGACTAAAAAAGGCGTATAAAGACTGTGAAAAAGCAGGAATTTACTTTGCTAATAATTACGGTGATTTGATGGCTTTTAATAAAAAACTTGTGGCGGGATATGGAGATATGACGATGCATGCCGATGGAGAATATGAGGTAGTACTTGATAATGGTTGTCCGGCTGAATCTATGCGAATTGCTAATGAATGGGCTGATGATACTCATGTATTAGGTTTAACTAAAAAAGGCATGAAATTATATTTGCAGGAAGAAGAGTGATTTAATAAAAGAAAAGGACATTATGAAAAATATAAAAGAAGCATTAGATAGCGTAAAGAAGATAGACAAAAAATATAATCGAATAGGAACTATTAAGCAGTTTACTATTGATATGATTGAACATTTCGGACAGGAATTAATTGATTTCATATTAGGTGAAACCGATTTGTCAGAAGAAATAATCCTCGGAAGTTTGAGCTATAAAGCCAGCACCGCATTGGAAATATGTGATGACGACCTAACCGATTTTTATGTGCTGCAAGAATTGTATGATGCCGTCAATGATTGACTAATAAAAAGATAGATATGAATGAAGAGGAAATAATACAAGGATTAAAAGCAGGTCGTAAGTTTACTGGGTGTAATGGTGAATTTGCCGGAATTGTCATCCCATTGGCTTATAATGATAAATCGATCTTACTTCCGGTTGTATGCGAAAAGGATGGGCGTGAATTCTATGATTATTGGATTTTAACACATACTATTTGGGGATTTCAAAATGGAGATTATGTATTTATTTGATTAACGTAAAACTATAAAAGGAATGGATAAAATTAAAACAGATATTGAGATTATTGATTATCTCAATAGTTTAGAATGGATTGAGGAAGTAAGGGTATCTCCCGTTGAAATCGTGGGAAAAATAGACCTTAGAACCACCTCGATGGATAAACAGGATTTTAATCTAATAAATACCTGTATGGATAATAGATATTACATACTATTTCATAGTAAAATGATTTGTATTGAAAGATTTAACGTATAACAAGAAAGAAAGGAGCTAATATGCTTGAACCTCAAACAAAGCAGATCACCCGGTTTGGGCTTACAATAGCTGGTTCAGATGTGTATTTTCCGAAAAAGGAAACCGCTATAAAAATTGGGAAGATGTCGCTCCGGATGAATCCGGACACTAAGTTATTTGAAGAATATCGGCTTTGGTGGTTAGAGCCTGGCAAGCCTCCTAGAATTATAGATGAGCAGAGATTTGATAGAACAATATTAATTCAATAAAGAATAGAAAGGAGCATTTATGATTGATAAAGAAGAATTAATATCAGTGTTTGAACAGTTTTTGAATGAAACCGGAAGCTGGTACAATTTCAAGGAGTTTGTAGAAAAACAAGGATATACAGTTGAAGAACTCGGATTTTCCGAAGATTAATAACAGAATAAAAAGGAATCAAATGAGAATAGAAACAAAATTCACGCCCGGTCAAAAGGTTTGGGCTATTTATAACAATAAAGTGCAGGAATTTATGGTAGAAACAGTTGAAGTTACCTCTCACTTTAATTATGATACCAATAAACCTTACGAACCGTCTTCCAAGTATAAACTACGTGTAGGAGAAAGTGCTGGACACAGGGTGGAAGTTTATGAATTTGAATTAGAGAGAAGCTATGCTTTATCTAAAGAAGAACTATTAAAATCACTCTAACCAGAATAAATATGAATGAAATTGACTTTTTAAATAAGCAACTTACCATTGAAGAACTTAATAATTTCTTGCATGAATTAATGGGATATTCGGCTTGTTTGCCCGAATACCCATCAAGAATAGAGCCAATAGAGATAACAGACGATGAGGGAGCCCCCGTTAATTATTATCATTTAATTGGCAACAAAGATATTACCATAGTTCGGAATGCACTTTTTCTCAAGGAAAAGATAGACGAAGAGCGTGGTGAATGGAGAGGTAGATATGATGTACGACAAAGCATAAAACAAGCATTAGGAATTGATTAACAACAGAATGGAGATGAACCTTACCTTTTATCGTTTAACAATTAAAGGAAGGGATCTAGCGAATGAAGAATGTAAAAAATGGCGTAAATAAAGAAAGAAAAGAATAATATGACAGTAAAAGAGTTAATAAAAGAACTTGAAACCTGCGAACCCGACGCAGTAGTTTCAATCGTAATAAACGAAATAAATCTGGAAGTGACAGAACTCATCACTCCTGCACCTGAAATAGTAGAGTTATCATAACAACAAATAAAATTAGATATGAATGGAGAACAAATAATACCGCCAGTTACTGACCCATCAGGTCAAAGTTGGAAGCAACCGCATAGACGTAACATTGAATTGGATAAAACTCATGCACTCATGAGCGAACAAACCTTTAAAGGTTACCAGAGTATTCTTATACCATCCCAACCGGAAAGTATGAGGGTAAAATGTGGCGAGCCAATAAAGGGGGCAAATGGTATCTTGCATGGTACGGACCAGACTCGGCCCCCGGCTACTTATCAATCGAATGGAGAGAAATATTAATAGCGTAAAACAAACAGTAATGAGGTAATCCGAGCCTTAAAGCCGATATTTGTTCTTTGACGTATTGGATTTATCGCTTATTATTTATCTTTGCATAAAATGTTAGCAATATGGTACACAATAAGATATTTAAGAAAGAAAATAAAGAATATCAGTTAGAAGTAGAGCTTTTGATAGACACGTTTAGGAATGACACCTTTGAATACCGTTTATCCCTCTCAACAAGGCTTGTAGGTAAACGTAAATGGGTTAGAGTCATACCTTATAATTATAATGAATCGAACATTTCTCGCATTAGAGAACATCTAACCGATGATGAAATATTATCGGCAAAAACGGAATTATGGCAAAAACTTAAACCATAATTTTAAAATGATATTAGGCGGTAAGTTCAACACTTACCGCTTTTTTGTGCCTGGGCGGATAAAGTTCAGGCACTTTTTATTTAACTAATAACAAATAGAAAATGAAAAAATATCGCGTAACGATTGAATTAGATACTTTTGAATTTATAGTATCCGCTAAAGATAAGAAGGAAGCTAAGGAAAAAGCTCTCAATAATCTTCAGAAAAAGAAAATATTAACTATGATCCGAAAAGGATGGCCCGATAATAAGAGGCTAATTTTTATTGATGAAGAATAACTCAACTCAAATCAAAAATGAATAAGATTGAATTTTATGCTGGACAAGACCTTGATAAAGCATATCAAGATTTGCAAATAAATGCTCCGTGCTGTGGAGAGTTTAATGGGAAAGTACTGTATTCCACTGAAACCATAGATGAAATTTACACTAAAGTTCTTGGTGTGACAAAACGAGAATATGAGGAACGTTTGCGCAAGGAGCATGAGGACTATACGATAAGGGAGTTTGAATTTAAGACAAAAATTCCTCAACTGATAGAAGATTATCGAAAACGTGCAAGAAGTGTCATTCCTGAAGAATATTTGGAATATTGGGATGAAATTGTTCCTATTCGATTAAATGACCTTTATCATGGGCTGGAACTTGATTGTTGGCTGGAACTAATTGCTGTATTGAATGATTCCACTAAGGATGAGTTAGAAAAACTGGAAGCTTGTCGAACTCTGTTTTTAGGACAAGGACATAGCGGAATGAGTGCCAGTCTTGTTTTCTCTGGCTTAAAACGGTTTCATCCATTAGGAGAAAAGTTAGTTATGTATATAAAATCATTAGTTAGTGAATAACCAATAAGAGATGAAGAAAATAGTAATAGACGGGGTTATTTATAGTATTAAAAATACAGACTTCAAAAAACTAGAATCTCTTGTTGCTTCCATGCAAATAGCTCCCATAGACGAAGAACTTGAATATTACCGAAAGTACATAAAATATTGTGAGGACGTTAAATCAAAGTATGGAGATGGTATACCTGTAGATGGAGTTTATTTTACTAATGGATAATTATTATGAGTAAAGAAAAACAAATATGGGATATAGTAAGCCATATTTGGGGCAACTATGGAGAAGAAGTTGACGGAATATCTATACATGAATCAGAAAAAGCTGAAAACGGAGAACTTCATAGAAAGATTTATACCCATCATGGATATTGCTTTGAGCTGACATGTTACACTGAGTATGATTCAGAGAATATGGATGATGTTGAAGATGGCTGTATTTATGCTTTCTGTGAACCTTGGGAAGGATTCAATGAAGCCGGTATTGAGAAAGCCATTGAAATATTAAAAGGTGTAGTTTAATTCAAATCAAATAGGAAAGGAATATAATGGGAACAATAACAAATAAAGTCGATAAAAGAGCATGGCAGTCAATCAAAACTATTCAATCATGTACTAATATGGTTGATGTAAATATCCACATATCTAAAGCTATTCTTGATACCTTTAAGCTTCGGAATCTTGGATTAAGCAAGGTACTAGCAATGAGAAATGGCACACTTACGGATTGGCAGAAGCGTAAAAAGTGCAATTACAATTTAATGCTAAGTCAAAAAGAAAGTGTTCGGGCATATCTTCTTACGTTTGTGCCAATGGAACTCCGTAAATGTAAGATGTATAAAAATATCCAGTAGCCTTTGGGCTACTATAATTCAATTCAAATCAAAATAGATATGAATAAGATAATGTTCAACGATAAATATGGTTTGACACAGGCTGTATTAGAAGGTCTGAAGACTATGACGAGAAGGATATTTTATATCCCTGATAAACTTGTTCCTTACCTTGACATTGACGATATATTTGATATTGTCGATGATTGTATTATTTGGAAAGACAAGTCTGATAATATTCGTATGACATTTGAACCTAAATACAAGGTTGGTGAAGTCGTTGCCATTGCGCAAAGCTACAAAGATTTAGGTTATGCCCCAGACTCATTAGATAGGCATCCGAAAGATTTGAGTGTACGCGGTCTTATGAAGGATTCCGCAGGATGGAATAACAAAATGTTCGTTAAGTCGTATGCTTGTAGGCATCACATCAAAATAGTCAATGTAAAAGTAGAGCGTTTGCAGGATATATCTGATGAAGATTGCTTGAAAGAGGGAATTGTAAAGCAAGAAGTAATATCTGATGAATCACCGCTTATTTACGCCTATGATGCCTTTTTGAATGGAGAAAGCGGTTATTTCGCTTCCCAGTGGTTCAAGAGACCTAAAGAAGCCTTTGCTGTTCTGATAGACAAAGTATCTGGGAAAGGCACATGGGAGCGTAATCCTTTTGTTTGGGTGTATGAATTTAAACTGTTTGACTAATAACAATAAAATAATGAGCATCATGGAAACAATAAAACTAACGAAAAAAGAAGAAGAGTGGATTAAAGATCTAAAGATATTAATGCGAAAGAGACCTAGACATCTCATATTGTTTGCTGACGGTAATTTGAATATATTGAAAGGAAGCAAGGAAAATCCTTCATGTGAAACGGAAGATGGTCGAATGGATAAAGAAAGAATTGTAGATCTCATTTTATTTACTTGTGAGGGTGGTGCTTTTTAATTAACGTAAAACAAAATAGATATGAACGAATTAAAATGGTATGAAATAAGTAATTCTCTACCACCTACTGAAACAGAGATTATTCTCGCAGATTCTATAAGATGCCGCTCTGAATGGCAGAATCTACATAGAAAGTGTAATATTAGAGATTTTTGTGAGAACTATGGATATGATTATTGGACTTATGCTCCAAGCTGTGAAAATTTTAAATCAGAGTAAAACAAGATAAAAATGAATAAAATAGACCGATTAAATGAGTCAATAGCTAAAGCTGACGAAAAGTATAAGCAGTCAGTTATTGAAGTTTTGGATGATATCTTTCCGGGTTTGGATATGGAGACTAGGGAGGAGATTTCTAAGAAGATCTGCTGGGGTAAACATGGTTTTATGGATTGCGATGAGATCATATTAATGCACGATGGAAGAGCATTTGACAATCCTGCTATGGCTGACATACTCACAGAGAGAATTCAAAAGACAAGAGAAGAAAATAAGAATTTAGAGCCCAATATTGATAAAAGGTATTGGTGTGAAACTTGTGGTTCCCATTCTCATGAAGCTAATCCGATTACAGGCTATTGCTTTCATTGCAACACTGACAACTGGGAGCCGGAAGATTGGAGACAGGTGGTGTAAGATGAAAAACAATAATCTTGAAGATTGTATATTAATAGACGTGACCGCAACTTGTGTTCAACTCCTTCCAGTAGGGAAAGCTATTAATATCATTGCTTATGTTCCCAAGACTGATGTCTTTAAACTTTTGGAGTCTATAGATGAAGATTCAATACGTGAATACTTAAAATGCCAACAAGGAGTGGTTAGCGGTTAATATGGAGTATGCTTTGATAGAATGGGGTAGAAGATGTTACCCTGGAGTGAAAGTAGATGTATTTGGGAATACTTCCAGCAAAAAGACTGTTACCATAGCAACGACAGACATGCTGGAAAACATGGTAACAGAAGATGGGTACTTTGTCTCCCAGAAAGCTGAGGAAGTGGATGCCGGAATAACGCTATATGTTCCTCCAAATGAAATTTACTCTTCCGAACATGATTTGGTTGAGTTAGTAGAAAATGAAATGAAAAAGCAATAATATGCCGGAAAAGAAAGCAATAGATAAGGAGGGTCTTTTAAATATCTATCAAAAATACATGAGGTTGAGCCGGTATCTGTTCGGTCTAGGTGATGATTCTCCTTTTGATATCAATGAGCTTCCAGATGATAATGAATTCCTTGCTCCGGCCAAGAAGATCGCAAAGTCATTGGATATAAGCTGGAAGAGTATGTCACATGAAGAAAGCAACCGAATAATGTTGGCATTACTTGAAGATACATATAAGGAGATGGCTACCGTGGCCGATAAAGATAAGCTCGTCTTAGAAACAAAATTACTAATATTAAAATAATAAATTTATAGACATGTTATCAAAAATATATTTGTCATTGATAATAGCCGGACTAACAATAGGAAGTGCCGGCTATATTTGTATGCTATTTAGATTCACCAGATATATAAAAATCTTTAAGTGTTTGGCGGTCTTCCTGATAATAGCAATAATTGCTGTTCGGGTAATGTTGGAGAAGAGTTATTAAATTATCAGCCCCATCCGTTTTATTAACCCTATTAATAATCAGCAACCGGATGGGGTGGTAATTATCTGTGAGAGTCAAATACTACTCTTTTACCATTTTTCAGTGTTCTAAATGGTGATATTTTTATATTATTGGGGCGCTCGTTCACGCTATAATATGGAACATTGTTCAGTGTATATTGAAGAAAATCAATTTTGGCGTTTTGCTCATGGATAACCACACTTAATGCCGCTATTGTTGCAATAAATAGCATTAACATTAATGCGATGATATACACAATCTCTGTGTGGAAGTGGTAGAATTCCTTGTAGGATTCTCTGAAGCTTTTAATTTTGCTCATGTTGTAATGTATTAAGTTAAAAAACGTGCCCAGAATAATAAGTACACATACTTCATAGAGGTGCGGCAAACAACCTAGCAAAGGATATATATAGATATTAAGCGGGCACGTATATTGTTTAAATACAATACACAAGCACCGCTCAATCTACACCCTTTGCTTAGAAAATTGCCGCTTTCTATGAAAGGTAGACTGAGCGTCCAAATTGTACTTCAGGAGTACGTTGCAAAGATATGTAAAAGAAGATGTAATGCAATGAATCAAACAAAAAAAAACGATGTAATAAAGTTCATTTATTATGTTTGCTTCTTATCTTTGCAGAAAAAGAGCTTATGGAGCAAGAACGAAAGTACGACCTGGAATCAGTGCAAGAGCTATTAAGTTGGGCACGTGAAGTTTTAAACAATAAGACGTATCCAGCAGGAGCTTTTCAACTTAATAAAAGTACTAAAATATTAGATTGTGAGAGATTTTTAGACTCTATGATTTCAGTGATATCTAGGAACTGGGAGAACCCTACTTTTCATCCTGTTATTAATCAACTACGGGAGTTTAGAGAGAAGATAAAAAATATCTCTTGATTATCTACAGATATTTTATAAGCGCAAGCGAACCAATTGGTTCGCTTTTTTTATGACCGGACATTTTATCCGGAAGTTTAAAACTGTAATCAATTAATTAATATGTTTACTCAGAAATGTTTTATAAAAGATAGCTCTCAATATCTATGTGATGTTTTAGAGCGCCGTGGGTATAGAAAGAATACGTTGTGTTCATTCGATAATGTGGGTAATGATATCGAAGACTGGGGTATTGCGTGCGAAAATGGGGCATACTTCTTAGTTAGAGAGATTTGTTTGTTGCCGGGTTTTGTAAATTGTGGTAAACATAAAGCTTTGTTTCTGTCCATTGCGTCTATGCAAGATATAAGCGACATAAATCAATGGTTTAAGTTTGATAATGGAGATGTTGCCTTCTGTGAATGTGAGTCTCGTATTGATATGTGGGGAGATTATGAGGAAGGTGAGATTTCACCGGTAAAGATGACAGCCAAAGAATTGGTAGAGATGTTTATTGGTAAAAAGGATAGCATATTCTTCTGTGTTGATAAAGAGGGTTGGGGATGGTTTAGCCAGGAGGTTCCGGTCAGGAGCGGGTCTGATACAGGCTGGAAATTTGAAGAGGAATTTTACCCAATTCAATCTGGAAGTATAAAGCTTCTTGGTCTCCCAGAATTGACTTATGAAGATGGTCCGGTGGAGGTTGAGGTTTCGGTGAAAGTAAAAATGTAGCAATGGAAGAACATATAGTTTTTGAAAGAGAATTCGACAAGACTAGGGTCCTAATGATTGATGGAAGTCCTTGGTTCTGTCTCCCAGATATATGCCGAATATTGGCGTTACAGACTTCAATAGTAGTGAGAGGATTAAAGCCTGATACGGTTTTGATTAAAGATGCTCCAAATGAAAGAAGTAAAGTTCAAAGTGAGTTCTTTGTAAATGAAGAGGCATTATTGTATCGGGTTATTCAAACCGATTGTCATGCTGCTAAAGAATATGAGGAATGGATATATATGACAGTGTTACCAGAGATCAGAGAGAAATATGGTCAGCCTCCAGCTAAGAATACGTCTGGAATGGTAAAGCAAAGTCAAGGGGCGGAGCTAATTCCTATTACGGAGAATGAAGGAAAGAGAGCTGTGAATGCGAGAGATTTGCACGCTTTTCTGGGAAGTAAACAAGATTTCTCTACTTGGATAAAAGCGCGTATTGACAAGTACGATTTCGTTGAAAATCAGGACTATCAGGTTTTCCACAAATTTGTGGAAAACTCCAAAGGCGGTAGACCTCTTGCTGAATATGCTCTTTCCATCGACATGGCAAAGGAACTTTCTATGGTAGAAGGCAACGAGAAAGGTAAACAGGCTCGGAAGTACTTTATTGCTTGTGAGAACAAACTGAAAGAAGTAACTCGCAAGGTCCTTCCAGAAAATTATTTGGATGCTTTGAAAGCTTTGGTTGCAAATGAAGAGGAGAAGCAGACTTTACTTCTGGAAAACATGAAACTTTCCGATGAGAATCAGTATCGGAAAGAGGTAATCGAAGGTCTTATAGAAGATATCTCGCTTGCCGATATGAGACAGCGTATCATCCAGATTATTCAGAAAGGCGGTATTCATAATATCCGGTCGGACTGGAATAGGCTTTATTGTGAGTTTGATAAAAAGTACCACTTAAACACAACCGTTCGTATGAATAACAGACTATTCAATGGTAGTAGGATGGACTTCATAGATAAAGAACTCAATATGATTCCAGAATTGTATGAGTTAACCTGCAAATTATTTGAAAGCAACTATAACAAACTCATGGAAGATTGGGGAAAGTTCGCGAAACGGGTAAGTAGGAGACAATAAATAAGCCTTGGGCGGCTTTATAAAACCTATATATAACAATATAAAATAAAGAACTAAAATATGAAGAAAGTAAATTGTAAGAAAAGCAACCCTCTGATTAAAAAAAATGAAATCAAAGGGCTGGGATGGCGTTTGGATAGAGAATTATCTACACAAAAGCTTTCTGTCAAAAAGAGAGATAAACCCGCACTTAGGGCAAGCAGTCATAATAACAGGGTATGAGCCTAAGTTATCAAGTCCTACAGTGTTTTTCGCATCAATATCTAACGATACGAGGTGTATCTCGTTTGGGCTAAGTATTTTTTCTTCTTTGCACCCACAATTAGGACATTGACCTACTTTAAGATTTTGCTGAAGTTTCAGCAGTTGTTCTTCTGTTAATTTCATAAATTATAATTTTAAAAATTCGACAAGAGCAAAAGTAGTAATAATATTCAAAGGGCACACCTATTCCCGTAATAATTTTAAAATTCGACACTTTACTTTTATTCGGGTGTGTCCTTTATTTAAATAAACAACAATATGAAAGAGAAAACTAGTGAAACTGTTATTTCTATCAGGATTAGTCATTATGGTACACGAATAAATCCTGAGAAAGCTTTCTATAAGAACAGTTACATCGTAAGAGAAGTTGAAGTAGATGGTAAATCGGTTTATTCTGATCGGATGACATCTGAAATATATGTGAAGACTAATGATTCGATCCGGAAATTAGAGTGCTTTTTGTTAGGTCTTGAAAAAGCTGACAGATCAGAGAATGCCGCTTCTGATTGCATAACAGAATTACCATATACTCTTATAGATGACCCGTATTATCGGCCATCCTGTAAATTCCCAGAAAAATATTACTGGAGAATGCCATTGTGGAAAAATAGAGAGAAGGTCACTGCGCACACATTTTTAGGATGGTGTATGCGAGTAATAGAAAAGGTGTACTTAGCAACGCGGACAGAGCCAACCGTTCTACAAACCCCTCCTTCTCTGATAAACCAGTTTGTACCTCAGACGCCAGACGATCTTGTTTCAATGCAGATAATAATTCGCTCTCAGCCTCTTGCCTGTGACGTTCAAGAAGCATTGCGTAGTTATATAAAGTTACGCCAGATGTACTCACACCAATGGTCAACACGACAATCAGACAAAGAAATACCATCCGGGTACATAGCGATTCTTGAAAATTATTGTGGAGAGAAACTAATATCCCGTCAAGCCCTGCGCTCACTACGAGTATGTCCCGCCAGAATTCAGATTGTTTCTGATAGGATTGAATAGATAATTTGCTATTTTCTTTGTGCTCATTTTCGTAATATTGATTTGGGATTTTGTGTTCGGTTATTATGTTTTTATCCATGCGATTATATTTTAAATTTTAGTTTTATCGCTACAAAGGTAGCAAAACCTTCATAGTCCGGGAGGATAGTGAAGGTGATTTTTTTAAGATAGTGAGTCACAAATGAAAAGTAGTAATATAATATGGAAAGTGTAGTATTATTAAGAGACATTTTGAAGGATAATCAATATCCAGAAGCAGGTGTGTTATTGTTTAAAATAGCAAAAGAGACTATAGATAATGGAGGAACCGTTGTTTTGAATATGAGCGAAGTGGGATCTATGCCGGCTGTATTTATGAATACATCTTTTGGAGAGCTTATTGCATTTTATGGAATTGAAAAGGCAAAGAACGTTTTTCTTTTTAAAAGCATAACAAAAGCACAGATTCAAAGGATACGGAAGTACTTTACAGATTACGAAAATATTGTTATGAAAAAAGATTGAAAATATTTGGATTAATAATTTTCAGAAGAGAGGTGTTTTTTAAAACCTCTCTTTTTTTTTATTTGCCATATACATTTAAGTTCTTATATTTGTTATATAATCAATCAAAAGTTAATGCATTATGACTAGAGAAGAGTTATCCAAGGAGCTCGTAAAACTTCGTGAGAAGGCTGGGTTTAAATCTGCAAATAGTATAAGCAAGGAAATCGGCACTTCTCAAAGTTATGCATCAAATTGGGAGACTGGGAAACGCAATTTTAAATTAGATTTTTTGTTCAAATACCTAAAGGTGGTGAGAATGCATCTTTTCCTTGTTAGTAAAGATGGGGATGAAAAAAAAAATAAGTTAATAAAACAGCCTGGAGTTTTGGGTCAATATATTGTTCAAATGTTGAGGCTCCAGCATACAAATCCTAAGAATATTATTCATAATGGGGTGAGGAATTATATTGTTCATAAAATAGTAGATGGTGATCTGTCTGTTGGTGTCGATGGTTTTCTTCAATTTTTAGATGTGCTAGGGTATGATGTTTGTTTTCAGGCTAATGAGGTAATGGCAGGAAGGGTTGAAGCAGCAAAGAAGGCGGAAGAAGATAGATATAAACCATTAAGTGATGATGAAGTAAAAAAGGAAAGATTAAGGATTGGCGAGGTGGTAAGAAACGTTAGGATATTATCTAAAAAAAGAAGTAAAGATATTATATGTGAATCAGGTCAGAGCATGCAGCTTTTTCGTGAGCTGGAGGTTGGGGAGCGAAATTATATGATAAAAACATTATTTAATTATATAATGGTTTTCAATACAAACATGTATGCTGCCAGTGCTGATGAAAAGATAATGATGAACATGGAGAATATTGGAAAATTTATAAAAAATAAAAAAGAATGCATTGGACATAGTACAGTTCTGCTAACTAGTCGATTAAACATATCGGATGATACAATCACAAAAATAGAGAATGGCAGTAATTTTACGATAAACAACTGTATACAATTGTTGAATTATTTCGGATACAAAATAACAATAGAATGAAAAAGATAAAATATTCAGAAGAACATCAGCAGTTACGTCCAAAGACGTTTTTTTATGTGCAGGGTAAAAATAAAAAAGTCCCTTTTTACAATTCAGAAGAATATGCAATACTTGTTGGTAATGGTAAATGTGTTTCTATTCCTCCTTATATTGAAAATGTGATGATTAGATATATGGTGCTTAATGATGATGATAGGAAATGTTTATATAAAAATGTATTTCGATTTTACCCTAACCTAGACATGGTGGAGCGAGATGAGTTTGTAGACAATTTTATGAATTCACATAAAATATATACGATTGAAAAATTTCCTGAAGATATTAAAATATATGCGGTTAACGGTAGGTATTCTTTTACTGATGGATATGATGAAGGTGTGTTTACGATAACTGATAAACAGGAGCTTGAATTAAACGCCATAATTAAAGAATATGGTAGTGGTAAATGTTTTAAGCACGTAAGACGATGGTTCTCTCAGTATCATAAAGACAGATATTTCCCTATACTTCCAGAAGTTGCTGAAGTATATGCGTGTCAATACCTATCCTCAAAAGGAGTTCTTTATACAACAGGTTTTACCTGGAATGATGCCAACACTTGGATTAACTGTCTTCCTATATTTTGTAAAACTATTGTGTTTTGGCTTTTTGTATATGCTATATATAAATGTTTAACGAACTAATTATACATCAGTTGTTTAAATAATTATATTTTGATAATAAATATTTTATAGTTTTTTCTATGTCTTTTTCTGGATTAATTTCTTCGCGGTATTTATTGTACATAAAATCCGCCGTTGCATTTATAATGTATTTATATACATATAAGCTGTCCACCCCATACCTATTTCTGCATTTTATTTTTTGTGTTACCATATAGCAACCTTCATATTTATTGATTGATGGGGGTGGAAATAAGTCTGTTGAATTATCTATTTCAGTTAGGCGTTTTATAGCTTTTTGCTCATGCATAACCAATGGAACTGGCGACATTCTCCCATTTTCATATGCTTCTTTTAGCCGAATATATTCACGAGCTAATTCGATCTCTTCTGAAGCATCAGAAGGAGGCATAGGGGATCTAAAAATATCGGTTTCTAATATTTCATAGCTTTCATAATTACTTAAAGTTTCAGCCATTTCCTTTTTAATTAATTTGGATATTTTTTTTTCTCTGCACCCTGATAAAGTGAAAAGGACAGCAAGCAATATTAGGATATTAGTTTTTTGCATGTTTTGTTTTTATATAAGTTGTTACGATTTTGCTTGCAAAGATATACTATAAAAATTACAAAAAACATATATAAAGGATTTTATTTTCTTTCCAACAAACATATCGTTTTTCATTTTAATATTCTACAATAAAAGATTATGAAGAGGAATATCAGATTGAGCGAAAAGGATGCGTACAAGTTATCCGAAATAACCGGGCTTCCAGTTGAAGGAATACATCAAATAGATGGCCTTGGTGTCTTGAATGTATCAGAGGCAAAGTGTATATTGGCAAGCATTGACTGGGAAAGGTTAAGAAAAAAAACTAAGTTAAAATCCGGTCAAATAATCAAATTACTTTGTAAAGAGTATCAGCTCACTACCTACCAAGTCGAATGTGCTATATATGGTAAGAAGAGATTTTTATGTTATTGTAAAAAATGCGGCTCCCAGATATCCAAAGCAGAAAGCAATCGTAATGAAGGTTTGTGTGATGATTGCGTTATTGAATCTATAAATCTATAAAATCAAAGCCATGACTTTACAGAAACAAGAGGTGTACCGGTACTATAAGAATCGGTATCCAAACTTTATTGTGTTATTTCATATTGGAGACATGTATGAAGCATATGAAGAAGATGCAGTTAAAATATCCAGTATTACCGGTTACTTAATCTTCACGGATCAGGATAATTTTGATCTATTGTCATTCCCAAAATCATTTCTTGCATATTTTATAGAGAAAATATCTGACAATGGTCTTGGCGCTAAAGTTGTTAGCTATATGGGAGAAAATGGAATTTGTGTTCTTCCAGATATCAAAAAGATAGAGGAAAATAGAAAAAATGATTATTAATTTCGTTATTCTATAAGCTTAATGTTGAGAACTGAACATAACTTGCTGAAAATCAATACATCATAATACTTTTCTTGAAATTTTGATTATTCTATTAACTGTCTGAAAATCAGTGGTTTATGCGAAAAAATAATCTAAAAATATTTTGTTGTATCGTATTTGGTACATATATTTGTGTCACTAACAAATGCCTAAAGAGCAAATGCTAGTGATTTTTTGTTTACATATAAAGTTGATATGAAAAAAGAGGAAACTAATAATTACAAAACCATAAATGTAAAATTGAAGTTTGAGAAATCAAAAGATACAAATGCTTTTATGGGTTTTGTTCACAAGGATAAACATAAAGGATTTATTGGAGTCAGAAAAGATAACCCGATGGAAAAGCAAATCTGTTTGGTTGATTTTGGGCTGGAGGATCAAATTGTTCCTAAAGTTTTGTATCAATGCAGGATAATCCCGATGAAGGAAAAGAGTGGGTATATCGTTGTTGAAGCGGAACCGGTAGAATTTGAAGCAGAGGTGGTAATGTCTTATTTAAAAAGACAAATCTATCAAGTCGAAGTGATATTCGGAAACAAGATCATTCTTTATGATCCTAAAGATGGTGTTCGAAAGTCGGAGAGAAATATAGCTGACTGCGTAGATATCCTAGAGAAGCGCTATGATATTAAGAACAAGTCCGCTGTTGTAGAAGAGTTTATTGAAAAGGCTGTAGGTCTTGTTAAATTATACGAGAAAGATGGGTTCAAAGCTAAGATCAAGAAGAAAAGCCAAGCTGCCTAGAAAGCGAAAGAAATTAGCGATTAAGGTGCAGGGGAGAAAGTGGTATTATGACACTATAAAGTTGTACGGGATAACAGAAGGGAGGTTTGATGAGCCTATTTGTAAATTCTGGGTAAACTCAACAGTTCATGATTCCCCCAGTGCTACAAACGATGGAAAGCTTTGTATGATTCCGACAGCTAAAATGTATTGGTAATATGAAGCGACCGGTAAGAGGTATTGCAACAGATGCGGCTCACTCAACTAAAATGGGTATAACCGAGAATCAAGGTATAGATTTGGAAACTGGAGAGCAAATATTCTACCGAAATCTTGGAGATCAGACAGTTAATATTGGAGAATTTTTAGCGATTGTAGATGCAGCTAAGTATATTATTGAAAATGACTTCCAGCCGCGTGAGATATATACCGATAGCATGACAGCAATTGCTTGGTTCAACAATAAGCGGACAGCTTCCAAGAAAAAGAACAAGGACCTGATGAAAGCAGAGATATTCTTGAAAGCTTTCGATGTAGATCTCCAGACGATAAAGGTGATGCATTGGGACAATAAAACGTGGGGCGAAACACCCGCTGATTTTGGAAATAAATAGGTTAGGCACAGTAGCACAAAGCGTTGTACTATTTAGAACGAGGGCTGATATAATTAATATTAACGTAGGCATCCTTTTTTTTAGAGCATTCAGCTCTCGTTCTTAAAATATTGCGGGGTGGAGGAGATGGTTTCCTTGCAAGGCTCATTACCTTGAGACCCAGGTTCGAGTCCTGGTCCCGCTACAAATACTGGAAAGATGGCAGACGTGGTGTATGCACCGGACTGAAAATCCGGCTAAGATGATTCGATTTCATCTCTTTCCACATCAATTATTAATAGAAAAGACATATGGACAACAATTTCAAACAGGAAAGAGAAAATATCGTATCGGTATTTAAAGTTGCAAAGAGGGATCTACAGAGTCTCAATGAGAAGATTAAGAACACTAGGAACTCTAATGCTGCTCAAATAAAGCAACTACAGAACAGAAATAAAGAGATGAAGAAGCTTGAATCAAGTAATCGATTCTCTATTTGGTTCTTCTCCCTGTTCTTTAAAGTGTGAGGTAATTTGTAACATAGTATTAGTCATATTTTAAATTCAATTTACCGGTTCGTGAGAATAGGTAAATATGTCCTCATAGCTCAGTTGGTAGAGCAGTACGCCGTTAACGTATTGGTCGGTGGTTCGAATCCATCTGGGGACGCACAAATCTTAGGCATTTTTATTTTATTGTGGTTTTAATATTTAGTTTCCAGTTTGGTTCGTGAGAATAGGGCTGGATAATTTAACAAACCTCAGTGGCGAAACGGTAGACGCGCTAGACTTAGGATCTAGTATCGAAAGATGCGCAAGTTCGAATCTTGTTTGGGGTACAATCCAATTAATATTTTTATGAATAAGTCAGTAAAACAAGGAATCATTAAACAGTTATTTATGATGATAGTAATCCTGTTCATAGGCAATAGAGTATTCAATCATTTCGATGCTTGGGTTGGTATTGCTGTATGTTTATGTGCTTGCTATCCAGTTATTAATATTTTCAAATCAATTAAAAAATGAAACAGAAATTTTTGTTTATGTTGGTTGCACTTATGGCAACTGTAGTTTTCTCATCCTGTGAACGTGTAGCTCCCAATTATGCCGGCGTGCTAATGGAGAATTTTGGTAAAGACGGTAAGAGTGATTTTAAGATCGTTTCTGGTAGGGTTTCAACCTGGGAAATGGGAACAGAACTCTTTCAGACCCCATTATTCGAACAGCGAGGCTACTTCCAAGACCCGGTCGTCCTTAAAGCTGCTGATAATACCGAATTTAAAGCCACCCCCCTATATTCGTATAAGGTTATTAAAGAAAGGGCCATTGATGTCGTTTTCGATAATAAACATATTGGTAGCGGTGATAAATTTATGCGATCCTTGGAGGATAATATTTTGGAACCACGTATCTATGACCTTATTAAAGAAGAAAGCCGTAAGTATAAGACCGACACATTGATGGCCGACGGAGGTTCATTGTCTTTTGAAAAGAAGCTGGAAGACATTGTACGAGCTGAATTTCTAGCCCGTGGATTGGAACTTAAATCGTTTTCTGCCCAGTTAGAGTTTAGCGATAAAGTCCGGGATAAGATTGATAGTCGAAATGAAGTGAACACTAATATTACCGTTATTGACCAGAAAATCGAAGAGCAGAAAAAGAAGAACGAGCTGGAACGTTTAATGACAGAACAGGCTTTGATTGCTTCTAAAGGCTTAACTAAGGAAATCTTATATAAGCAGTTCATCGACAAATGGGATGGAAAAACTCCTTTGTATGGCGTAACTCCGGAATTCCTAAGAATCACTCAATAACTCACATTATATAACAACAACGGAAGCCTGTTTGACGACGGGCTTTCTTTTTATCAGATTAATTATGGAAAAGGGAGATTTAAGGATTGACGAGAATACGGTTGTTCATTGTGCAACAGAACAAGATTCCGTAAAAGTGCTAACAATAGCGCATAAGTTAGGCTATAAGTGGTCTGCTGGAGAAGACTACCTATTTAGAAGTTATTGGAAAATTAATGGAGAAGAAACTTGCTATAGTTTACATAGTGGTAGGCATTCAATCTTCTCTTATTACAAAAAAATGGGGTATGAGATAATTACCGCACAAGAATTTTTAAAACTACACAATATGATGACAAAGAAAGAAATTGAAGAGTACAAGGATTTTAAAGATGGAGATTTGGTTCTTAATAGGGAAAAGGAAAAATTTGAATTATGCCAAGTTCATCCTAAAATGTTTGCTCTTAGAAATATAGAAAATGATAGTGCATGTTTTGTTCTATTTACTTTAAGTGAAATACAAAAAGACTTTAAACTTTATGTCGCTCCCGAAAACATCCTTCCAGATGAACCCAAAGCAATTGAACTCACCATGGATGAGATTGCAGAGAAGTTCGGACTCCCAGTTAGTCAAATCAAAATAAAGAAGTAATCGAAATAATATGATAGCAACACTTATAATAATAGTCCTTGCGTTTGGGGATCTTTTTTTCACACTAGCAAAACATGGACAGCCTAAAACTGGCCGTTACAACTTCGCGACATCTCTTATTGTAGTGGCGATACAATTTTTGCTATTCTACGCTGCCGGACTGTTTGATAAATTTAATTTGTAATATAACCATGACAGAATATGAAGATTTGACTAAACGATTAGAGCGTGAGTTATTTTCTTTTGGATGAATTTTAGTAACAAATCAATAAACAAATGAATAAAATGAAAGAAGTGCCATTTGAAATAGAACTGGCGAAGAAGATTACTAGTGGAGCAGTGAAAGGAGTTACCAAAACGAGAGACGGTAGTCCAGTTCGTATATTGTGCTTTTCTAAAAGAAAGAGATAAGATGGAGCTAGATAAGATATATTATGAAGATTGCCTTGAAGGAATGAAACGCATTCCAGCGTCAAGCATTGATGCTATAATATGCGATCTTCCTTATGGAACAACTCAAAGTAAATGGGATGTGATAATACCTTTCGAACTTCTATGGGAGCAATATAAACGTATCATTAAAGACAATGGGGCTATTGTATTGTTTGGTGCAGAACCCTTTTCCAGCTATTTAAGACTAAGTAATATTGAATGGTATAAATATGACTGGGTGTGGGATAAAGTGAAAGGGGTTGGTTTTCTTAATGCCAAGAGGCAACCAATGCGGAATCATGAACTAATAAGTGTGTTTTACAAAAAGCAATGTACCTATAATCCTCAAAAAACATCTGGTCATGAAAGAAAAAAAACTTTCAGATCAAAAAACTGCCAAACAGAAGTCTACGGAGAAATGAATCAAGATTACTACTATGATTCAACAGAAAGGTATCCGCGTAGTATACAAATCTTCAAAACTGATACACAGAACTCTTCACTTCATCCTAACCAAAAGCCACTGAAGTTGTTGGAATATCTTGTTAAGACTTATACTAATGAAGGCGAAATTGTATTAGATAATTGCATCGGAAGTGGTACTACCGCTATAGCATGTATTAATACTAATAGGCATTTTATTGGCTTTGAGAATTTAGAAAAGCATTACCATACAGCCTGTGAACGTGTGTTGGATACTATAAGAGAGCCTGTACTGGCAATAGATTAAAAAAGAATAGAAAAACAATATGGAAATACATCGAATGAAGCCGGAAAACTCAATAATCATAGTTGATGAACAAGAGTTCGACCGGATTGATGCAATAGCAAAATTGAAAGAAGAAGAGGTTGAAAAGATTGCTGAAGAGAAATTTTTGCGATATGTCAAAGACAGTGGTATTCAGATGTGCATTAAGATAAATGGCGTTGAAAAGGTTCTAAGAAGCAGAGTTCTTTATGAACTTAACTACGATGAACGTGGCTATCCAGAATCGGTACAAGAAGAAGTGAAACACGCCATTGTGGATGATATTACTCATTACGTTGATAAACACTTCGAGCATTACAAAGACGACTGTAAAGAGATCGTGAAGTCGGAGTGGAGTAGATACAAGAACACCCATGAAAATAAAATCAAATTATGGAAATCTCTGTTTGTCGTCACTTTTATTGTATTGCTGGCTGAGTGTGTTTATATAACAATTCAATAGAAACAAATAGCCTTGGGCGGCTTTGTAAAAACCCATATAAAACAATGAAAACTTATATTGGAACGAAGATGATTAACGCAGTGCCAATGAACAGGCAAGAGTATAACGACTTTAGAGGTTGGAAACTACCAGAAAATGAAAATGGTTCTGATGAAGGGTATCTCGTTGAGTACATAGATGGTGGGAAAGCTAACACGCCTCAGTATGTAGGTTATGTAAGCTGGTCCCCTAAAGAAGTGTTTGAAAAGACATATTACGAGAAATTAGGAAACGGACTACCTTTCGGTATCGCTCTGGAAGAAGTTAAACGAGGTAAAGGTATGCGGCTTCCCAGTTGGAAACTGGATGTTGTTGTTCGTTTATGGAAGCCTGGGAGAATAGAACAATTGTCTAATAGATTATCTCTTGAATTGCCAAACAGTTATGTTGATGATGCTCTGGAGGCTGTAAGTTTGTTGAACCTTGACGAAATGACAGCACCGTTCTTGTACGTGACTTCCAGATTTGGTATGGTTCCCTGGAAAGAGACAATGATTGAACTGTTGTCGAATGAGTGGGAGGTGGTTGATTAATAAATAATCATTGGAAATGATCGAACTATTGAAATCAATCAAAAACATAATGGATACCATAGCCACTATTGCGGGAGTTGCAGTGTGCTTGTATGGTATTGTACTTGGTGGTGTGTGGAACACTGTCTTAATGGCTGGGATAAGCTTATTGATAAGTGTGCTTCTTGGTATAATAATTAAGGTAAAGGAGCGAAAATCTTACAATAAAGTGAAAGAGGAAATAGCCACCATACTAGTCCCCTCGCTTAATGAGGGGATAAAAGAAGAGCAGAAACAATAATCAAATAACAATTAAAATGGAAAAGTCAGCAGAAAAGGAAATAATGTCAGTGAATGATTTGGTTGAAATGTTGCAGTTGAGCAAATCAGCCATATATAAGCTTACATTCAATAGAATTATCCCGTTCTATAAACCGGCAGGAAAAATGATGTATTTTAAACGTTCGGAGATTATGGAATGGATAAATAGGGGTAGAGTAGAACCGGCTAATGAGGTTTTGTCAAATCACTACTTACAGACCAGTGCGTAAGATATTATTTATGCTATTATAGAAAGGAAGGCTATTTTTATGCTTTCCTTTTTATTTTTTATATGAGTGAAACATGGGTGAACATTTACATTTGGAAAAGTGTTTTTATTATAAATGCAAAGATATAGTTTCATTTAATTGCATTTTTTCTGTCACTTGCTTGTCACTTGTGGCTATTGACCTTTAATATGGTGGGTGAAAATATGTTACAATAGAAAATAGGACTTTGTATTAAGTGTTTGTAATATAACAGTTTTTAACCATAAAAAGATAAGAAGGGATGAACAAAAAATTACTTTAACTTGTTAATAGGATGTGTTTTTCATAGTATTAGATATAAGATTAATTAAAGAGATTGTACTTCACTT